CCTGCTCATCAAGTTTTCTATACTGTTGCTTTAACAGTTGCCAACGAGAAGTCACGATCCCCAACCTGAGAAGGAATCTTCTCTCTCTTTCGATGCGAGATATCCTGTGCCTCGTTCTCTATTTTGCCATCGTTTACACCATGCATAGTTGCTTATCTTACCACAGTATCGCTCTAGTATGAAGTAGTAATAGTCTTTAATTCGTATCAGCATTGCTAGTCTCCTCTATGTGATACTTCTTGATTTTGTGAAGTAGTAGTGTTCGACCTATGCCTAGATAACTAGCGGCGTGTGTCTTATTGCCATTGCTCATCTGTAGAGCATCGTGTATACGATGTTGCTCTAGTTCTTCTACTTCATCTGCGAGTGCAGTGACATTCGGTTTGCTCCATAACTCACCTAGTTTGATGAGTTCATCGTACCATATGTCTTGTTCGATGTTATTTTCTTCTAGTCGGTTCACGGTTACGGTATGCATGATATTCCTCGTCTGACATTTTGTCTATGTCGTTCTTTACTTGAGCAACATTGTCTTCTGTGATAGGTTTATGCTGTTGCTTTTGGTGCTGATGCAGTGTATCACCACTCTGATACAGATATATATGTCTTTTCTTGAATGATGCTATTGCTGTTTTAATCGCCATTGTCTTGCTCTCAATGGTCATATATGTGTACTCCGTCTTGTATCTTGACTGGTTTACAGTATGCAACGACACGGTCTTTCGGATCAACATAGGATTCAAAGTTACTGAACTTCTGTGGTATCTTTCTTGCATAGTAGAGACAGTCGTTGATATCACGAAAATACATGGAATCAGGTTGCAGTTGACGATGAGGACCTGTGCCTATCACTACCATTAACATGAATGCGTGTATCATCATTTGCACCTTTCTTGCAAGTATTTAGTCAAATTATCATCGAAACGTATAATTGACACTATGTTTTGTCAAATTTAATTGGTAATTAGTTATTATTTACTGTCAATATGTTGACGGCAGTATATAAATATCTTTGTAATGACGCTAGAGCATTACTATAATAAGAAGGAATCAACGATGTATAGAATTATATTATCTGTATTCGTTATGTTTCTGCTATCTACGACTGCATTCTCTGCCGATCCAATCGTCACTGAGTCCACTACTAATAGCACTGTGAATTCTAAAGGAGAGACAGAGACTACGGTGAAGTCTCCACCACCTAGTGCGATATCGCCTAGTATCAACAACTCAAATTCAGATGTATGTACCATTGGTTTTAGTGGTGCAGTGCAGACACAAGTTCTTGGCATATCAGGCGGTTCAGCAGTAAGAGATATGAACTGTGAGCGTTTGAAACTATCAAAAGTCCTCTACGATATGGGTATGAAGGTAGCGGCCGTGTCAAATATGTGTCAAGATGAGAGAGTATTTTCAGCAATGGAAATGGCAGGTACACCTTGCCCGTTTATGGGTAAAATCGGTGAAGAAGCAAAAACTCTATGGGACACATATCCTGAACTACGACCTCAACATATGAAGGACAACGATGAAACAAAAGCAATGGTTAAAGGCGGTCTGTTTGGCGCTGGTGCCTTGGGTCTTCTGCTTCTACTCTTATAGCAGTCTTGCTGATCCAGTCAAAGAAGAAGTCACTATATCAGATGACGGTTATGTTGAAGTCCCTTTAGACTTCGCATTCCCTTTCTACGGACAGAATTTTACTACGTCATTCATGTTCAGTAATGGCGTAGTTATGTTTGTACACCCTAATACTAATACTTCATATGGTCTATGTTGCAGTGGACCTGATGTAGAAGGTCTATTGAATGGTACTGCAACAGGCAATCAGAACTATATTCTTAATCGCAATTTGAATGCGTTGAACTTCTCTATATCACCCTTTCTGACTGACTTGATACAACGTAATGGTCAAGGTAAGTTTTATATACAAGGTGATGAGACATTTCAGCGTTACTTTTGGGAAAATGTCATGGAGTACTATGACACTAATACAGAGAATACATTCGACTTGACTATCAGACCTGATGGCGATATAGCATACAATTACACAAAATTAGACATAAAGAACCATCAGATATTCGTAGGTACTGTAGGTGATTTGCAACAAAATCAGTATAAGCAGTACTTTCTGCACAATGCAAGAGTAGATGGTGGGTACTATTGGACATCTGAAGAAGGTAGTCAACCTGTATGGGTACCTGAGAATGCATCTATATGTGAAGCACAACCTCTATCTGACCCTCTATGTGATGGTTATGCTGAAGCACTTGGTAATCAAGAGTATAACTTTCAATGCTCAGTAGACGCTACATACGATCCAGGTTGTCCGGGATACGATATTGCAAACGCTATAGATAGTAGTACTGATGATATATCAGGTGATTTCTCGTTTGATACACCTGATGTGACTGGCGATAGTATCGTTGATGATATCATTTCATTTGAATTTGATGATTTTAACTTCGCTATACCAGAAATTGATATAGCGCCTGTTGAGATAGAGATTGTAGAGATACCAGATGAGGCGCCAGAAGAAGAAACAGAGATTACTATGCTAGAACTACCCGAAAGCACCGATGATGAGATTGATGAGCGTGAGATAGATGAGGCGCCAGAAGAGATTGAAGAAGAAACTACTGAAGAACTAGTAGAAGAACCTATTGAAGAGGAACAAGCACCTGAAGACATAGTAGTAGAGGAGACTGAAACTGAAGAAGCAGAGGTCGAACAACAAAAAGAAGATAAAAAGAAAGACAACGATAAGAAGTCTAGCAAGAAATCTAAAGTTAAAAATATCATTGCAAAGAAATCGGCAGAAATGACTGAGCGACTAGCACTGGCGGTGTCTTTAGAACAACAAATTGAAGCACAGAACCTAGCACTAGCATTGATTAACTTCAATCAAGGGTTCGGTGCATATCGTTATAAGATGCCTGGTGGTGACTTAGGTGCGTCTGAGATACCCTACAGCACAGAACAAATGGGCGATAGTAATAGTGGACTGTTAAACGGACTAGCACAACAAATTCTACATGAAAAAATGGTAGATATGCAATACAAATAAGGAGACTAAAATGGCAGAAATAGAACTAGCAGGAGCAAAGATAAGAGGCGGTAAACTGATGTTGATTATACCACTTATCTCTATGCTCGGCGGTGGATTATGGGGTGGTTTTGAACTATTCTCTAGGTATACCGCAATGGAAGCAAAGATAGATGAATACGTTGCGCCGGACTTATCAGAATTCGATAAGAAACTCGCTTTAGTACACAATGACATGAGACTAGTGACTGAAGAAGTCACGCTGTTCAAAGAAGAATTAGCAATAATCAAAGAGTCCATCACGGAGTCCGTAGGTTATGCAAGAGATATCAAGCACAGCGTAAGAGATGATTTAACTCGTATAGAGAAGGTCGTTGATGAGGTTGAAGATGATATCAAAGAAGTTGAAGCAGATGTTCGTGAGATGATAGACATTGCTGACCAACGCTTCGATAATAAGCGTGATAGAGTTACTACTGATGTTGATAGACAACTGAAAGATTTAGAAGATAGATTAAATAAGAAGTTACAGAGAGCATTAGATAACCCTCTTGCTAACTAGACTGCAAAACTCTCACCACACCCACACGATGCAGTAGCATTAGGATTAGAGACTTTGAGATACGACCCACCTAGTTCAGTCACATAATCGACTGTACAACCTAGCACATACATCTCTGCTATGGGGTCTACCACAAGGTTCTCTATTGTGGGTGTGTCTTCAGTTGTATCCCACACATATTGAAAACCTGAACAACCTCCACCTTTTACTGATAGAAACACGTTAGGTTTACCTACTTCTTTTAGGTAACTCTTCGCTTTCTCTGTTATTTGTACTGTCATCTTGACCAGTCTCCTTATACTCGTTCGGTACTTTACCGATGCCTACTGTTCTGTCCCATTGACGTTGAGTGTAGTGTTTAGTTATTACATCTTTTGCAAGTTGTGCAATATCAGGTGTTGTCCTCTTGTCTTTTCCAGTGTTTGATGAATTCATATCCGCCATCCCTCATTTTTTCAATATACACATAACCTTCATCTTCAAGGTGTTTTGTATACTTCTGTATTGCCCCTTTAGTTGACATTGACCTGCCTATTCTAAACGATATGTAAATCGTTAAACAAGCGATAATTGTGTGAGTAATTGCATCCATACTATTCTCCTGATATAGGTTTGAAGACTGAATTTACTATAAGTCTTCGTCTTGTCTGTTTAGGTGATGATGACGAATGCTTATGATATGCATCGAAAAATACACCTCTATTTGCTTTTGGCGTTACTGTTCTATTATCTTCGCCAAAGAAGAACGTATCACCATCACTGTCATTCAAATAAAATATTAATGACTTGTATCCCTCACCATCTGTATCACAATGAGGAGGATTAAATGTTGGTGCGTTAAAAAAAGGCATAGTCATATTACACTTGATGCGTAAAAAACTATCTATACCTGAGAACAACTGTTCACTACGTTCTATTGCTTTCTCTGCTATGCTATAAAACTCTGGATACTTCTTAATGTACTCGTTGAGTATTTGTGTCTCTGTATCTGTATGTTCTTCTGCACCTGTGTTTAACATAATGCATCTGACCATCTGTGGTACGTCTTTATCGTCAGGTATATCAAAACCCGTTAATGTGTTTGAGTTATACATCCAAGTAAATAAAGGGTCACTAACGACACGATTGATAGTGTCGAAAGTGTCTTTATCTAACAAATCATCAAACACTTCTATCATTAGACAGTAGGTTCCGGATTGTTCTTGGACTCTTGGATTTCTTTACGCACTGTAGCACAGAACTTTGCTAACTCTGACAACTTCTTTCTTGCTCTTGTGCCAGCAGACTTATTACCTTTTTCTTTAAATGTCGTAAACTCTAGTTTGAATTCACGAACCATATCGTCTAGTTCAAATATTTCTTTCATAGTCTATTTCTCCTTAGTAAATTGATTAGGTTGCACATCAGTAAGTAGAGTAGGAAATGCTTTACGCACTATCTCTCTAGTGATGTTAGGAAACTTTTCTTCCATCTTCCTATCTTTAATTAGATTGAGTAAATCTGCTTCTTGCCAATGTACTCCCTCTAAAATCTGTATATACACTGCTTCTTTGCGTGTCTTAGGTAGTGGGTCAGACTTCAAGCATCTTGCTAGTCTTCTACCAATGACAAATAGAGAAGCATTAGACATACCAATTGGTTCTTTTTCGTCACGACTATATGGTGGCGCACCTTCTGGTAAGTCTATTTCTATGTTCTTGTCAAAATTCAATGCTAACATATTGCGAATAGGTCTTATGTTGTTCGCTTCTAGCAGTCGAATTCTCTCTGCCTTTGTCTTAGCATCATTCACTTGTTGTAGTATCTCAGGTACGAACTTTTGCATTATAACTCCATTGTTTATCTACTGCTATTTATATTGCCTGCTACACTGATACGCTCATGGTTCTTACCCTTGAATGGGTGTACCATATGCTCTAACCAACCAGGAAATATTACTATTTCACCTTCAACAGGAAAGTGTAACATACGATTAGGCGACAAGAAATGTGTCTCGCCGTATCGCCATTCAATCATACCGTCTTGAGGATCATTGACGCTTCTATCTTCATATACATGACCAGCAGATGGATCAAGTAGTGTGTTCTTTACATATATTACGAATGCGTAGTCGGACTCTTCGTGTGTATGTTGTCCAATCGTTTGATTTTCATGTTGCACGTTCATCCATACATTATCTAAATCTAACTCATCAACATCTCTGTGGTCTATAGGATTATGTGCTTGTGTAAAGTTTGAAATGTGTACAAATATTTCTTCTAATGCTTCATAGTGTTCAGGTTTCTCTTGAAACTCTAGTCTATTGTTTTCAGTTGTCGTGTGACATAGCATATCTTTAACGCTTTCTTGTGACTGTTTAACCATATCACACATCGTCTTGAATACTTTGTCTGTGAGTACACCTTTATAGATTGATGGACCCATATATCTATGAGTGCCATCTTTAATTAAAGGTCTCTCGTATCTTCTTAGTTGCTTGACCATAATACTCCTCTGTGATTAGTCATATACATTTCATCACCAATCACTACGCAATCAGGACCATACTCATCTGCGAATGACTTTACATCACCTATTGTATGACACATGGGTTTACCAGGTGCGTTGAGTGATGTATTAATCACTATAGGTGGACATCCTAAATCTTGTAATCGTTCTAATAGTTTTCTATATGGACCTTCTTGTCCTATCGTCTGATATCTAACTGTATCATCTGTATGTATAACGCCAGACATTGCTTCTCTACCTAATGCAGTAGGTTTTGCCGTATGAAGCATATGTGGTGATAATGTATCTGTCTCAAAGTACTGTGAGATATATTCTTCTAGTATCATCACTCCATATGGGCGCCACCACTCACGTTGTTTGATTTTACGTTCATTCAAATAGTGTGCGGCATACTTGCGATTAGGCAGATACAACAATGAACGATTTCCTAATGCTCTTGGACCTACATGACTTTCTCCTTGACATACTGCAATGATTTTATCATGTATTAACATATCTGCTACATTTGCTACTGTCTGGTCGTCCATCATAGGTATATCTTCACGTTGCCAATTAGTAGTAGGACAATCATCTGCTTCGATACCTAAGTGGTCTAGTAACGCATACATCGATCCGATGCTTTGACCTTCATCACCTATGCTAGGAGGGATTTTCATGTTAGTGAACATAGCACTCAAAACTTCGTTAACGACAACATTGTGTGCAACGCCGCCACTATATACGAAATCTTCATCATGTTTGAAATGCTCTGCACAAAATTGTACTAGTTTCTCTGCTAGTACTGTTTGCACTGTGCGAAACCAGTCGAGATGCCACTGAACAACGTATGGATGTCCATCTTTATGCACATGAACCATAGACCACGAATACTCACTATCAGATGTGCTACCACGACCATCATCAGTTATTGCTTTCTGACCATGACCAAAGTATAGTTGTCTGTCAGTCAATCCTGCTTTTTGAAAATATTTGTTCTTATTGAATGCTTCACCTACAAACTCTGTGAATTCATATTGTCTTAGATGATTTGCATATGTCTCATTCACTTTACCATAAGAGATAAGACCCATGAAGTTACCACTTCTATCTGCAAATGAATTACCCCATTCGCTTTTATCACCTCGACCAAGTAGGTCTGCAGAGGTATCGTAATACAAGTCGCCTATTGAACACATATCTTTTTGAGTATATGTAAGTACTCTTTCACGACCTTTATATACGCTTATATGCACACCATAGTCACCACAACCATCGATGACAAGTCCACTATCTGAACCATACAACCATACGCCATTCATATAATGTGCATAGTGATGTTCGCATCTGTAGTATTTCTTAGCACGATAAGGTAAGTTCTCAAATACGTTTTCAAACTGTCTTTCAGTAATCTCTAGTATCTGTTCATCATCTGGATATCGCCAGTCCATTAGTATCTCTTGTTGCTCTGTACCAGTCTGTTCACCGACAGTTACAACAATAGCATCTAATTCTAATGGCACACCCATACCTTCTAAGTCATCTGCTAACTTAGCAAAGTCCCATTTGTAATAGTGATATTTCTTGATACCTTTGACACGTTCTATATTGAGATACGTTGACTTCTTACCATTGACAACTGTTTCGTCAGAGTAGTATGTCACATTTGCATCGTGATTGATTAAGTGAAGTGATAATATATTCATTAGCAGGTCTCTTTTCCTGCACATTCTGCTGGAAAGCAGTGACCTTTCATATGATAGTGGTCGTTATCGTAACTACTCGCCCACATCTTATCTTCTATGAGCATATTACACTGTGCTTCTGAAAATGGTTGTTGTAGTGAAATTTGTCCTATGTAGTGGTCAGTTGCACCATCGTTACCCCACATACTAATGACTAATATAAATTCTTTCATATTAAAACTCTTCAATACTTTCTATTAATAAATTCATTCGCTTTGCAATAAACAAGTCTAATAGTTTACGCTTACTGCCTTGTACAGTACTATATAGTTGTTCTAAAGCAGATGCTTTTATATTATCAGGTACGAGTTCTAAATTGACTAACTGCATATTAGTCGTAAATCTTTCATTATCAGTAGGATGATTTTCTTCATATGATTTCAACTTCTTCTTAGTGATAGGTTTCTGTCTACCACCATTTACGAATACATCAGGTTCAGATAAGATGTTTGGTACACCATCACCTCTATCACCTTTGATAGCGTGTTCGAATAGATAACCAGTAGGGTCATTACACTTCAGAAACTTCTTTAAGATAGGCGAGAACTGCGTGACATTACTATACACTTGTAACTGTTGAAAGTCTTTATCGCCTGATAGAATAAGAATAGGGTCGCCCCCTAGTTGCTGACCAAGTTCGTGACATATCGTACCAATGATATCATCTGCTTCTGCACGTTCTACTTGAATGACTTTATATGGCGCATTCTCTTTTATCTCTTCACGAATATTATTCAATGCAGTAAAGATTTCATTCCAATCGTATGGACTCTTCTCACGGTCAGTCTTTCGTGATGCTTTATAGAAAGGAAATATGTCTTTGCGCCAGTAGTTCATATCATCGCAACAAATAACTAAGTCGCCATATTGCTTGTTAAACTTCTGCTTGTACATTCGTAGTGAGTTGAACACCATATGACGCACTAGATTTTCATCTACTGCGCCTTGATTACCTTGAAGGTTCATCATAAGGTTTGAAATCATCACTTGGTTTAAGTCAACTAAAATCATAATATTCTCTCTATCATTATTAAGTATATATTATATCACAGGTATATGCAAATGTCAAGTGTTATCCTCATCTTCTTCTAACTCTTGCATCAGCAGTTCAAGACCAACTTGTGCTATTTCACCAGCACGGTTCTTCTTCAATGTAAACTTGCAATATCTATCAACTAAATCTTGAAAGTCGTGATGCACTTTACCATGACGATAAAGACAACTTCGTATTGCTTCAAGAGCAAATGCATAATCTTTTAGAAACTCAGGATCACTTACATCTACGCCATTAGCAACCATCTCTTTAGCACCTGCCATAAGAATACTTTCTGCAAGATAGTTACTCATGTCTGAAACTTTTTGTTGTTGCATATCTTCGATAATATTATGTACTGCATCCATACTATCGTCAGTATTGTCATTTTCAGGTTTATTTACCTTAGGGAATTCAATCACGTTATCCGACATACCTATACTTACCCTTTACTAACACTCGTCTTGCTTTTGTTTGTTGTTCATAAGCAAGATTTCTTTTATCTACAAGATGACCAATTCGTCTAGAGATTGATGTGCCGAGGTTCTTCGGCAATTTGTCTACAATGTTATCGTCTAATAACATCACTCTTCGTACTTCTGCAATGACTAGTCTTTTCTTAGCATACTTTAGATTATCAATCGCTTTGAAGATTTCTTTGTCTATAGTAGTATGTATATCTCTACGTTTGACCTTTGGTACAAACTTAGACATAACCCATTCGGTCTTTTTATTGGCACCTTCGTAAGTCTTAGACCCATCTTCATTGATATAGTGTGCTTCTTCGACTATTTGAAACATATACACTTTAGTACCATCATCACGCACACGGATGAGTTTTTGCTCATACCTTGCAGGTCTATGAATGCGATTACCTAGTGCCTTGTCTTTCTCACGCTTGAGTAATTCAGGAACATCTAGCATCTCATCACTCATACAGGATGACCTTCTACTTCTACAGAGGGATCAACTAGATACGCAATCTTGACGCTATCAAGACGAAATGAACGCCAACCATCAGCATCAGTATCCCACACTGCAAGAACATTCTCATTGACCTTTTTATCTTCATCATCACGCACATCAGTTCGATATGCTTCAGGTAGATATGAAGGTACTAGTGTACAGTTCATAACTCGCTCTGTACCATCTTTCTTAGTAAACGTCACCTTGACAACACCCTCATGTAAATCTTCTAACAATTCTTCACGCACGATGATATTCTCCTTACTATAATTCGTCATTTGCTTTCCTCTCTTCAATAATGTATTTAAGTTCATTATACCCTCCTACGTTCTCATTGTCAATAGTTATTATGGGCATAGTTCTACTTGTAGGGAATTTCGCCATCAAGTCTTCTCTGCTTATATCTCTTGGCATATGAATAATCTTATACTCATAACCACTTTCTTCTGCGAGTGCTTTTGCTCTAGTGCAAAATACACACCCGTCTTTAGTGTATACTTCAATCATGTTGTGCTACCTTTATTCTCAATCAATTTAATTCTGTTGATGTATGTCTCTCTTAGACCACTGAACTTGTTTGCTTCGTGCTTTCGTACAAATGCATCTAAGTCAATACAGTCGTTGACATTCCATTCCCATGCTTCATTCTTGTCTGAAGTGACCCATGTTTTAATGAGGTTCTTTCTTCGGTCAATGAACGTATATAGATAACTATCATTGTTAGGTATAAATCTTTTCTCTAAGAACTTGACAAAGAAATTTTGTCTCTTACCTGCAACACCAACATAGTCACTGTTCTCGTATTCTTTATTGTAATTTTGTATTTCTATTGTTTTACGATATGTAGGTACCATAGCGACTACGAACCCAATCTTCTTCATAGATACTTGAGGTTCTTGTGCTATGTTGTGACATTCTAATATGAAGTCTTTTGTTGGCGTTGACATCTCACGAAAGTATTTTACAATCTTATGTGCTTCATCATAGATTGCTTCTTCAACACCTAGTTCGACAGGATTATTATAGTAATGTGCGACCTTGTCTTTTGTAGACTGTACACCATGTGCAGAATCCCCACGATAACCAGTATTACCGTTACCTATAAACCCACCATCAGTTTCTATTTGCCAAATCGCTCTAGCAAGTAGTGTTACTAAGTCAGTGTTTCCTGGGTACGAATCCGTTTTGTCCGTAATCGTTATCGCCATAGTCCGCACTTTCATCATAGTCTCCTTCGCATTTACAATCGCCACAATCTATACAAGTATCACATTTATAGCAACTGAATTCATCTGCCTTACAATCGCTACCACATGATGAGCATTTATACATTAGCGATACCTTGTTCATATTTATTGAGATAGTCCCACTTCGCCGACTGCTCATCTGCCCATTTATCATACTCTTGAATAAATATCTGCAATTTCGCCATACGTTTTACAATAGTAGTAAACTCTGGCGAACTAGATGGAACGTGCAACATAATTAGTGTTAACTCATCAAGAATATCATTTGCTTCAACATAATCCATATCATTTACCTCTCAATTATATTATCATTATAACACAACATCATAACTGTGTCAAGCATTAAATTCCGTTAAATGCTATCAAACTTAGTAGTAAAGAGTTTAGTGCAAATCCTATTGCATTTGATACAATGTATAGCGTATCTTTTGCATAGATTGCTCTCACTAAGAACAAGAATAGTCCTAACCATACTAGTAGTATGAAGTTCAATGGAGGTAGATTAGTCGACCAACCCATTAGAACTGAGATAGATGTTGGAGCAGTTGCTCCGTGTATTAGGATCATTCCGACCCACCCACATATTTCTGGGATTTTATTTTTCACATTATTCATAATTTTCACCTTATTTCATTATTAATTATACTATCATTATAGCACAGGTTCTTTCTCTTGTCAAGGGTAAAAGTGCATATTTTTTAAATTTATAAGGTGAAAAAAATATGCAAAAAAGCACCAGCATCGTTCAGTTTTCTCACATTAAGACTAGTAGAACTGTGCCGCAATGGCAGAAACTCTAGTCGCCACTTCTGCTTGTCTCTAAGAGTCCTAGCAAGTGGGGCAGTATATTATATATATTACTTTTCAGCGATAGTTATAACGTATTTCTTACCATTCATATCACACATCTCAATAGTCTTTTTAGTTGACTGAAAGTAACCTTCTGTAGGATGTAAATCCCACTGTGTTGGTTCAATCAACCCGATAATACCATCAGGATCGTACTTCAACAGTGATTTTCTCACTGTATCTGCTATCTTATCACAATATGCTAACATAATATATCTCCTTATTCTCAATCTTACATATACATTATACTACAATAATATATGTTTGTCAAGTAAAAAGACGGTAATAATGGGATTATTTTGTTGTTGTGACTTCCATCTGTGTACCTTTTGTCAATATTGGACTGGTACTTCGTGGACTCTGCATATCTACTTCTTGCGTGACCTCAGGTATAACAAACGTACATTCAAATGTGTCATTCTTCCAATCCCAAGGATCGCTTGAAGTTTTATCCCATGTTAGTACTACTGTTTTATTAGTAAATCCGTCTTCTGCATCATTCCATGCAACTGTGATAGTCTGACCCACTAGAGTTTCTACAAAGCGATTAGGATACGAGCGTATCTCTGCAGGAAATTCTTTATCATCGCTACTACGCTTAAAGTCTATAACTCTAGCGTTATGGTTTGAAAGTCTATGTGTCATGGTACTATTTATCCACGTTAAAGTCGTATGCGTAACCTTTTGATGCAAGTATTTTGCGATTTTCTAGATGTTGCTCTTCAATTTCTTCTTTAGATTGTCCGTGATAGGGTACTGCATATCCTTGTGCAATCATAGTATCGTTTAATGATACATCATTGCTATCTAATAGTATGCCTAGAATACGACCAAACTTACCTTTACTATCTTTCTCTGTTCTAATCTTAAATACTGTACCTACAGGCAGTCTGTCTTTGATAAAGTTCTTTGCAAGATTGCCGTAGTGTTTTTCTTCTAAATCTCTTGTACGACTTTCTGGCGTATCCATACCATATAGTCTAATTCTCTGTTTGCGTAACCATACGCCAAACCCTAAGTCTATGTCAACGTCTACTGTGTCTCCGTCAACAATTCTAAGCATAGTCGCTTTATATTCGTGCATCTTAACTCCTTTTAGTTATCACAAGAAGGATTGCACACTTCAAAAACAAATGATACTTGACTTTGGTCTTGGTCAGTAGGTTTATTTGTTTGAACTGGCATAACCATTTCGACATGATTTACTTCATTTTCGTCATGCATTATACCCATAGTTTTATGGTATATTCCGTGTGCTAATACACCTGCCGCTATCATTTCTAACATTATGTTTTCCTTTGTTGCTCTTCTATATAGTCAACTTTTTTGATACCTGAGTTTTCTACTGGAGTTTCAGTTCTTGTCTTAAACTTCTCCCACAACTCACGTTCATCTTCTGTGACTATCATTTTTACTTCAGAGGTTTCTTCTTCGACTGTTGTATTCTCTGTTTTAATTTCATCAGGTTTACTCTCGGTCTCTGTATTGGATTCTTGTGTCTCCGGCGTTTGTACGGTTTCAATATCATTGCTATCAACCTCCGTAAAGTTTGTAATATTCTCATTATCAATCTTTACTCTTCTTATCTCTCTTAACGACTGATTTGCCGCTATCAAAAGTAAGACTGCAAGAGGGTCGAATACAAATATGAGCAATAGAATAACCCAACGAACTGCTTCATCAAAATGGTCTTTCGCATCATCACCATAGATAAGTTCTGCAATATATTTAAGTGGACCAACTTCTGCTTCTAGTTCTATTTGTTCTTTGCTTAATACAAGTTTCTGTTTATTAAGAGTTGCTATCTCTTCCATAGAACTATCAATAATACTGTTTAGTTCTGCACGTTCATCTTTCTGCTTTTCTCTTGTAGCAATAGACCCATCATCACCTCGTATTCTGTCATATTCGATGAGTGTTTGTATTTGATTATCTAACTGTGATATGACAAGTTCTGCATCATCTACACGCTTTTCTTGTCTATCAATACGAGTTTCTATTTGTGTTATTTCTAAAGAATTATCACCTACTGTGATTGTCTGGTCAATGTGTGCTTTTGATAAAAAACCAAAGATTCCCATTGAGGTTATAAATATTAGAACTACAACTGAGATAGACAAATACGATTTAAGTAGTATAGGTGTCTTTTTCCAGTTGTGATATAACCACGTTGCAGTTACAAGTTTACCTACTTCTAATACACCACCCATAAGTAACACAGGTAGTTTTGCCGCACTAAAGATAGCGGCAAGTCCTAGTAGTGAATATAATGCGGCGATTGCTGAGATTGACAATGCCGATAGAAAAGTTAAGAATATTAGTATCATATATTAATTCCTGCTTTACAGACGTAATAAGCGTCTACGATATCAGTAACAGGACTATCTAAAGTGTCTTGTCCCATGACCTCTCTTATATCATATTTATGCTCACTCAAAAATGCTTCATACATCTTATCTTTATTAGCATTACCTTTGCCTGTAGCAAACTGTTTAACTGAACTAGGTGATAGTGTAGTAATTTCGTGTTTGTTTCTCCATAATCTATACTTTAGAATACCTGCGTTCTCACCTATATGAAATACACGACCTCTTGACCCCATTGAATAGTCTTCGATTGTGATAGTTTCATATTCGTGTCGCAGAATACTCAATGCCCATGTAGATATATTGTGATATCTCTCTTCAGGTGTAGTCCATGGTTTATGCAAGTCACCATAGATATTCTTCCAGGTACCCTCATACTTCTTCTTCGATGTTAGAAAGAAAAACTTACAGTCATCAAACTTCATCTCTTCTGAGGTTGATATGCATATACCTGGACTGCTTAATGAATAGTCAATACCAGCGTACATTGTACGCACTACTTCTTAAAACTGAGAGAGTAGGATCGTCCATTATATTCGAATGACGCAATAGAATGACTGTATACTGTGACTTGACTTTCATTGTATCTAGTTTCTAGATTGCACACTCGTTGATTTCTTGAACCAGCGTTCTTATCGTTTGCAATAATTGCACCTGTCAATGCACCGATACCAGTAGCGGCGTTCTTACCCCCACCTTTACCAATTTGATTGCCGATGAGTCCACCAATTAGTCCACCAACAATCATATCACCTGTAGTATCATTACGCACTGTTTGATTTGTACACACTTCTACTTGATATGGTTCTTTGTTGATGATTGTTTTATTAACGTCACTTACTGCAACTCTACCAATTTCATTTGCATTAGCATAGTTACAAGCAGATAAAGCAATAACTGCAGTTATTACTAAAATAGTTTTTATCATTATAAGTCTCCTTGTTTTCTGTTTTCACTAAAATATGCATCAAACTTACCGCCAGGATATCGACTTTCTAGTTTGAATACGTTCTCTTTAATCACTTCGTTAGGGTCGAGACCCAATGCTCGGCATGAATTAATCCAATACCAAATAACATCACCAAGTTCTCGCTTGAGATGATATTGTGTGTCTGTATCAAGGGGTTTACCTTGGAACAAGCACTTCTTAACAATTTCTGCAAACTCGCCTCCTTCACTACTCATACCCATTGCACCCGTAAGTAGCAATGCAAAATTAACATTCTCACTTGACATTTTCTCAATACGCTTTGTCATTGCAAAAGTTTCATTACTCTCTTCTGATGTCACAGTACTGACAAATTCTTCATAATCATTTAAGTTCATATTCTAATCCTCTTCAAAATCTAATTCTTGTTCTACCTCTGCACCACAGAATGGACACATTTCTATCTTATAATAGTCTTCGTCCATGTTATGCGATATCTTAAATTCTGCTTCGCAATCTGTACAGTGGTATTGTTTTTGTTTCGACATTTTCTCTCCTATAACTTGAAGTCCTTAAATGTATCCGTCTCAACATCTTGCTTAATTCCTCCAATGACATAGGATTCGATTTCAGTTTCTTGAGGTGCATTTTGCAAACCACTACTATTTAACCAGTGCATTGTCCAAGGTAATGGATTGTCACCTGGTTTAATCGGATAGATAGGGTCAAGTCCAATCGCTTTCATTCTTTTATTAGCGACCCACTCGACATAATCTGACAATAACTTCTCATTAAGACCAATCATTGATCCATCTTTGAAAAGATACTGTGCCCATTTCTTTTCTTCATCTACTGCTTGACGATACATATCGTACATGAATTGTTCTTCTTCTTTGATAACTTCAAGCATCTCTTTATCTTGTTCAGCATTCTTATATGCTTTAATTATATGTTGCGATATCGCAAGATGTTGACTTTCATCTCTTGCAATAAAAGATATAATCTTTGCACTGCCTTCCATCAACTTCAATTCACCGAATGCAAATGTACAAGCAAATGATACATAAAAACGTATACCTTCAAGAATGTTAACTGTTACTAATGCTCTCCATAGTAGACGTTTTAATTCTTTTGTAGTACCTTCACCAGTCACTTGATATCTCTGTGCATAGTTGATGAAGTCATCATAACACTTTGTAATGCTATCTGCACGTTCCATGATATGTACGTCATCAATTACTGTATCGAATACATCTGATGGGTGACTGTACAAGTTCTTAATCATGTATGTATAACTGCGACTATGAATTGTCTCCATGAAGTCCCATGCAATAATACAACCTTCTAGTTCTGGTATAGAACAGTAAGGCATGAATGCTAATGCAGGACCTCTACCTTGTACACTATCAAGTAAAATCTGATACTTCAGATTAGATGTGAAGATATGCTTTTGTTCAGGACGCAACTCATTATAGTCATTACGGTCTTTCTGCAACGAAATCTCTTCTGGTCTCCAGAAGAATCCTAACTGCTTCTGTGTCAACTTATCAAAGATAGGATACTTAAATTCATCATATCTCTGCATTCCTTGGTCCTCACCAAAGAACATTGGTTGTTTCGTGTAGTCTATTTTCTTCTGATTAAATACGCTTACCATTTCTTTTTGTTGCTCCTATATTGCACAAGCGTCACACGCTTCTTCTTCATTGTCTTTATTATACATCATTTCTTGTGTATTTGTCAATGCTTTTTCTGGTAAAACTTCTACATCATCATCAGTCTTACCATCGTAAGTATTCTGATAATATGAAGTCTTCCAACCATACTTGTAAGTTGTCAATAAGTCTTGTGCCATCACTGAGATTGGCACTTCGTTATTCTCGTAGTTCTCTGGATTGTATGACCAGTTACCACTGATTGCTTGGTCAAAGTATTTTTGCATCACTGCTACTACTTTGATATACCCCTCGTTTGAAGGCATATCCCATAACAAAGTATAAGCATTCTTTAATGTAGAATACTGCGGAACAATCTGTTTAAGAGTCCCTTTTTTTGACTTTTTAACGGACAGATATCCTCTAGGAGGTTCGATTCCGTTAGTTTCTCCTGACACAACGGAACTGCTCTCTGATGGCATCTGTGCGGACAGAGTTGAGTTCCTGAGACCGTGTGACTTAATGTTCTTGCGTAGAGTAATCCAATCACGACTTAACTTTCTATTTACAATGTCATCAACATCTTTCTTATAAGTGTCGATAGGTAATATGCCTAGAGCATACTTTGTTCTGTTGTATAACTCACAAGCACCTTTCTCTTGTGCTAATTCGTTAGATGCTTTCAATAGAAAATACTGAAAACTCTCTGACAACTCATCAACAATCTCATGTGCTTTTGCATCATCATACTTCACACGATGCTTTGCTAGGTAGTGTGCTAGACCTATATATCCAACTCCTAAACTACGTCTTGCTTTAGTAGACTTCTCTGCGGCAAGTACTGGATACTTTTGATAGTCAATAATCTCATCAAGAGAACGAACTGCAAGTTCACATAAGTCTTCTAATTCATCAGTAGATTTTAGACTACCCACATTTACTGCAGATAGAATGCACAATGCAATCTCACCATCTTCATCATCGATATGCTGAATAGGTTTAGTAGGCAGAGTAATCTCTTGACACAAATTTGACATATACACTCTGTCTTGAAATGAACTGTGTGTATTTGTATGGTCAATATTCATAAGATATATACGACCTGTCTCTGCACGTTCTTTGAGAATGTTGATAAACAATTCTCTTGCTGGTACAGTTTTCTTAGGTACAGAATATGCTCTCTCATATTTCTCATACAACGCATCAAATTCTGTCGTACCGAATGCTTCATATAATCCAGGTACATCGTGAGGCGAAAACAAAGTGATATCTTCACTGTTCAAAAATCTCTTATAGAAGAGTTCTGACAACTGAATAGAATAGTCTAACTTTCTTACTCTGTTATCTTCAGAACCTTTGTTATTTTTGAGTACAATGATATCACTAATTTCTTTATGCCAGATAGGGAAGTGTGTAGTCGCTGACCCACCTCTGACGCCATTCTGTGTGCAACATCGTACAGTTGCTTCGAACTTTTTGAGGAAAGGAATAACACCAGTATGTTGAACTTCTCCACCCCTAATTTTTGCATTGATTCCCCTAATTCGACCTGCGTTGATACCGATTCCTGCTCGTTGCGAGACATAATAACCAATAGCACTGTCAGAATTAAATATGGAGTTAAGAGTATCATCAACATCGACCAGTACACAAGAAGCAAACTGGCGAATAGGAGTCCGCACACCCGCCATAACAGGTGTAGGAATATTGATTTTAAATTGCGAAATTGCATTATAATATCTTCGAACATATTGTAATCTCGTTTCTTTTGGATACTGTGCAAACAAAGTTGCGGCAATAAGAATATACATAAACTGTGGTGTTTCGTATATATCACCACTGCTTCTGTCTTGAACTAGATACTTGTCTACTACTTGTTGTAGACCAGCATATGTGAAATCTAAGTCACGCTTATGATTTATCATACCATCTAGTTTTGCCCACTCATCATCATCGTAATAAGTTAGCAAATCTTTGTCATAAACATTACGGTCAATGTTATGTCTAACATGGTCTATCAATACAGGATAGTCAAACTCTTGAAATACATTTTTTCGTAGTCCATACAATAGCAAACGTGCGGCAACGTATTCATAGTTAGGATTATCTAAATCAATCAAATCTGCAGATGACTTAACTAGGATTTTCTGAATATCAGAAGTTTCAATACCATCATAGAATTGAATGCCACAATTCATCTCTACTTGTGATGAAGATACACCAGATAGACCTTCACACGCTTCTTGTGTAATCTTCTGTATCTTTCTAATGTCTAGTGATTCCGTTCTGCCGTCACTCTTTACGACACTAATTTTATCTGATACCATAACTGCTCCCTAATTTGCTAATCTAAACTGTAAAATTTCTAATTCTATTTCTGCTTTTATATTTGGTTGTTGTATTCTAACCCAAGGTGTTCCATGACTGACATAGATACGACCAGGAAATGCTGATACAATATCTTCTGGTTCAGTATCGTGATAAGTAATTATCTCACCACCCCATGTTTTATTCCAATACCTACTCATCATCACTGATACTACTAATCCATCTCCTGCGTGAAATGGGTCTGGATAACTCTCATAATTCATAATCATCGCCATAGGAAAATGTACTTTAGAATAGTTGCGAAACTTGATATCTGTTTGTTTCAGATTTTCTAATACATTCTCAGCAAGTTCAGCAAGGTCTCTAGTCTCCATAGTCTTAATATCAAATGCTTCTAAATCCATTTGCGTTATAACATTATCATAAAATTCTAGATAAGGTTCTGTTCTTGTCTCATCCCATAATGTCTTGTGACCTGGTTCTTGATTTCTTCTATTGCCTTTAGTGAACTCGTTCATTATCAACTCCTATATTATTGAAAACATCTTCACCTGAGTGAGCATATTCTTCATCGCCTGGTATCGTCAACTTATATGCTACTGTGTAGCGATAGTCATGTTGATACAATCGATTGAATGAACCTGCTTTATGCAACATCCATCCATTAAAGAAAACTGCTCTACCTGCTTTAGGTGAAACTGCTTGTATTACATCTTCATTGTCATCATAAAAAAGTGTTTCTCCACCATACTTCACATTGTAATCTCTATTGCAGTAGATTACACAAGTAGTATGATTACCATCAAAGTGAGGTAAACTCACTTCATCACATTTCCATGCGTTTATATACCCACGAAAAATACTATAGTCTTGCTTAGAAATAGCATTTGCTTGAGCAATAATTCGCTCATCTAAATGTTGTCTCCATGACACAGGCAAGTCTGCTATCATTCCGCTCTGAACTTTTTGACCTTTGTATATGTCAGTCTCAAAAGGGTTCCAAGGGAACGAATGTACGTCTTGTCTTAATTTAATTATTTCATCAGGTAGTAAGAAGTTATCTACTACTGATATTCGGGCATCGTCTATTCGCATTTCTTCCATTCTGTAAACCTCATTTTTGCACTTAGATTTCTATGTGTGTTGTTACTTATAATATTCATAATCTCTGATTTGCTTATTCCAGACATTATCATATCATTAATATCTTTTTCGCCAATCTTTTCTGGCCATATGACAATAGCATCATTATTGTCAATATGACGTTTCATTCTTTTAACAATCTCGGGACTTCGTGGTTCATTATCATACACGAAAACGTAGTCATTTGTAGAAGATAATTTGTCGAGACCAGATGCATCTGCGCCTGCCATTGCGATACTATTATCTATAAACATGGAATCGATAGGACCCTCTAAAACGTAAACTTTTTCGGTAAAATTTACTTTATCTAGACCATATAGTTTTGGGGCATCAACATCTAGCATAATTGTAAGATACTTAGGTGTTTCTTTACCGAATGCTCTACCTTGAAACCCTACGCATTTACCTGTCTTATCATAGAAAGGTATAATAAGTCTAGGGTGGTCTTCTTTGATGTTTTGAAACGTGCCAGGTACAACTCTATTAACAAATGTACAGAATTTATTCACTAATCGTAGTTCATCCCATTGCTCTTCTGGTATCATACGCTTGTTGAGATAGTCTCGTACTGGATGCTCAGGAGATAGTCTAGAGACGGTTTTAACGGTGTCTAGGAGGGTTGTCTGCTTCATCTTAACAGATGTATACTCTACAGTATCGTGCATTGTGTGCTTCGTTTCGCCGTTACTGTATCGTGCCATGATATAGCGTTTATAGGATTCTGCATCGATACGTTCTAAGAGTTTACCAAACGTAGTCGATAGACCACAGTTATGGCAACGATACAACATCATGTCTTTGACACGAAAGAAGTACCCTCTTGCTTTAGTTTTTTTCTTAGAACTATCACCACAAACAGGACAAGAGAAATTATATAGATAATCTTTCTTTTTCTTAAAGTTTCTTAGTTTGTGTGATATAGAATGAATATAATCTAAATCTGTTGTCAATTGGTTCATAATACATAATATACTCTAGTTGAAGGTGTTTGTCAAGTTAAAAAAGCAAATTCCATGGTATATTTGCAAGTGCCCAACCTCCAACGGCGGCACCCCCTACCACGATCCATCTCCATTGTTCTAAACGCTGGAGACGGTCACTTACCAATTGATGGTGAAGTGCTTGGTCTTCTCTTAACTTACGAATTTCATCCATAATCACTCTATGTGATTTTTCAATTTCCACTGTTACCTCGTCACGATGCTTTTCAATTCTTTCGTGTATAATCTCGACATTCTTATCAATCTGTCGGTCTTGATATTCTATTTTATTTTCTTGAACTGCCAACATCTTGTTTATTGATGTTGCAACTTCAGAAAGTTTATCTATTGCCGTATCAAGTTTACCAATCACGTTGTTTAGTTGATTGATATCTTTCTTGACAAGTTCAATTTCAGTTCTGATTTCGTCTGCCATCGTCTTCCTCTAAAGTTGCTATACGTTGTTCTAACATATTTATTCTATTCATCATATTAGGATATTTTTTTAGCAACTTCTCTTCGACTGTTGCTATCTTGATATCGTATCGCTTTGCCGCCCAATTATATAATCGCTCTACTTTTGCATAGAACCAAATACCTATTTTTGTTTTCTTGAACCACTCTGCAGATGCGTCACCTACGATAGAACCTGCGATTGCTTTGAGAAGGAAGAAGTACATATACTACCAAGTTCTCTTTGCTGAACTTTTGATAGCAAATCTACCAAACATTCTTACTGCATAATATGCTGACCATTTCTTCCAAGATGCAACTAAAGGATCAGTTGCTTCCATACCTTGTAGAAATACTAGGTCTGCAATTCTTCTACACTCTGCGAAATCTTTCTTACTTGTATGAGGTCGCATTGCGTTAATCTTTTCATATAGAATATCGTGTACAACTGCTGGTCTTGCTACATCAAATGGTGCTATAGCAATCCAACAAATTCTAGGAACAGATGCTAAGTCAGTAACATATCCTAATGGAACTGTAATCTTACCAGTCTTTGTAATCTTAATATCAACACCACAATCATCTAAGTGCTTAATTTCTTCTTCAGTCAGACCTGATAAAAATGTTAAAGGTTTTTCTAAACGCCATTTCTTTGGTCGCTTAAACGCCCCAACTAGTAAATCATTCCACTTCTTCTGTGCCATCTGTTTCTCCTTCGTAGTACTCACGGTACTTTATTAGTATTTGTTTTTGTGTCACTAGATATGCTTTTATATCATTCATATTTAGTGTCAATGCTTCGTAAGTATCTGTAGTCATACCGAATAGAGCAATAGGTTTACCGCTCTTTTCTAACTCTGCAAAAATCTGTTCAGCATTATCTCTTGTAACAACAATCCACTTAACCTCTGATAAGTTTAGAGCATCTGGATCAGACAAGTTCAATTTTGGTTTTTCAATAGCAGTCTTTACTGTTTCTATCTGTTGAACTTTAGGAAACAATGAGCATCCAGTAAGTGCAACGACAAGTAAACTACTTAGTAATATCTTCGATATCATTCATCACCTTCAGTGAACCCTTGTTAATCACTCTCTCTATCAACTTGGGTTTCTCAGTTGCTAGAAAGTTTATGTCATGGTCTGCTAACTTCTTCTGTAGAGTTGCTTTTGCAGTATTCAGTTCTACGTTTAACTTCTGCAAATCTGAATTTGCTACCATTATTTCTTCATAAGATTTCTTTTGTTCTGCTAGTACTTCTTTTTGTTCGGTGACTGCAGTTTCTAGTTTTGCTTGATTGAGTTTCAATACTTCGTTGTTATGTTTTAGTTGCTTAACATAATAGACGCCTCCAGCGGCGCCTACTAGTGCTACAATGATGAGTCCAACTTTAATCTGTGCTATCATCTAACCACTCCTTCAGTGACATATTCTTTTTACCTTTTCGTAAAATTTTGCGCCACGCACCTCCACCGTTAGGATTGAACCGAATACCTTTTTGGTCTCCTGTATCTGCACATTGCAGAATAATCATTCCATCGGGATTGCGTTTTGCGAATGCATACAGTGATGCTTCAACTTCATCTTCTGTATTTAAATATTTGTTCCACCTTTCGAATTTCTTCTTACCCTTTGCAAATCTTGCAAATGTTTCAGGTGTAACTCTAAAAATCTGTGTCTTACGTTTTTTCTTGTTTACTCTAACGCCTACACTAGCATCGTCACCTGTACCTGAAACTGATGTTCCTGTAGCATTAGCGGCGGCGTCTTCCCATGCTCTGCGTATTTGTTGTTCACATAAATCATACATTGGACGATGCTCTGCCATCTCTAACTTCTCTAGCAGTACATCATCAGTCTCAAAGAATTCTTCTTCTTTAACAATCTTCTCTCGCACTAGTAATAGAGCGGCGGCATAGTTTGCAAGTCGTGACTTAACAAACGGAACTTTCTCTAAAAGTCCACGTAATCTGAATACTAATCTGTGTAGAAGTGTGTATGCATTACCTTGGTCGTTAGTAACAAAGTCACGCATCTTGATAAGTTGTTCACCTTTTTCATTGATGATACCAAGTTTAAATGCTTGTGTCTCTTTGTAATCGACAGTAAAAATTCTAAGCATTCTTAGTGCAATAAGATTATCTACTAATTTACTTTCGTGTAACTTTTGCATTTACAAATCTCTCAGTTCTTGAACTATTCTTTGGTCCAGTTGTATATCAGTATATTCATCATCACGCATATAATTCAAGAATACAAGAAATGTTTTCAATGTAATTAGCATATTGTCTTCAACTTTGAAAAAGAGCATCTTCTTCGTTGCTTCAGGTCCAAATACATTATATAGAACGATTATATGATTTATAATCAATCTTGTTCTCAAACTATCAGTATCTAGATACTTTTTGAACAATCTTTTAATATACTTAATACGTTTCAAGTCTTCTTGAAACTCATCGAGGTCCATGCAATTAGGGTTATTATACGCCTTCATTGCATAGACCAAGAAATTTTTATTTGTCAATTCAACATCCATCATAATATACTTATAATGTAAAGTTAAACGATTTTACAGTATACTTTTGTCATTCCAGTTTTGAGTGTTTCATACTCAATCTGCAGTGAAAGACCTTCGGCATAATTGTCATTATCTAATTCATCGATAGGAGTTGTTACACTCTTACCTGTAATACCACCAAATTGTTTTAGTGGCATCTTGTCAACGCCTTTATCTTCAGTCATTGCAGGAATATCAAAAGATAGTCCAATCGTTGCTAATTTACCTTGTAGTTGAAGTAAAGCACCTTTTGGATTCACATATTCTCTACAACCAATCATGCCAACATGAGCATTCAGTTGTTTTAGATGTTCAGCATTTTTAATATCGTTTAGTGCTAAGTCAGTACCATCACCAGTTGAATTCTGCGAATAACCATCTTCAGCAAGTACAGGTGATACAACTTGTGTGATTGTATCAACAATATTTTTGCTTTCTTTTACTTCAGGTTTATCGTGTGTGTAACCCATCTTCGCATACTTATCATGCTCTGCTTCATCTTTTGCTTCGTAACCTTTACCGGTCTTTGGATCATACATCATGTGAGGATATTTGGGTGTGTCTACTGCTTCAGACTTTGCTTTTGCGATATCTGTTTTTGCTTTAGCAAGACGCTGAACGTCTGCTTTCTTCTTTTGAATTTTAGCAAGTTTTGCTTGAGCGGCATCTGCACGTCCAGAAGTTGATACTCTATTTGCAACTTTCTTTACACCAGATACAGCGGCAGAACCCACCTTTTTGACACCTTTAGCGATAGCACCGATAATACCTTCTTCAACTTCTGTCAGTTCTTGTTCTGAAAGATTATCAAGAAGATTATCAAAATCTTTGTCATTCATTTCAATGACTGTATTGACTGTGCTTTCTTCTAGGTGTTGTTTAAATGATTTCATACCACTCTCCTATTATGCTACAGTTGCGCCATTATTTGCCAAAATTTGCCAAGACGAATTGTTAAAAATTAATGTCGTTGCTTCGCCAGCGGCATCAAATGTCAACTTAGTGCCATTCGTGAAAGCGGCAGGTGTTACATCAACATCACCACCATCAACAATCATAGTAATGATTTTGATTTGACCTTGTACTCCGTTTGCAAGAGTAAGTGTATTACCACCAGTAGTTGCACCAGTTGAAGTAATGTTACTCATTGCTGAAGTTACGTTAATAGCGATTGCAGAACCAGCGGCAGTAATTGCTTCTGGTGTTGCATCGAATGCTAGAAATCCGTCAACTTTGACGTTACCAGCGATGTTCTCTAACAAGTTTTGAACTGTTAGTTTTTTGTTCGTACCACCTTGTACGACATGAAGTAAGTCAGCACTTGCGCCAGTTGTTGCGGCGGTTAGTTCTGAGATTTTTTGGTCTGCCATGTTAGTCTCCTATTTTGCAGTTATTTTCACTCTATGCTTTATTCCAAGACATAGACTTTTCTAGGGGGGCGCCGACTTAATGGCACCCCTATTATTAAGATGCGACTACAGTTTGTGTTACTGCGGCGGCACCAGTTGTTGCGAGTGCTACAGGTTGTCCACCCATTACTGCAGTTGCAGATTGAGTAAGTCCTGTACCTGAAAGGTTAATTGCAGGTGCTACGTTATAACCAGCACCAGCGGCGTTCACTGCGAGTGAAGCGACAGCAAGTGTCAAGTTAAATGTTGCACCAGAACCAGAACCAGCGGATACTGATTGTTGACCGATATTTACTACACCACCTGCGATTGCAGAGTACACACCAGGTGCGGCAGGTTTCACTGTGACACCAGTTACGGCACCACCGGCAACAGAAGCGATAGTTAGTACTGCGTCAGTACCAGTACCGAAACTACTTGCGATAGTAATTTCTTGTCCTACTGAATAACCAGTACCACCTGCGGTAACAGCGGCACTAAAGACTTTCGCAACAAGTGTATTTACAGTTGCTACAGTTGCAGGTGCTTCACCAACAGTCGCTACTGCGGCAGTTGGAAATGTAGTTGAACCAGCAGTTGCAGTTGCAACAGTAATTGATGCTACTAAGTCATTCTTTGTATCTTTAATAGTACCACTGTTCAATGTAATAGCGGCAGATGAACCACCACCGATTGTATGAACGTCATTTGTTGATACTGTTTGAGATGCTTTAGAAAATCTCAACTTGTTAGTACCAGTACCACTTGCGTAGTCTAGTGTATAGTTACCATCGCCATCAGTTGATTGGTTGCCGTTAGCAACTGTAATCCGAGGTGTACCTGTAACAATAACTTGTTCGTTGAATGTTACATCTACAGTGATAGTTCTTGAACCATTTACAAGAGGACCAGTCACAAAGTTCATTGCAGTCACATCTGGTACGTTCAGTTTAGAACTCAAGTTACCAATAGCGACTAGAATTTCTTCTTGCCCTTGTCCATTCTTAAATACCCAACCTTTCTCAGTTGCGTATGTATTCGTTTTTTCAGATGCAGATAACCACTTAGGTTTTGCTTCGTCTGCATCAGTTGCGCCCCATGAAGACATATTATTTCTCCTTTTAAAATTTAATCTTAGAAACCTAGTTTCTTTAGACTATTTATACTAGTTCGTGCGTTGATATGGTGTATTCCTATACCACCTTTTGCTTCCCATTGTTTAATGTTTTTGAGATAGTCATCAATCAATATGTTTTGAACACCATCTATCGTAGCGTATTTCTGCTTGTCTTCTCTAAGAACAAGATTAATACGTTGTTTCGGTATCATTAAGTATCGCTTTATCCACGACTTCTTACCGTCTCGACAATTTTTATCCCACTGAGCATATGCAGATAGAATATGAGGTTGAGAAGATTTGACATATCTGAAAAGTTCTTGACCTCCAGGTTGCCATTGTAGATTATGCCAGAAATCACCTTTATCTTCAATTTGTTGCTTAATCTTACCTTTTTCTTTGCTATTCAAGTCAGGTGATGTGAAGTCAATACCAGTCGTATCCTTGACACCTTTGATGAAGTCACAAAGTACTCCGTCCATGTCTAAGTATATTCTTGCTTGACCTCTCGCTTCAAATTGTTTTAGTGATAATGTCATTCTATTATTCTACGTCCTCTTTTGGTTTATCTTTAATGTTGTGACTTACTTTCATAGTAGTTTCTCTGTTGCTATCAACAAACGAACACTGTAACCTATTGGTTATCTCATGGTCGGGTGTATCTTTCAACTTCAATTCTATTATAACAGATTTATCACAAAAGTCAAGACCTAAATCTCTAGTTTTTTTAATAAAGTTAAACCACAAATCTTCTATCTTCGGAACATCGTCCTTTTGAAATATCTTCGCCATGGTCTGTACCTGACTAGAAAATGACTGTACTAGTCAGTTTCTTTGTCTGCAGTCCAATTGGCATCAATATAGTCGTAGAATTTTTTCTTGTCGCCACCTTTAAGTTCTGCTGGTGAACTAACACCGAACTTCTTTAGTGACTTCTGAAAGAATGCTTGATAATCTTTATCTTCAAACTTAACTTCTTCTCTACTTCTTGCTTCATCGACAAAACTTCCGATGTTTTTATCTCCGTTCTCAGTCAAATCAAATGGATTTGGACCAAAAACTAATCGTGCATTACTCATTGTTATTCTCCTTTTTTTCTACTTTAGTGTCTAGATAATCCGCAGAACCATCTAGTTTATCTACTGCTACTGCGACTTTATTAGTCCACCAAGTAGGTAGTTCTTCTTCCTCACCTAATTTATCTAATTCAGTTTGCATCTTTTCTAGTGCAGACATAGCAATCTGTACTTGATTTTTTGCAGATGCTACATCAGTGTGTCCGTCTTCTTTTACAAACTCTTCGCTCTTACCTTTGACTTTAGCGGCAAGGTCTGCGTCTGCTTTACCCCATGTTCCACTAGATTTAGTGACAAATGAATTAACTCTAGCAAGACCCCATTGTTGAGGATTCGTTCCTGGTCTGTGTCCGCCTTTCCAAGCGGCAACGCCTCTCTTAAATACTTGTTTCAAAATACCTAAGGGCATACCAGACTTATCTGCTTTGTTTTTTAATGCTTTTGCGTTCTCTTCAAGTCCCATTAACTTTTCGCATAATGCGTCAAGTGATGAAGCATTTATTTCTTCAAGAACTGTTCTCATGCTTTTTCTAATATCTGTCATTTCTCTTCCCAAATCTTTATTTTAAGGTTGCCTTCACCTTTTATTACTCTGTGATACTCCATTGCTGGTATCTGATATATCTTACCTTTTTCTAGTGTCACAGGCAATTCATTATCTAATTGTAATTGCCAATCATTACCTTCTAATATAGTAATCTCTCTATAGTATTTATCTCTATGCCAAACCAAGTCTTGATGTGCTACTGTACTATAAAAAGTTCGCACATCATCAGTCTGTTCGTAGGGTTTACCAGAAGTAGTTTCCGCCACCAGATAATCCTAACTGCTTTGCAAAGTATGGCATACGACACGCCCAATATCCAGGTTTCGTTTTATCTTTCTTAGTGTCACACTTATGTCGTGCGGCGAAAGACTTTCTTGCTTCTGGATCATTTAATTTAATCTTGAGACCTGTTGTATCGCCCCATGATACTTTTTTAACATTACCGGACTTAGGGTCTTTTACATACACATAATACTTCTTCGTACCACCTGCTTTAGGTTTGTTTAGTTCTGGTTGTTTCTCTTCTTCCATCATAGGACAATCTAAAGGAACATGATTACCTTCATATAATGCGTGTGATCCTATATCGGAATCTAATAGTTCTTTATCAAAGTAATCTAAGTTTGACCGGTCTACAGTATTCTTCCAATCATTGAAAGTCTCGTAGTACATCTCTGAACCAACACGATACTGATTACTCTCAATCAATGCGGACTCTAACTCAATGCTTTCGCTTTGTGCTTTTGTCTTGTTCATATTCTTTAATCTTAGTTGTTCTAACTTCTTGAGTTTAGGTTTCACTCTCATTGCAATACGAGCAATAAGACTTGACTTACCTTGTAGTCTCTTTTCAATCGCACCTTTTTCAGCAAAACTTAAATCTGCATAGTTACGACCTTTGATGAATTTTTTACGCATTAAATTTCGTGCGTGACGTTGTGCTTTCTGATTTAATTTCTCAGGACTAGATGGTCTCTTTAGGGCAATCATTCTTGCTCTTGCAATCTTACCTTTTACTCTACGCATTGCTTGGGCACGTTTAAATCTTTGTGCTGGTGTTAGTACTTCATCTACCCATTTGTAGTTATCTTCGATTTGACCCATCTCTTCAGCATCTTTAGTTATCTGAAGTTTCATATCTTCATCATCATGGTCACCATCATTATCTAAATCAGGATATAAATCTGCAACATCTTCTAACTCATCGTATGCATCAATCATCTTTTCTAATGATGCTTCGTAATCTTCATCTTCACCATCATTGTTCTTGATTGGTGCGTCATCTACTTCTTCTAAAAATAAATCAATGTTCCACTCTTCAACTTCTTCGCTGGCGGCATCAGAGGCGATTTTTTGTGATTTACTTATTTGACGATTAAATGCATTTGTTGCAGTTTTAACACCAGCGGCAAGTGATGTGCCACTTCTTTGTGCTTTTCTTTTCTTTGCTCTAGATGCACTATCTCCTGCTGAAGACTTACCAATGAACGTCTTTAAGTTCTTCAGTTTTCTATCTGTCTTGAAGTCTCTTTCATCTACAGACTGTCCAGGTGTTACTTCTTTTGTATGGTCTGCATAGTCTTTACCTATTTCATAACTCTCACTTGCTCTCGCTATTTGGTCAGGTGTCGGTGCGCCTTTGTCACCTTTACTTCTCATCTTTTCGCCAGAACCTTGTTTAATTCTTTCTTTTTTCTTTCTGATGTTATCCCACAATCCTTCGTCTTTGCGTTTACCATCTTCATCGTATTTACCAGACTTCTTCTTAGCGATTGCAATCGCCGCTTGTTGTGCTGGTGTTCCTTCTAAGATTTCTTGTCTATCAATAAAACTTTTAAGTGTAAGTCCACGTTCTTTTTCAACTTGTTTGTTCAGTTTGTCAAGTATCTCTTTTGCATTCGATCCATCGAAACCTTGAGCAGTATAATCAGCATCAGGATCACCAGCAACAAAGTCATCTGGATTCTTAGACTTTGCACCATCTACCATACCGGGATAATGATTGAGGTCTTCTACGCTAACTGATTTACTATCAGACCTAGAGTGTTTGTCTTCTGTTGTTCGTACTTCTCCGAACATTTGCTTGAATTTTTTCGTGTGCTTTGAAGGTTTTGTCTTTGCAGTTGCATCACCAGGTGCTGGTTCGTAAGCAGAGGGATCGTTGTCGGATTTATTTGCGCCCTTTTTAAAGTGTGCATCACGTTTGTCTTTCGTTCCTTTTCCGAGTCCTTTGTAGTATTTTGCAGGTTGAGTACCTTCTTTATCTTTAACGTCTTTGTCTTGTCTGACTTCACTGATGTCCCCAATGTCGGATAACCACTTGGTATATACATTGCCATCTTCTCCTTCACAGTATACAAAATTTGGTCCATGTTCAATAATCTTATATTGTTTCTTCTCGTTCAAATCGAATACTTGGTCGCCTATTTGAAATACGTTACCTAATAGATAATCTTCACGAACATTGTCGATTGGGTCAAACTCTTCTCTATCAAGTTTCGGCATAACTTTGCGAACTGCGTTGAATATTGATTTGACATCTCTATCTGATAAAGTCTGTGGGGAATACTTTGCAAAACTCTCATAGTCATTTCTTGCGGCGTATTCACGCATCTTTGTACCTGATGCACCACTATCATCTGTAGCATCTGCATCTCTCTCACCAGACGATACAACTTTGATAGTGTCGAAATTATATTCTCCGTGTCTACCTGATTTACCATTGTACTTGTCTAGTAGAGTTTGAAACTCTTGAATTCTGTCACTTCCTGCTACCATAACAAGGTTCTTATACTTACCTTGTGCATATAGCATTGAAGCAATGTGTAGTGCAGTAGGTGTCTGTTTCGAGGAGATTTTGACGTTAGACTTAGGAAATGCTTTCGCAAGTACCTTCTGCTTTAACTTTGGATTTAAGGGGTTTTTCTTATTGTCGAAAGAGTGACTACCAAACACGAAATGGTCTTTCGCATTCTTACCTTCTGCTTCGACTTTCTTAAACAACTTAGCATGACCTATAGTTGGTGGATTAAATCGACCAAATGCAAATACTACTGTATCGTCTTTTGCTTCTTGTAACCTTTTAGAAAGGTCTGTAAATTTTAAACTCATTTGCTCACCCAATTTTTAGCGGCGGTGAAGTTCGCACGACTGAATTCTAGTCGATTTACGAGTTTCACTGCGTTGCCTTTTATTCTATCAACTGCTACAAACCCCTCAGGTTCGGTAGTCTTTAATCCATCATCTGTTCGCAAGAAAGTTCCTATAGATTTAACTTTAGACAACTTCTGCACTAGCACATTTTTTGCTTCCATAATATTGACGTATAGTTCTGATACTGATACTAATTCAGTTTTAGCACTATCAATCTTATTTATACCATCTTTAAGTATCTCACGATACTTTTCTTTAGATGCTTCTGTTTTTTTACTATCAATCTCTTTATCCATCTTAGTTTGCCAATAAGTTCTAAACTCATTAACAACTGTAGTAGCATCAGGAAAATCACCTTCACTTCTAAAGTAAGTGTTCAGGTGTGTTTTATAATTAGTCCAGACAGAGAAACGGTTCTTTTCATCAAAGTTTTCACTCATCTTATTCAGATAAGACTTGTTTGATTTCGATAACTTCTCGATTTGACTGATATAACCATTAAGTTTATCAGTTTCTTTTGAAGTCATTGTTACTGAACCAGATACATCTTTATATGATGCATCATCAAACCAAATCGACTTGCTCTTTCTTAACTTAGAAATATTTATATTGAAAGATGCTTTCATATCTTCTAATTTCTTACCGGTGTATGTCGTATGAAAGATAATACCCATGTTAGTTTTCTTGATAAACTTACCAAATGGACCATCTTCTGGTACTGCATATACGATTGTGTTAGGTTGAAATGTAATATATTTCTCACCTTCATGTGACATTGATTTCAAGTCGCTTTTAGTATACATCATGTCGCCTTGAATGACACCTTTGATTCCTAACTTTGATAGTTCTTTTAGTGCAACTTCTAACTTTTCTACAAGACCACCACTATGATTTTTACGAATGTCTGCATTTGTTTTATTTAACTTTGGACTCTTATTAAACACAGACTTTGTTGCAACAAAGAATTTCTTATCTTCAGGATCAATCCCACAGAATATAGCAGGTGCGCCATCCCATTTAGTTGTGATGTTTGTTGAACTACGAGAAGAACCTTGTAGCATTTCGCCTACAGATTTCAAAAACTCAATAGCATTAACTGCACCAGCATAACCATCTGTGATGATAGTTTCTTCGATGTGCGTCAAATGCGTATTGCGATTTTCTTCTAGTTCTACTTGTTGTTTAAAATTTAACATTCTCTACCTTAGTGTCGTTTTATTTAGACCTGATTTAGAGGTATAGTCCATCAGAAAGTGAGAAGGATATACACCTGATTGTTTGTTTCTTATATTTAGTTTAAATTCAAAGAACGAATTTCCGAATCTCATATCTAGACGTTTTGCTAGTCCATTACGACCAGCGTATGTTAATTCGATTGCGCCTGCGATTGTTGACATTCTATCAACCATTGCCGGATCCATGTACCAGAAGTCTAACGACCCATTCTCTTTACCATGAACCATATAATAATTAGAACCCATAGCAGTTGCTAACAATGCTTTGAGTTGTTGTCTGTCTGCACTTTTTGATACATCTACAATGTTTGGTGTGACTGCAGGTTTACCTTTACCAAAAGCATTGAAGATATTACAGAACGAGGGATTATCAATACCTAATGCTTTAAGTAATGCAACACCCATAGCATTTTTTACTGTGCCACTCTCTACTTCTGCTTTAGGAAATGCTTTACCAGCACCAGCAACACCTGTATTAACAAATGTCAGTGTGCCTCCAAACTTGAGTGATAAGTGAGATTTCTGACCATTCGCATGAGTGATATCTACATCTGTAAGTTTTGCACCATGCTCTTGATGTCTTGCAGGTAACACTACAATCTTACCACCAGCATAACCAAATGGTCTACTTTGATTTTGACCACCGAGTTGTTCTACACTGACTGCAGGAGACCCCATGTTTTTTGATGTCACTTCGATAATATGTTTAGCGGCGTTAGCAAAAGAACCATCTACTTTTTCACCTCTAAGCATTTCGGCAATACGATTAGTTAAGTCTCTTTCAAACTTTAGACCTTTATTTTCTTTTGAACCACCTGCTGGTTGACCACCAAACTCTTCTGACTTTTCTACTTTACTTAAAGGAATTGTAACTGTACGAGGATTACCTGCGTAAGTGCCAACGATATCTACAGAGTTGTTTCTACCTTGACCTTTCATTGCAAGTATTTTGTTTGCAAGGTCTTGTGTATAATTCTTATTTTTGTATTGATTGCTTACAACATACTTTACGCCATTCAAGACGATAGCAGTAGCATTCATTAATCCGTTGTCGGTCATAAAGTTTGGTGTGTTACCCCCAACTTCAAATATCTTATCGACAAGTAACTCTGAACGGAACTCTTTACTGTCTCTAGTGATTTCGTTTATACTAAGATTTGCCATTAGAATATATCGTTCTTCCAACAATCTTTCGCAAGAGATGCTTGTAATTCATATGCTTCTTTCTCCCACGGAAGTTCGTAATAATTCGTACCAGGCATAACAGTTTTGTTTTTCCAACGTGCAACTGCTAGACCATTCCAATCGTCCATTTCATTACGGACATACTGTTTAACGTGTACCATCTCATGGCACAATGTCATTACAAAATCTTTGATAGATAAATCTTTTGATACTTCTATCTCATACTCTCTTCGATTGTCTTGCATCATACAATAACCCACTGCGGTATCTTCGTTCATCTTTTTCAGTTGAACTTCTATTTCGATATTACGCAATCGAGGCATCAATTTTTTTATCATATAAAAGACAACATTCTCTGCGATTTTACGCTGAGTTTTGTTGCCTCCTACGACTTCTACTATATGCATTTCAACCTCTTCTCTAATCATGCTTACAGTATAGCAAAGTTTACCACACCTGTCAAGCACTTTTTAATAAAAAAAGTAGTCTTCTTAGAAGTATTTATGAATTATTCGAAATGAGGAACTTCGTACCCAAGAAAGAATTTAGGTATTTGCCAGTCTCCAAACCCACACCCACTATTTAATCGTTCTAGGGTCTCTGCAGACTTATGTTTGTCGCTTTGTAAATAGATAGTATCTTTGAACTTCTTATCGTATGCAGTCCAAATATTTACTGTTCCGTCAAATACAAGACTAAATCTTGAATGACGAGAAGTCTTTGTACTTTTTCTCATTGCGGTTCTCCTTGAGTTTATCAAATCCATGTTGTTCTACTACTTCGACTTTCTCTGGTGCTTTCTGTTTCATATTCTCTACTAAGTCTTCTTGTGCAGAATCCTCTACATCGTACAACTGCATCTTTGCTCTATCAATACCAAGTACAAATCTCTTATACTTCGTAGGATCATTATATCGATTTTTTAACTGCTTCACTAGAATTTGATTATGTTGTTCTAGTTCTTCATTCGATATAAGTGCAAACATAAAGTCACACGTTGCTGGTAGACCGAAACTTTCAGAGGTATCTTCAAGACCAATATCAGTACTTGAGAAACCTTGTCTCGTAGTTTGAGTAGCAGAGATGATAGGTACATTATGCTCAACGGCAAGACCTCTCAATTCTTCTGCAATGGATTTAATAATAGTGTAGGAGTTATGAGAACTGCCTGCTTTAAATCTTTGTGATGCACAGATGTTTAGATAGTCAATAAAGATAGCATCAGGTTTGAAACTCTTCTTCAATAACAGTTCATTCAATAGTGCATCAAAGTGACCCTTGTGTGCAGTTGCAGTCGGATACTCTTTGACTATCAACTTGCCATGGGTCTCTCTTTGGAGTTGCGATAATTTTTTATCGAACATAGACTTAGGTAATTCTTCTAGAGTTTGTATGTCCATGTTCATTAGATTAGCATCAATACGTTCAGCAATTCTTTCTTCTGCCATTTCCATAGTGATGTATAAGACGTTCTTACCATGCATCATATAGTTTGCGGCAAGATGGCACATGAATAATGATTTACCAACGCCTGTGCCTGCAAGTGCTACATTCAATGTCTTTCTAGGTAGACCGCCTTTTGTAATTAAATCAAGATACTTTAGATTGAAAGGTATCTTATCTTCTTTAGTGTGATAGAAATCGTATCTATCATTTGATTGTTCAAAATAATCGTGACCAACATTAGGATCGAATGACACTGAAAGAGCATCAGATAATATAGAAGGTAAAGCATCAGGTGTTCTTTTCTTATCTTTACCTTCAATTATCTGAATACCCTCTGCAATGGCATTGTAGATTGCTTTATCTTGACAGAACTTTTCAGTTGCATCTGTCAACCATTCGTTATCAGTATTTTGAGTATCAAGTGTGTTTAGTATATCTACTGCAGACTTGAATTCAGGTTCAGGTATATTATGTTGAGTATTCATATCAATCACAATCTGTTCAGTGCTAGGAAGTTTATTATACTTTGCTACTGAAGATGCAATACTAGTATATAAAAGTTTCTCAGAAGTATCGTGAAAATACTCAGGACGTAGAAACGGCATAACTTTACGAACAAAATCTTCATTCGTTAGTAAGTTAGATAAAATTGTTCTCTCAATCCGTGCCGTTTGCATATATCATTTCGCCTTTCTCTATTTTCTCTTCAATCTGTTCAACTATAATATCACCAACAACTGATAAAAAGTCATTCTCAATAGTGATATCTTCTTTGTTTTCTAGTATCTCATACTTGAAACGCATTGCTCTTTGACCAGTATCATCTGGTTCGCCGAACTGAATACGACCTACTTGATAGATGATACCTTCGTATTTACCTTCAAGTAGTTTAGTTGCTAATACTCTGTCTTTAGTAGCGTAACTATATTTCACCGCCATAACTAAACTTCTCCTTTGCATATGCATCAATCTTCTGCATTACTTCTTCAGTAAAATATACTTCAGGAGAGTGCAAAATCTCTTTACCATATCTCTTAGAACCATCAGCAACTTCAATACGAGTTGCTACTTTCTTAAAGATACCTGCTTCTTCAGCAAGTTCGATAAGACCATAGTATCTATTCAGACCGCCCTTATAACGTAAAGATACATCAATCATAGAGTTCTCTTTAGTTAGTCGAGACTTGTTTAGTTTACAGTGAATAATATTACCTACTACTTCTGTGCCGTCTTTATCTTTTCTCTTCGATAAGAATACGATTGATGAAGCGGCATACTGAAGACCAGAACCACCACCCATTACTTTCTGTGGGAACATAGTACCCATTTGGTCATAAGTGTGATTAGTCACAATCATAGGAACTTTTGCTTTACCTAACTTCAACGTCAATACTCTGAATGCCGCCTTAGTAAGTTGCGCCCTAGTCATGTCTCTAGTCTCTTTACCATCTGCAGTATCTTCAATCTCTTTTGTTGTAGACAACATACCAAGACTATCAAGAACAAACAACAGAGGTTTACGCTCTGCATCTGATTGCTCAATATACTTGTCGAGAATTTTGATACTTTGAGTACGAAACTCTTGGATAGTAGTTACTGGCATCATTACAATACGTTTAGTATCAATACCACGTTCATCAATCATATCTTTTGTTAAAGCACTTTCTGTTTCAAAATAAACAACGCCTGCATCAGGATTGCTATCTAGAAAATGCTTTACCAAACCGAGAGCAAAGAATGTTTTTCCGGTGCTGGATTCACCAGCAATAGCAGTAATTTTATTTGATGGTAGACCACCATAGATACTACCACTCAATAGTGCATTGAAAGCATACGAACCAGTATCAATGTAACCTTGTACGTCACCTGCTTCGACACCATCATCGACAATGCCTGCATACTCATTCTTACTTTCTTTGACTATTTCTTTTAAAAAGTCATTCATTTACTATACCTCATTTGTTATACATAATATATCATAAACACCTACAATTGTCAAGGTAGATGTTTGTCTTGATATGGTGAAAGTACTGGATCAATATATTTTGAAATCATGTCTAGTTGGTCGTGATATTTCGCCATATGTTCTAGTTCTTTTTCTAGTGTTTCGATGATATCTGAATGCTCACCGATTCCTACAGTTCGGTTCATATAAACTAAAACATTTGCTTTATGTTTAGCAATTTGACCTTCTGCGTGTTTTCTTAGTGCATCAACTAAGTGGTTGTCTATGACTATAGACCTATCTAAAGTAGTCATTGTTTTTCTCCTATCCGAAAAAGTCTTCTAATGTTGCGACTTTCTCTAACTGCCAACCTATACTCTGTGAGATAAAACTCAAAGGGTCTAGGAAGGATTTTGTGAATTGCATATCGTAATCGATGTATCTATGCAAATCAAACTCTGTTGGTAAATCTGACAAGAAGGAAACAATGTTCTCACCTATAGGGTTAGGCATTTTTAAGTGAACGAATTTTATCTTCTCGCCATCTTTGATTTGAGGATATCTCTTAGATATCTTTTTGTCTTTTACTGTCTGATTAAACATCAGTGCGCCACGGACGTGCATCGGTGTGCCTTTTGTATAAACTTTCAGTTCAGACGCATACTTCTTAATACCATTCACCGAACGAGGAAATGCAATTTCTTCTGGTGGTAGTGTAAAGAATTCTTCTCTAGTCTTATCTACAAACTCAATCAAGTCATCATTAGAACCATTCACAATCACAGAGATTGCTTCTCTTAGAAATACACGAACTGGTGCAGGAGTACTTGACTTGACAACTTCTAAACCCATAATCTTGAGTTTAGGTTCTGCATACTGTACACCTTCAGAGTTGTGTACGTTGAGAACATATCTTTTCTTTGCAGTCCAGATGCCACGGTCAGCGATTACTTCACGCTTCATAAACATCTTTTGTGCATAAGCATTCATATATGTAGCAAGGTCTTGATAACAACTATCGATAAACGGTTCAATTTTCTCAGAACCCACTCTATCAAGAAATTTAACCACCTTGGGAGTGAGTTCACTACGTTGACTTTTCGTGAATGGGACTCCATCGTTAAACACCTTGTGTACAAGTTTACTAAGATTAATGTATACTGAATCCGTATCACTTGCAATAATGTAGTTACTTTCTTCATCATCTTTCAATAACTTTCTGAAATATTTGTTCAGTGCTTTTTCAATCCAACGAATAGAAAGTTGACCAGATAGTGTGATACCTTCTGCTTGTCGAATATCAAAGTATCTGAAGTACTGATTACCTAAAGCACCATAAGCAGAGTTTAGTGCAATCTTCTTCGCCATCTGAATATTATTGTAGCGAGAGATAAAGTTTTTCAGTTCAGGTTTCTTTGTAATTTGATACTCTTGTTCTGCTTCAAGCATTTTCTTCTTATAGAATGTTCTAGTCTCGTAAATCTCTTCCATCATCTTAGGAAGAAACCCTTGCACATCTGCACGAAAACATTGACCATTCGCCGCCATTGATAAATTCTTTTGCTTCAATACTGAGTTGTCAAACTGCTTATCTAACAAGTCATCAACATTAACATCTAGTCTTTCATTAGTAATAGTGTCAGGAGATATGTTGTATTGCATAATCAAGTGTGGATATAGTGAATTCAAATCGAATGACATAACCCAATCATGTTGACCCACAATAGGGTCTTTTACATAAGCACCAGCGTAAGCAGTGTCTTTATTATGAAAAGACTTAGGAGGAATTACAACGCCTCTTCGTCTTAGATAATTGTAAATCAGCATATCCCAACATCGAACTTGAGAGAATACATCTTCATAGTTCACACGAAAGTCATACGCCATCGTCATTTGTAATTCAATCAGACCAAGTTTATCTTCAAGTTGAGATACTAATTCAACGTCACGAATGTTATAGTCTACAAACTTAGTCCAATCTTGAGTATAGAAGTCTTTGAAGTTCTGATACTCAGAGTGGTCTAATTTCTCAGAACCGAGTTCTACATTTGCAATATGTGCAAGTGCAAAACTTTCATAACCAATACCACGATACTTACGAAACAATTCAAGATAGTCAATACCAGCGATACCAAAGATATCATAGTACTGTTGCTCTTGACCTCTGACAGTCATCTTACCGCTTTTGACAATCTTCCAAGGCGAGATATAACGAACTTGTTCTTCGCCTAGTACTCTCTCGACACGATTGACAACATACGGAATATCAAAGAAGCGAGTATTCCAACCAGTGATAACATCAGGTTTGAATTCATTCAACCAGGCAATAAAGTCTTTCAGCATCTTTGCTTCGCTATCGAAATATCGATACTCGACTTCAGTGTTCTTACCGTGATACTCTCTCGTACCCCATGTAATCAACTTCTTTGTTAGATTGTCTTGAATTGTGATAAGCAGAATGCCTTCATTGGCAGTCTGAATGTTTGGGAAACCATACTCTGTTTCAGTCTCAATATCTAGAGAGATTACAGATATTTGTTTTGTATCGAAAGCAATCTCTTCTTGCTCATAGAAGTTGTCTGAAATCCATTGATAGAGAAATTGAGTTTGACCATATACTTTGAAGTTTGATACATCTTTGTAATCTTCAAGAAACTGTCGTGCTTCTTTAATAGAACCAGGTTTGAAATCTTCTACATAGTCACCCTCAATAGTTTTGAACTGCGTAGGTTTCTGTGACTTTAGAAACAATGTAGGCGAGAAGTCTTTGTATCTTTGCATGACACGTTGACCATCATCGTTGACACCTCTTACAAGTAAGTTGTTGCCCCATTGTTGAACATTAGTATAAAATTTCAATAGATGTACCTCAATAATAAAAACTCATTATATAACAAAACACACATAAAGTCAACCCCTATGTGCGGTAATAGTGTTAACCAAGAATAGTTTGATTTGGAACTATAAGTCCACTTCCAAAGTTCTTGTTATAACTATTTAAGATTTCTGTGTTTGGTTCAGCAACATACATGATACTTGTTTTGTTTACTGCAATCGGTTTATCTGTGAATGCTGAATACGGACCCATTTGGACTTGAACACCTTTGCCATTTTGATTTGGGGATAACATAATGATAGCAGGTTTTTCACACTGGATTGTTTCATCATCTTCTTTGTGAACTTTAGTGATAATCTCTTCACCGTTCATCATCTTAATCACTACTACATTACTCATTTGGTACCTCTGTCAATTCTTTACAAGTTTGTATCGATCCTAGAATAGCATTTGCTTCTGCTTCTAGTTGTGTGATTGCTTTTCGATACTGTTGTAACATTGTTTGTCTTTCACGCAATTCATTTTCAAGTTGTGTGATTTTGTCGTTAATACGAATGATTGGAACATTCATTGCTTGTAACTTATCTGTCACTGGTGTCGCTTTTTTTGTCGCCATTATATACTCCTAATTATAAAGTGAGCAGTTTATCTTCATGCTCAGGAAGTAGATACTATTTAACTTCAATAGTTCTAGGTTTCTTCTCTTCTGGTACAATACGTTCAAGTTCGATATTTAACATACCGTCTTTAAGTTCTGCACCATTCACCACTACTTCATCAGCAAGTGTAAATTTACGAGTAAACTGTCTATTAGAAATTCCTTTCCATAGATGGTCGTTCTCTTCTTCTTTATCATGCTTTACAGATTTGATAGTCAGACATCCATCTTCGAATTGAACATCAACGTCCTTCTTCGAAAAACCTGCAAGTGCCATACTGATATGATACTTGTAAGAGTTCTCTTTATCCTTTACAATATTGTAAGGCGGAAAACCTGTAGATTGTGCTTGATGTTGTGCGTAGTCCCACAACCTATCAAAGGTGCGGTCGAATCCTACTGCATATGGTGTTAGAAGATTATGGTCAAACGCACTAAGCGCCGACCTTAATTGTGTAAGGTTAGTCATAATTGCCTCCTTGTTAAGCAAGACTGATTTATAAAACACGACCCTACCATAGGCATCGTGCTACATATTATATAGTCAATTTTTATCATAATACAAGTCTCAATGTCGGTAATACTATGCTTCTTGCTTTTTCTTACCGATGTTATATTTAGTTTCTAAAATCCATTCGCTCTTTTCTTTGAACGCAATAACTTTAATTTGTGACAATGGTGCCTGTGTGACAATCTTTTCTTCAGATAAAACTTTTACAAGTCCCCAATCGTTGAGCAACTTCACAATCGTATTTCTACGACTTTGGTCTTCTTCTGAAAAGTTAGTCTGCTTACCATCTAGTCCGAATAATTCTTTAAAGTGAACGATGAAGTATCGCCCTTGCTTATGTAGAATATGACAAGACTGATATAATTTCTTATCTTTCTTTGATGCAATCCCTATGCGAGATAGCGTTTCTCTAATTTTTAGAAAATCATCAGGTTGAGATAGTTGTACCTCGACCATATTTTCAACTGTCCATTCATTCATTTTACTCCACCTTTATTACTAATCTTTTTCTTAATCTGATTTAGTTGAGTAGGTGAAAGAACTTGAAGAGCGGCAATCGCTTTGGGATATGAGTAGTTGTAGTATGCTTTGACATATTCTAAGTCTTCACTCTTATCTGCTTTTTGCCATTTATCAAATCGCTTTCGCTTACTAATACTATTTAGTAAAAAGTCAAATTGTAAACGCTTCGGCAGACCATGTCGCATATTCATCTCGTTTGCTTGAAGTACAGTATCAATACCCATACTTAAACCACGATTGACGATAAAGGGATTGTAGTCTTTTTCTGTTATGTCATCAACTATCATTTGTTCTTTTGTGTAGTTGATTGCTTTAATATAATCAAATGGTGTCATCGCTTTGGTCCTCTATTCAGACACTTCATAAAATAAACTTGAGATATTCTCCAGTTATCTACCCACTCACTGTGGTCTTGTATATATGCTCCATGCACATACCAACTAGGATAGACAATGCATCTATTCTTTCTAGCAGGAATAACTGTTGCTAAGTCTGCATTCTGGTCAACATCTACTCGTATATCAATAACTTCATCTTGGTCTGTATGTACATTATAATAAAATGCAGTACCATGCTTCTCACTGTCATTCATATAGATAACAGAGGCAATATGATTAAGACTATCTTGATGAGGATAAGATTGAATATTTTGACCAGGAACATCTTCAGACATCCACTTGAAGTAGTTGAATGCATAATCATATTCTTTATCTACACATTCGACATTTAACTTGTGTTTCGCTACATCTCTGATGAGCATTTGACTTTCATGCTCTGTAGAATGCTCTGTAGGCGTCACTTGAATGTTATGTCTACAATCATAGTAATCTTTGAAGTTGCGTGACTTAGCATTCAAGTGATAACTAGGTACCCATGCACTATGTAACATAGACTGAATATCATCAGGATATGCATAGAAGTTATCAATGATAACTACTGGACCAATGCCGTCAATGTTCTCTACACTAGTTGATATCTGATTGCTAAGTGCAAAAAGTTCGTGATGTAAGTAAGGTATAATCATTACGCAAACTCACAATCAACCATCACTTCCGTAAAGAATGCGACCATATTTACTTCTTGGTCTGCTACATGAACATTCTTATACTGATAATCTGCTATTTTAAGAACACAAGCAGGAATACTTGCAGGTTGTAAATGCTCACTCATAGTGTCATATACTTTGCGATAGATATCATCAGCACCAGAGGTGTGAATAGTATCAGCGACCCATTTACGCATACTAGAGAAGTCTTTAGTCTTACAATAACCAATTACAGTTTTTACTTCTACATCGCCTGAATTACCCGCCGCTTCTGCATCAATGCGACCACCAATCGAAATCTTCTGAAGTTCGTTGAGTGTACGGCGGAAGTCAGGAAAGAATTTTGAAACTATACTAGCAACAATCTCATTCTCGAATTGAACATTCTCTTGAGTAAGAATATCTTGAACACGCTTGAAAAATGAACCAGCAATTTTTTGTTTTTCTTCTTTCGGAGTACTAAACTCAATTACTGAACATCTACTATGCAATGCAGGAATGATTTTGTTTTTATAGTTACAAGTGAAGATGAAACGACAATTCTTACTGAACTCTTCAATGAAGTTACGCAATGCTGGTTGCGTCACCGCAGTCAAATAATCTGCTTCATCATATATGACTACCTTTCCCTTGCCACTGAAGGATACAGTACTAGCAAAGTTGACAATCTTAGTTCGTAAGGTATCGATATCACCCTCACTTGAACCGTTAAGAATGATCCAATCATAACCCATTTGCTCACATAATGCCTTTGCTACAGTTGTCTTACCGACACCTGCAGACCCACATAGCAATAGATTAGGAATCTCGCCATTCTCAACAAACTGGAGAAACGTATTTTCTAGATGCTTCGGTAAGATAGCATCTTGTATAGTCTGTGGTCTATACTTCTCCACCCACAGAAATTCATCACTTTTAATATCCATAATAATCCTTTGTGTTAACCTTCAAATGTGCTATCGACCTCTAGAGCAATCCAATACTGCAAGTTCTTGTTAGCATTGACCCAATGTGAAATATTCTTACTTGATACAATCAAGTCATACTCACCTGGAATCATTCTCAGATTATCACGCTTGAAGTACATAGAGAACTTACTACCAGTGCCTTCTGCTACTTCAACATTGAACTGATTTGAAGTTTGGTTCTTCTTATCAGTTGCAATAAGATTAATAGTATCACCATCACTAATCAAACCGATATCAGATAGTTGCATGATATTAGATGCTTTCAATAAATCTGAATATGTTGATTGAGTGATACGGACTTTTACTTCACTACTTGGCATAGTGATGCCTTTAGTCGGTGATACTACTAAACTAGGATCAGCATACCAGAACTTAGAAACTGCTTTGCCTTGTGACACAGTTAAGTAGTCATCAAACAAATTAACGTCTGGTGCTTCGTAAAGTGATAGAACACTTAGAAAGGAATTCAAATCATAGATAGCAAACTCTTTATCAAAAGTCTCTTCGACTTTCGCAGTTGCTAGAACATTTTTCATCACTGAAATAGTCTCTAAAGTGTTACCTGGTTTGATGAGCAGGTTCTCATTAATCTCGCTGAAGTTTTTCAAAACCTCAAAAGTGTTTTTACTGATTTTCATTATAAATCCTCATCATGTATGTGCAGTTGTATAATTGCATAGTGTAAGACTTTTAATAAATCTTTTCGGGCATCACTAGCAGAACCCTTTTTGCCATATCGTTGTGCATACTTTAGCACATTGCCGATACAAAAACCTGTGCCGTGTCCACCATCGATGATGAACTCGGTTGCTTGAAACTTGTCTTTTGAATAGTGACCCTTGTTATAGGTCGCATCAATGTATGTTTGGAATTCTTCTATTAAGTTCTTTTCGTTGAACTTGTATTCTATCTTAGTATTTTTCATATTTCTCACTTTTAGTTTCATAATAAATTAAATAATAGTAAGGGCACCGAGGAGAAAGGTGATGTAAGATGATGTCCTCGATGCCCATACGTTAGACTGTTACGATGCTAGTGCTTGAAGACCAGCGGCGATAACTGCCTTAGATGGTGTACCTACACGATACGCTACAGTGCTACCTTTACCGGTAGGGTTAGCATAAATCATGTTGCCTTCGAAACGAAGGTCATGTACACGCCTTGCAACATTCACTGTATTAGTGTTTGCTTTTCTTGCAAGTTGTTTAGTGGTGAATGAAGCACCTGTTGAAAGTGCATTCATAATTTTTGTCTTTACAGACGTTTTTGCTTTTGTCATTATAAGTTCGCTCCTTATATAATGTATTTGCGAGACTACACAATGTAGTCTCTATCAAGTGTTTTAAGTATACTCTTAAAACGGTGTTTTGTCAACATCTTCTTTTGGTGCAACTTCACTTTCACCGAAATCAGTATTGACTGCATCAGCATCTACCTTTGTGTAAAGGTCGATGAACGCTGATTTTGTTTCATCGTCAAAACGATTGATACACATTTGTATCGCTTTCATTCTGTCACCAAAGACGGAATATGCTTTAACGATGTGGACTAGTCTACGAGTTGCAATCAACTCATCGATTCCTCCATCGAGGAAAGTCTTTCTGATAATATCTGCCCACTTGACAAGTTTATCAGCAAAGTCCTCATCTTCTTTATCGACTGCAATCAGTTCTTTTGAGACAATCTTTTTCTCAATAGCGACTGCAGGATAATCTTGTTCGATTGTAATAGGGAACCTTTCAAGGAACGCCTCGTTCAGAATGTTAGTGCCGATGAAACGACCATCTTCTGAACCCTTACCTTTAGTATTGGCAGTTGCTACAATCTGAAAACCAGGTGTTGGTTCTACGAACTGGTTAATCTTCTTGAGAAGAACACCACCGCCTTCTAGGATTGGTTGCAAACACATAATCTTGTTTGATGCAAGGTCAATCTCATCTAGAAGCAGAACACCGCCTGCTTTCATTGCTTGGATAACTGGACCATCATACCAGACAGTCTCACCATCGACAAGTCTATACCCACCGAGTAAATCATCTTCATCGGTTTCGATAGTAATGTTAACTCTAAAGAATTCTCTTTTGAGCATTGCACACACTTGTTCGAACATCATGGTCTTACCATTACCTGATAGACCAGTGCAGAAAATAGGGTAGAACATTTTAGAACGAATGATGCTTCGAACATCTTGGAACTGACCAAAAGGAACATAGTTCGCATAGACTTGAGGAATCAAGTTGTGAATAGTAGTATCACTCACTGCGATAGTTTTTTTCGCTTGTGGTTGTTCTGGAACTTGAATGTTTTGCATTACTGCATCAACCTTTGTTTCAGGCATTACACTGCCACCAATTAGTGAATACAAACCGTTACCTATTTTGTACTCGTCATTTTTAACAATCCAAGACGGAGCATATTTCATACCCATCTCATTTGCTACAGTAACCAATTCTGCTCTGGTAAAATCATTCTTACCATTGAACAGTTCTTTTGCTTTCGCAATATAGTCATCACGTTTATTCATCATATTATCACCTTTTCTCATCATTATAATTTATTATAGCATTATTCTTAGTAGTTTGTCAAGCACTATTTTCACTTTTTATGGCAAATAATGCATTTTTTTTCATTTTTATGCTATATTTTCGATAAACTTTTGTAGGATTACCCTATTCTTTAGTTTACCACGACCCATTCTCTTGAATGCGGTAGTTAGTTTTTGCTTTGAAGCACCATTCATATCATCACCAAGACCTTCATCTACAACCTCAAGTGCTTTACCACCTTTGATTATGTACAGTTCATCAAGACCAGACTTTGTAGAAGTGGTAGCATTATCTCTTGTTAAGACTTTTTTCCAGTGGTCAAAACTGACTGCCATATCATCATCTCTATTAGTCCAATCTGCAAAGTACAGTGACCAAGCATAACGAATTTCATTACGACCAGCGACAAAGAAACCAGTTGTATTAGCACCAGTTGATATTTTCAGCAACTTGTACAAACCTTTTGTAATATCATTACTATCGACACTTGACCATTTACTATTGTTTTTGATAGCAACTTGATTTTGACCATCTCGCAGGATCAAAGTACCTGCTTGACGATAAGTATCATCATTATGTCTCATTCGGGAAACATCGTCACGGTCTTTTTGATAACCAACAACGCCATCGATAGAGTGACTTGAACCATCAGTTAAAAATGATGTACTAACAATCTGCACATTATTTCTTTGCTTGAATTCTTTTATTAATCTAGTAGCAAGTACGATACAATGATTAAGAGGTGTACCACCAAGATACATATCACGAGGAAGACCCCACCATGCATAGTCGCCTCTGCTTTTTCTATCGTACATAGAACCGATTGCATTAGCAACACCGAGAGCATCATTGAATTCTTTTGAAGTCATTTTCTCACTGAACAATTCAAGAAGAGAAATATTTTCAATGTTTGCTTCGTGCATATTTCTTGATTGACGCATCATTTTTGCTTCTTGTGAAAGGTTGTTCTTAGCATACTCAGAAGAGAACCCATAAGCGGCGAAAGGAATTTGCGCCTTCTTACAAAAGAGTGCAAGGTTAATCAACTGTTGCATAGTACCATGCATATTATCTGCCATTGAACCAGACCAGTCAAGAAAGAAAACCATACCGTGGTCTTTACCATTAGGAATAATATTTTTCTTTAGGAAGATATCATCATTATACTTGTATGAGTGTAACTTATTTACATTCAGAACACCAGTTCTGGCAGTAGTCGCTCTCGCATATCTATCTGCCTGCTTTTTCATTTCGAATTCTTTATGCAAATAGTTGATAACTTTTTCATTTTCTTTCTTGAATTCTTTTACATTCTTAGAAAGAGTTGTCTCATTTTTTGAACCAGGAGTAACATTCCAATGGTCATAAAGTTTCTTTTTAATCTCTTGAAAAGGAACAATGTAGTCATTGATTTTAAGAACTTTAGGAACATCAAAATAACGAACTTGCTTGTTAGTGTCAGTCTCAACCATATCTTTAGTAGATTGTTGAGTAGCAAGGTCAGTTAGTGATTTCGCACCAGGAGTAAGACCTTCTGTTTTCGCAATGTCTTCGGTCATGTTTGATTTTGGAACAGGTTTTGTCTCTGCACCTTCATCACCTTCATCATCACTCTTTTCAGTAGCATTTGAACGAACATCTGTACCTTCTTTTGAATTTTCATCTTCTTCAGTATCAGGTTTTGATTGCTCACTCTCACTACCAGTCTCTTCTTGATTGTCATCAGACTGTGCAGTGTCTTGTTCTTGAAAATCTTCTTCGTTCTCATTCTCACCAGACATTGGCATTGAAGTCAAATACTGGTCGACTTGCTCAGGATCATCTTGCTTTTTTTTCTCTAACTCATCTTGACAATACTCATAAAGTTCTTCAGCAAGAGCAAAGACTTCATCGAAAGTCTCAGTAGTTTTTGCTCTGGTCATAAACTCTTCTTCTACACTATCGAAAGGAATATCGATTTGTGTACCGAGTTTTGCTTTAACATTCATTCTGTCGATAAGAAGAAGGTCAGCAACATTCATACCATCAAGTTTGAAAAAGTTATCTGCTTTCAACTTAGCATAGGCATTAAAGAAAGGTTTTCTCAGACCAGGATACTTCTTTTGAATTAGTCGCTCAATACGAACATCTTCGACTACGTTTACAAAAGAGTGAAAATTCTTAGGTTTGTCAGCGAGTTTTTCTAGACCCTCTATTGGAGTGTATAGTGCGTGAGAAACTTCGTGACCAACAAACAAGTCTAATACTTCATCACTGATATCTTTCATTGTAGGAATACGCAAAATACGTTTTTCAACATCGAAACTTGCAGTCTCGACATTAGCGAATTCTACAGATAGATTTTCAGTGGCAAGTAATTTTGCTAGTACTGACTTTATTTCTTTAACATTGTTTTTCACATCAACCTCTTTTCTCATCATCATGTAAACATTATCGCATATTTTAATGTATATGTCAAGCGAAAACCACACTAATTATGGCAATAATGCAAAATAAACTGAAAATCATAAAATATGTTGCAAAAATACAACAAATCAACCAATAAATCAGTCTAAAGGGAAGAGTTAGTCCGAACCAAATACTTTTAAATATCATCATAGGTAAACTATACCATAAACTATTTAGTATGTCAAGTACTATTTTTACTTTTTTTGAAGAAATATTTGAATTGTTTTTCGTATAGGTGACCTAGAATTCAATGCAGTGGTCGAATGTGGTACGCCTTCTACTTGAAGTATTGCTCTATTCATTACTGGTGGTATTGCTACAATCTCTTCTTGTCTTTTATACATGAAATATCCACCATCATTTTCATCGTGGTCGGATAAGTATATTGTCATTGCCGCATCGTGACCTGCATCATCGTGCCAAGGTATATAACTGAATTCTGTCCAATAGAAAAAACTTGCAGATTTTATCTCATACTCATTTGCAGTTTCATCTATCTTTTTCTGTAGAACTTCTAATAACTTTTCATCTTCTATCTTACAACAAACAACAGGAAAACTATTACCTATTACTGCTTTAGTCCAACCAGCATTAGTACTTTTACAAGCGTCTGGACTATAATAGATTTCATTCGATAGTTCTTTCACATTAAATAAATCATCGTATGATAGAAAATTTTCAAATACTGAAACTGTTGTCATCTCTGAAATACACTTGCCATAATTTTATACTCATGTCTCGTTAAGTTTTTACTAAATCTTGAATGCATAATAGACATCGAACCATCGTTGTGGTGTTCAAATTGTTTGATTCCTTGTAGTACATGGGCAGATATATCTTGAGATGATAATTTTTTAAGTCCATGTACATTCTCTAGAATATTCTCATAACTGTGATATTCATAATCATTGAAAGTTGATTGTATGATAACTAAAATTCCGTCTTCATTTAGTGCTTGTGATAGTCTAAGTAGTAATGCACTCTTATTATCATAATCTTCGAATGCTTCATATGAAAATAGAAAGTCTGCTTTACCTTGCTTAGACAAGATGAAGTCTTTATAGAATGATAGACCTTTTTCATTCCATATATCTTTGCAGTGATGTAGTAATTGAGTTGAACCTGTAAATCCGATACACTTTTTAAAACCAAACTCTCTCTTGAGTCCAGCGATACCACAACCTTTACCGGTGTTAATATCAACAATAGTTTGATTAGTTGGGTCTGTTAGATAAGGTAAGATAAAGTGCCTGTATGCATTGTAACAATACTTGTCAATGCCAAACGCTTTATCATAATCGAAATTACCCCAATCTTCAAAATCAACTGGAGGGTTTACAAAAAGATTACGACTTTCTAAAAACAAAGATTGGTTCATATTTTAACCAGATACCATTCACTTTACAAAAATTCTTTGCTCGTGGTTTACCTGTCTCCTCATCTACTCTATTACCGCCAGGCATTTGAGCAAGTGCCATTTTCAACATAGTCACATATTCAAACCCTAGGTTCTTACATATATTTATGCTATCGGATTCTAGTGGAAGCATAGTGTTACCAAATTTAGCATCAGCAATGTTCCAGAGCAAGTATCTGTCGCTTTTAAGATACTTGTAAGCATTCTCTAATGTAGGTCTCAGAAAACCTTCTACCCACGTTTCGTATTGGTCGAACTTCTTGTATGATTGTTCTTCGTCATCACTGTACGCCTCTTTGGCGAAATATGGTGGGGAAGTGAATACCATGTCGAGAGAGTTTTCCTCACACTCAAAGGTCTCTGAACCGACTTGATGTATCTCGTATGTGTTTGTGTGTGGGAAGAGTCCGTTGCCTCTGTATGTTTTTTCATTGAAAAATCTCGCTAGTTCTTCATACTTTGTTGATTTGGTACCATCTTCCAATACAACAGTGTGGTCAGTGTTGGGATCAGTACCAATATAATGTATAGAGCGGTCATCACGAACAGACATAGCACCGAGAATACGACCACCCCAACCAGCACTAGGATCCCAAATACGAATAGTAGACTGTTCTTTAAAGTGTTCGGTATATTTTTCATAGAGATACTTTGCAGTTAATGGTGGAAAGTTCACGGCATATTGACACCATGAAATACGAAATGGTTTGAAACCTAGAGGAAAAATCTTTTGACCTTTTTTAAAAAACATAATTTGATATACATTCATATCATCTTTCATGTTTACTTTACAGTTCTCAGGAATATCTAATTTCTCAATTTCTTCTCTAGTTAAAGATGCCCAATTAACACCTCTAAGTTTATCATCATAACCTGTATACTCTTCTTCTTTATCAGGTTTCAACCAATAGTCGTGTGTATCGTATTGTCTTCCTACTTTCTCAAACCAGTTAATAAAGTCTACGCCAGATTTTACTTTGTACTTTTGATTTTCGAAATCTAGTACATCATCCAACTTGACAGGATTAGAATAGTGATAAAAACTATCTCTCTTGAAATGTCTATGTCCATATGTGTATACCTTTTGAAATAAGTCTTCGTCTACAAAATGGTCGTAGATGCTCTTTGCTTTACTTATATCATTATACACAATCTTAGTCTTCATCATTGTAGGAAAGAACTGATTGGCGGCATTACCTATAACACTAGTATTTCTAATAACATCTGTGTCATTAGTTTCTTCATTAAAGCATTCAAAGTCTTTTACGTTGAAACTAGACATCTTATTAAACTGGTCAATAATCTTATCTTCTGACCAACCAACTCTAGGGGGTAGACCGAGAGTATCCCATGAATAAACGACTTCTCTACGCATATCACGCAACCATGTTCTAAAATCTTCATCGGACATCCATAGAACTTCTTCGAATGTCTTATTGACTTCGTGTTCTAATAGATAACTATTTCTCTCGTAAAAATGCTTCATTCAATAACCTCTACTTCATTGTCAGTTTCTATTACTACTCTTGCACCGCAAGAGAGAATAGGTTTTTCGCTACCACCATATCTCACTACACTGTCGCCATGTATTTTAACTGCATGACAATATGTGTTCGTTCTACCTTTTTTGATAGTGATGACAGGTTCATTGGTACCATGTTTTTTGTTTGCTCTAATCTTATGTTGATTAACGTGTATATAAGTTTTCATTATAACACTAAAGGACTAGTTTTGTCAAGTACTATTTCGCAACTTTTCCAAGTTAATGTCATTCTTAGATTATTCACGCTTTCAGTAGATAGTCCTCTATGTGACATTATTGAGTTGAAAATCACAACTCTACCTGCCTTGAATGGAACAATACCCATATTTGTTTCAAAACCTTGTATGCCTGCATCTTGCCAGTTTACCATATACAAGATTGTCATGTGTGCATCAGGATCAGTTCTATGACCACTATCGATATGCATTGAACCATCTAACTTATATGTCTGACCATTGATATAGATATTTTGATTGTCTACTTTGAAAGTTTTAAATTTATAATAGTCAGATATAACATCAAGTATTTTCTTTTGATGCCAACAATCTGTAATCGGTGAATTATCATTCAAACGTCTAGATGACCAAAAGATTGCATCATTAGGATTATTAGATACGTTGCCATATTCAAATAAATTTGTATGATACTTAGTTGATACTTCTTGAATAAACTCATCAGTAAACAAATCATCTACATAATCGATTTGCTTTCTCATGCCGCTACATTCCAAAATAAATTAGTTTTACTATTGTTCATATTTTCTTTTATCACTTTCCATGCTTTCGCATCATATTCAGGCGCAGAAGGAAAAGGTGGTGCTTCTTCCTCTTTTACTGGTTTATCAAACTTATAAGGTACTTCATGTAAGATTGCTCTACCAATCTGTCTCTCACTAAGTTTATGACCCGTCTGTATCACATGAACTTCGGACTCTGGGAATGCAAGTTGCAACCCTCGGTTCAGAGTTCCGCTTGATCCTACTGTCCATATTACGTCTGGCACTAGAGGTAGCGACTGCGATACTTTCACTATACTTCCTAGCACCCAATCGTGTTCTAGTCCTAAAGGCAACGTCTTTCGGGTCTTCGGACTCTCTCTGCGATAATGCTCTGCTTTTGACAGAGTAACATTTAACATTCCCATCTTCACCCATTCAATATTACCTCCGTATTCAAGATATTTTTCTTGATGCCATGTTGGTTCTTTTCGTGCCGCCCAAAAGCAAGTTGAATTCTTATTATATTTTTTACAAACATACGCTAAAGAAATAGGACCCCAACCAACTTTGTTGCTTCCTCCAAATACCCATTCTTCGCATTCGGTATCTCTAATGAGTTTGTCGATGAACCTAATCTTACTACCAGCAGGAAGCAAATCGTCACGAACAACATGAATGTCATCATGCATCTCAATAACGGGTGCATCATAAGGGTCGACCCAATCTTCAACTAACGCTAAATAATCGTCTGCATTTATCATTTGCTTCTACATCCACTACTAAATGAATTCTGATATCATCACCATTATTCACTGCCATGTGTGGTTTTCGAATATCGAGGTACCACAGTTCACCTTCTTTCATATTTACATTATGTTTCTGACCATGCATATTCCATGAAGTAAACTCCATCTTAGGATTTGTAATTACTGGAATATGTAGTCTCATAATTCTTCCGTCTGCAACACCTAAGTCAGGATCGACTTGGTCAGTATGTCTACTCAATTCTCCACCTCCTGGTACGAGAGACATAAATCTAATCCGTTCGACCCTATCAGTAGGTATCTTCGAAATAAGTTCATTTACATAAGGAAACTTTTCACGCAATGGGGTATCTTCACATTGCCATTCTTCCCATGTATCGTTATCTGCTTTCCATTTCTTATTCATCTCTACTGGTTTTGCAATAAAAGATGCATCTGGTCTGTAACCTCTGAGAGATATTGCTGACCATGATCCTTTCTTATTGTAATTTGAGTAGTGATTTGTGTATTCTTGTTGGATATTTTCTAGTTCAGTGACGATAAACGATGTTTCGATGTTATCAAATGTACACTTCTTGATGTTAACCGCCTCAGCGCCGTCTATGAGCGTGTGTGAACGATCCTCGAAGGATATACTAGAATTACGATAGTATACGCTATAAATCTCTGCAAATGTCGTTATTTTACTACCAACATACTCAAACCCACAATCTTCAGCAAAATGAATAAACTTTTCATCTTCTGCCCAACCAAACAACCAGCAACTTCTATTAGAATATGCTCCGATATAGTTTTTTACATTCTCTGTGTACTGAGAAATATTTTCAATTATAACATCACCAGGTTCTTTATAACCGATGATAGGTCCAGTTCCATGCATCGTAATCTTAGAACGAACTTTTGCTTCTTTAATATTAATCCAAGCATCGCCTGCTTTGCGTAGAGTACCTTTATCTAAAAAGTCTGCTACGTTATTCTTCTTGAACTGTGCAAAAGGACTATCGGTGTATTTATTATAATTATCGTACTCGGCAGTAATCTCTTTTAGATAATCTAACTGATATCCTTTCTGCCAATCTTTCATTGCTTCTTCCATATTATACCTTTCTCTCAATGCTGAAACTTACTGATATTCTTGGTTCTATAATTTCTAATCTGTGCATCTTTCCGTGTGGAATATATATCATATCATTTGGTTCAAGTATGGCATCATCTTCACCAGTGTACCATTTTGTTCTACCCTTTATCTGCCAGATGTATGTGTTATCATAATCACTGTGCCAGTCAAAGCATTGTGAGTGTGATACCAGTGATATAAACATATGACAATTAACTCTATGTGGGTCTTTGACATTGTGTTTAAATTCTAACACTTTTCTCATTTCTTGAACGACTGGTATTAGTTCTGCATGATGAGAAACAAGTGTAGGTAACATATTAAACTTTGTTTCATCATCTTCATCCTCAATACCCACAACTCTCACACCACGTTGAACAAAGTCAGAATACTTTTTTCGTTCTGCTACAGATGCTTCAAAATTTTCAATAGCAGTATCCCAACTAAACAGTTCTAAACCTTGTGATACGATTTCGTCTTCTTTAGGAAGTCTGTGGTATTGAGTAAGTGTCTCCATCTGCTTTCTCTAACTTTCCGGATCGCTCCAATTTTTTTAACATCTTATCTCTTTTCTTCATACCAATATCTAGTGCTAGTTTAGATGCTCTCTGTGTGAAATCAATGCCTAACATATGGTCATACTCATGTAAGAATACTCTAGCAGACATATCTTGTAGTTTGATGTTCTTTGCTTCGTTGTGTTCATTGTAGTATGTTATAGTGCAATCTACAGGTCTTCTAATTGATAACATTAAGAATGGCCATGTTAAACAACCTTCTTTGAATGCTTGTAGTTCAGGTGATATCTGAATAACTTTAGGATTAAAAACATTCATACGAAAATCATCTCTACCCATCACAAACACTTTAGTATGAATACCTACTTGCGTAGCAGATAGTCCTACACCATTATAGTGTTTCATGTTCTCCCACAGTCTATCTGCAAGTTCTACAGGTTCAACAATAGGGTTTAGAAAATCAAATTCAGGCGGTGCGCCTAAGTTCTTAACGTCATGTGGATTTGTTAGTGGTAGTATCATTGTGCCTCAATTCTAGAATAATTATTTGGTTTCGCAAAACGAACTGTGTTTGTAAACTTGTCAAACAATGTGTCACCTTTATGCGATATGACAAATGCATTGATTCCTTTGTCCATAGTATTTAGGATTTTTAAAAACTCTTCTGTACCATTTGCGTCTAATGAACTATCAAACACTTCGTCTAGTATCAATAGATTTGTGTTAGTTGAATTTTTCATCTTTGCAATAGTACGCCAAGTAAACAATAGTGATAAATCAATTCTCAACTTCTCGCCTTCAGAGAATGATGCGTAACTAAAATCATCTCTATGTCTAGACTTGATTGTTTCTTTGAATGAACCATCAAGATTAAACTGAACAAAGAAGTCAAGTGCTTGTAGAAAATGATTTACATAATGATTGATGACTGGTAGATATTGATTTATAATCTTAGTTTTGATACCAGTATCTTTGAGTAAGTTTGCTGATATCTCTGAGTAATATCTTTTGTCGTTCAATGTATTCTTTGTGTCAGATACTTGACGTTCTTCTTCTCTCATAGTAACAAGTTTGTTTTGATGTTCTTCATCATTTAATGCTATAGCATTCGCACGTTCAATGTCTGTATTCCATTCTGCAATGCTTCTGTTCTCTGCTTGAATACGAACTTGTCTATCATTAATAGATTGTTGTTGCCAAGTTACTTTCTTTTGAACTTCATGTATCTCATTCAATCTAGTATTTGTATCATCCCATTTTCTATCTAAATCAACAGATGCCACTTCAATCTCTTGTAGTTTAGCAGTTCTTGCTTTGATTACATCTTCTTTAAATGATACAGGAATATCTTGCTTACAAGTACTACACTCATCATTATCTCTATAGAATGTAATATCATTCGCAACTTTCTTTTGTGTTCGCTTCATCTGGTCTTGTAATGAGTTTATTTTATTTTTTCTGCGTGTAATTGATTCCTCGTCTTCAATGCTTCGTTGTAATTCAGCGATAGTTCGTTGTTTTTCGGAGACTTCTTCTGTGTATTCATGTATTGTGTTCTTCGCCTTGACAATTCGCTCGTTAATTTCCTCTGTCGATTTCTTACGTTGCTCATCTATTCGCTCCAAGTAGTCTTCTTGCAAATCGATTGACTGTCGAACAACCGACAGTTTACTCTCTGCATCTTTATACTCTGAACCAACTTGTAACAACTCACCTTTGAGAATATCATTCATTCGTGTGAATATTTGAATGTCAAGTAAATCTTCAATAATCTCTCTACGATGAGGTGCTGGTAGTTGCATAAAGGGTATAAAAGTCGATGAACCAAGAACAACAATTTGAGTGAAAGACTTATAGTTTAGTTTTAGTATCTGTTTCTCTAAAAACTCTTGATAGTCTTTCGTTGCCGCATCTTGATTAATTAAGATATTGTTCTGATAAATTTCAAACAGATTAGGTTTTAATCCTCTTCTTACTTTATACTGAGAAGAACCAATACTGAATTCAACTTCTACTAGTGCATCTTTCATGTTAATTGAATTGATTAACTGACCAATCTTAATCTTACGAAAAGGTTTATTAAACAATGCAAAACATAGAGCATCTATGAATGTAGACTTACCAGAACCATTTGAACCAACTACAAGTGTCGTTGGTGATTTACATACTTCAATTTCGGTGAATTGATTTCCTGTAGATAGAAAATTGCGCCACCTTACATATTCAAATTTTATCATACTGTTTGATTACTCGCTTCAACATATAATCGTTTCATGTCATTTTTTATTCGTTCTTTGTTCGCAGTAGTGTCAACTTCATCAACGTAACTATGTAGCAAGGATAAAGTATCGTCTAACTGTAAATTCTTATCATCAACAAAAGTAGCATTGAAATCTGTAAAATCTTCAATAATATTAATTTCATGTACATCTGCATTATACAGTTTATCTATTACTTTGTCAAACATTTTCGCATTGATTTTGTTTATTACTACCACCTTTACAAAATGGTCTTTGAAATCACTTGCATCAAAGTCTTCATATGACTTATCTCTATCATTATATTCTAACTTCTTGAATATAGAATACGGATTCTCAATAAATTCAATCTCTCTAGTTTCTGTATCGAATATGTGAAACCCACGTTTATCACCATAGTCAGACCATGTCATTTGATATGGATTACCTAGATATGTAATATTGTCTTGAGTTGATTTATGATGAAAGTGACCACTAAATGCACAATCAAACTTCTTGAATATACTTCTGTCTAATCCATGGTCAAAGTTTGTGAACCCACGATACATTGTAAAACCTTTGACTTCTAAATGACCCATAAGAACTTGTGCATCAGTCTCATCAATAGTGTTCATAGTTCTTTCACGATTATCATCACATATCCAAGGCACAAACAATATCTTACATCCATCAAATTCTACTTCAGATGCTTCTGTATAAATCCAAGGTTCTAACTTACCATCGAATGATGTGAACAATGTTTCCATACTGTTTACTTCGTTTGTGTTCTTAAAGTATGTATCGTGGTTGCCTATAATAACATGAGTGTCTATACCCATACTACCTAGACGCCATACAAAATCTTTTCTAAACTTATGTAATGTCTTGAAGTTTATAAACTTACGTCTATCTGTTATATCGCCTAGATGTATGCACGTTTTGATATTATGTTTCTCTAGATATGGAAAGAAAACATTGTCATAAAACTTAAAGAAATAATTATTAAAGACTTCGCTATCGTTTCTTGCTCCAAAGTGTGTATCAGTTACTAATGCTATTTTCATTATTGTTCCATTTATCAATTAATTGTTTATGTGGGATCACATCGTCAAAATCTTTAAATTTTCTACGTCTAGGAATATGTCCATATGCTTGTACATGGTCTTTAAGAACTTCTTCTGATAAAAACCCTAATGCATACAGTACTTGATTCCAGTTATGTGCCCCAAATATTCTATTTTCTGTGGTGACTGCACCACTTATATTTCCAACATCTTCTAATAATAGCACACGTTCACTAGTAATGTCAAGATATTTTTTCACTTCTGGCGGTATAATTGACTTAGATACATCTTGCCAAAAAGGTGTATCTGCATGACAGTTTACATAGTGTAGTCTCACAAAAGCAAATACTTGTTCAAATAAATCTTGAATTATTGTATTGTATGTATTTTTAGATATGGTAGACGAATTAATATAGTTCGCTAATACTCTTGCTTGTGATATGCCAACACCGATTGCAGTTGCTTCTAAAGGTTCGTAAAAGTGTGATGATAGACCAATCAGTACTGTATTGCCTACCCATGTTCTTTTATAATTACCTGCTTCAAATTTGAAAGTCTTACCAACATTTGGTCTAAACCCTAGTTTCTCTGTTACTTCTTCGACTGCATCTTCATATGAGATATGCTTTGAACTATATGCATAACCATTACCCATACGTTCAGACGTAGGTATTCTCCACATCCAACCACAGTTCATTTTGTGTGCTTGAGTAAATACTGGATAGTTATCTGGTTCATCATGCGGACACTGAAATGCAAATGCACTATCTACAAACATCTCATCTTGTCTAGAATGAAATTCAAAACCAGGCACTTCTGATGCTATAATTCTTTTAAATCCACTAGCATCAACAAAGATGTCTGCCTCATATCTTGTACTTTCACTTTCAATCGCTTCACAATCGCCCCATTCACTTACCTTTACTGAACTAATAATATCATCATAATATCTAATACCACGTTTTTTTATCTGTGTATGAAGAAATTTATTAAACTTCTGTGTGTCAAAGTGAAACTGATTAGGAAAATTATCTGTTTCAGAAACTTCATAGTTTAATTGTGTAGGTTGAACTAAATCTAATGGATCGCAATTCGCACTCATGTTTGTATACATGAATAATTCTTCTGGTTCGGTGTGATAAGGGTCTGTACGAATACCATCGTCATTCGCAGTAAGAGAGTGAATATATCTCTTATCGGTCCAACCTTGAAAGTCTACACCATACTTAAAGGTACAACCACTTTCTGTGACAAAATCTTGAACTGATACGCCAAGTAAGTCTCTAAAATAATTAACGTGTTCTGTGCTACTTTCGCCAACACCTACGATACCTATTTCTGATGAACCTACAACATAAACATCAAGTCCTGGTCGTTCTATTTTCAATATAAGTGCCGCCATTAATCCTGCGTTACCAGCACCTAGTACACATACTCTTTTGCTTTTCATCTATTACTCCATAAATTCGTCTAAAGCACCTTTGCGTTCTTTCTTATCTTTAACTGCATCTTTCATATCCTGCACTGCCATAGGGTCATCATTGTACATATTATCTTGTAAGAACTCAAGGTATTGATTACTATACTGCGTATCGTCATGGTCTGCAGTAACCATACTATCATCTACAACCATGTTTTGAATTAACTTCTTTTTTAGTTCAGTCTGCTTTTTTTCTTTCTGAATTCTACGCAAGAATGCATAGTAAATAATTTGCGTAAAATATGCAAATGGGTTTTTAGATTTCTCTGGATTGAAATTGTGTAGATACATTAAGCAGTTCTCAATACCATCTGATATCATATCATGCTTATATGTATAATTAATAAAGTTAGGTCGGTATGATAGGTGTTGTGCAATCTTCAAGAAACATTCACCAAGGTATCGTGTTACAGGTGGTTTAAGTTCTTCTCTCGCCTTATGCTCATCGCATACTTTCTTGTAGTCTATTAGTGCTTCTAAGAACTCTTTGTTGTTAACGTAATGTTCTTTTTTACTTTTCGCTTTTGCCATAATCTTTCCTTGTTTTCTATTGACAACGTATGTTATCGTGTGTATAATAGGGGTGTTCCCTTTTCAGAATAACCTTTCTTAGTGAACTGTTATCTTGTCCTTGTTATAAAGATACTCTAGAACATCTTCCTTATCAGTATCGTTTAACCCTAAGGTCTCATTCAGGTCTTCTACCATGTTATGTAATCTCTTCAGGTGTTTCATCTTTCTTTCTTCTTCATTCTCTATTTCATCTTCTAATGTAGGTGCAGATAATTTCTCTGCAGGTTCTTCTGCTAATTTATCTAGAAGTTGAGTATAGTATACTTTAACATCTTTTCGAGGTTCTGTCAAGGTAATAATTTTATTTTTGCTAATATGAAAAGTTTGCTCATCTGAGAACGATTCCCATGGACCAAAAGTAGCATTTTCATATGCGCCTTCTTTACCAGGAGACATCCATCGTACAATCTTAACTGGTGCTTTGAGTGTTACATAATCTTCGTTCTCTTTAACGTCAATCTGTGCAACTAGACTATCTCCATTTGATAGTTTTAGTAGTTTGATAGGTAATGTCATATTTTAACCTTTACTGTTTTGTACTTAAACTTCTCTTCATTATATATCTTTATACGTTCAACGGCGTGTTCAAGCGTATAATTTGTTCTTTGTTTCCAAGACATATCATCTGATATATCAAATAATTGTGCTTCATCTTTATCATCTCCTAACCGAAGACCACGCCCAATAGACTGAAGATTTCTGATTTTGGACTTACTAGGACTTGCAAAAATGATATTATGAAGATTTCTAATATTAATGCCAGTACTAAAAGTACCATAACTCGCAACAATGATTGCATCATGTTCTTGCTCGGTAATCGCACGAATATCCTCCCTCTCATTTGCTCCTACTCCACCATGCACAAAGAATACTTTTCTGTTTCCTGCTTTTTCTTTAATCATATCATATAAAATTCTACCATGCTTTTCTACATATTGAAAGAGTAGAAGTGAATTTCCTGTTTGCTCTAACGCAAGATTGCGTATAAAGGTATTTCTATGTGTGTATGATACTAAAAAGTCCATCTCTTCTTGGTAAGAAAGTTTCTTATTTGCCTGGCGCACATCATCACTATAATTTAACATTAAGCAAGTAATCTTCAACTTAGCGAGTTGACCATCTTTCATTAACTGTTTTGATGTTGTAAATCTACGAACAGGACCGAATAATCCTTCTAGCATTAACTTATGTGTTTTAGTATCATCTAGAGTACCAGTAGTGCCGAAACGCATTACTGCATTCTCTGTCTTTTCCATTAGTGTTTTGAGTGATGTTGCTTTGAATAAGTGTGCTTCATCACCTATGACCATCTTGTAATCAGCAAACCACTTCTTAGGTAATTTGTATACAGATTGCCATGTAGTGATTACTATTCTTTTATCTGTGTTTTTATCATGTCCAGAGTATATCTTATGACAGTTAGTCTCTACATCATATCCATAGTCAGCAAAGTCTTTATACATTTGCTCTACGAGAGATGTAGTAGGTACAACTATAAGCACTCGACCTGTAGTTCCTAGTTGAGTTAGACTATAGATTATAAGAGATTTACCTGAACCAGTAGGTGATAGCATGACTAATCTTTTATCATTGATTCCATCACGAATTGCATCTACTTGATAATTTCTAGGGTTGAAAGGTAATTTCAAATCAACTAGTGCTTTTACTACATCTTCTGTAGATATGTTTTGTTTAGGTATAACTGTATCTTGACCCACCAGAGTGTAACCTCTAGTTTTGCAAAACTCTTCTAGATGCTCTGTGAGACCTATATACAGTTGACTAGTCCACATATTAAATAGACGTATTTTTCCATCCCACATCTTATTACGAAAAGTAGGCATGAATTCTGCGCCTGGAACTTTGAACGTGAAGAAGTCAGATAACTCGTATTTTACACCAGCATCTTCACAATCAACTGTCATAAAGACATCATTAATCTTTGATACGATTATTGTAATCATCTGTTATATCGATAAAACTAGTATAAGACGCACCGCAATTTTCGCAGATGTAATCTTCTTGTAGTTCTCCCTTTTCACTTTCAAAATAATATTCTCCACAAACACTGCATTGCCAGATTTTAGGTGTACCCGAAAGGGCAGATGTTGTCATTCCCATTACATTACTCCATTCGTAAATTTATGCCATTCGATTGCATTCTTAATATCCCAACCTCTTGAGTTGATACTTCGCATGACATATTCTAGAAAACTCACAATAGTTTCCCAATATGCAACTTTGTCTTTCTTTTTAATTAAATCAAAGTCGCCTTCTAACTGTTCATCCATTTCATTCTTTAGTGGTTTAGCACCTTGCCATTGTTCCCAACCTAGGTCTTTTAATTCATACTGATTTAGTTCGCCCCTATAGTATCGCCACTTATATCTTCTTAACTTAGCGTAGTCGCTTTGTTCTTTTCTTAAATTGAGTTTAGCAGTGCTTAGAATGGTAATGTATTTAGCGTGTAGACTTGCTACATTCAGTGCTTCTTTACCCAATTCGATATCATCTAACTTAGCATCTTCACGCCACATTGTCTGTAATTTATCTAAATCTACCATATGTACCTCATTTCAAACTATCATTATAACAGAAGTTTAATTAAATGTCAAGAACTAAATTTTAACCATCTCATATTTAGAGAAGGTGAATGATGCAGTTGCGGTAAGATATGGCATACTTGTATCAGTAATGTCGAATTGTAGTGCTTCTAAAGATGTTGGGAATAGGTCGTTATAGCGAATTTCTACGTTTGCGTTGTTGTTGCTATCGGTAATAGTCAACGTAGCATCTGACATCGTAGGCGCAATAGGTTTAAGTTGTTGATTGCCTGCTTCTGGATATCCTGGTTGTCTATTAATATAAGCATTATAATCTTCTGTGTCTAAGTCTGCAGTGATTTGTATCATCCAATCTGCTAGTGCTTTGAAGTTTGTCATATTCTCATCAATCAAAAATGTAATTATTAAATCACCATAACTAATAGTATCTCCAGGAATCGGAGTGTCTTTTACTCTTGCATATTGTATGCTAGGTTGTAACGATATATTAGGAATGTTAGCAGTTTGACAAGTGAATGCCACTCCACCTAATCTTTGCATTGTGAATACAAACTGAGATGGTGCTAAGAAATTGAGATTAGATGCCGCTGGGTTATCGGTCCAATTCGTTATAGTTATATTCTTATCATATGCCATAGTAGTTCCTATCTTTATTGATACTACTATTTATATCATAAAAAAAGGGGCGATCCGAAGACCACCCCTTTAATCTCTCCCTTTATTGGAGCAACTTAGATTACATTAAGTTAGTAACTTTAGTCAATCTGTAGTATGCGTTGCTGTCTGCAGAGATAGAAGTGAATGGGTTAGAAACAAGACCGTATCTTGTCTTAAATCCAATCTTAGGTTGGAAAGTATTTTCTCCAACTGCTCTTACCATCTGTAGAGGTACATATGGGCAGTAGAACATACCAGCGTCATATGCGTTAGCACCTTTATAACCAACACAGTAGAACTGGTTGCTATCAGAATCGTTTGCTGAATAAGGATCGATGTAAACTTTCAATCCACCGTTGATAGTACCAGCAAGAGTATTGCCAGTGTCATCTACAGTCAGGTTGCTCTGAAGTGCTGGAGTGTAATCAAGAACGCCTGCCATTGCAAGTGCAGATGCTACGTCTGAAGAAGTGATAATGAAATTACCTTTTCCTCTACGAGTATCTTGTGCAATAGTGTTCGCATCTCTTTCGATTTGGAACAATAGACCCTTGAAACGCTCAACTGACCAACGACCATTTGAGTCGGTGTCTAAGTCGAAAGTACCAGCGGATGCAACTGCACCTGCTTGTGCGCCTGCTTTAGCAGATGAGTACACAGTACGAACAACTTCTCTGTTGATTTCAGCAAGAATTTCTGCTGAAAGGATATTAGCGAGTTCAGTTTCAGCGTCAAGACCATGAACTGCTTTCAAGTCTTGTGCAAGTTCAAGAGTGTATTCTGCTTTCAACGCTCTTGTCTTTGCTGTTACTGAAGTTTTCTCGATTGAGAATGCCATTTCATTGAAATGACCAGAGTTACCCATAGAGACAGAACCATCTCCAAGTGCTTCACCGTTAGCGGTTGTTGCACCAGTACCAGTTGTGAATGGTGCTTCCACTGGATTGCTGTTAGCATGAGTACCAAGACCAGAGAAATCTGTGTCTGCTTCTGCTTGTAGTGCTTCTGTACCACCTTGTGTAGAGTAGCGTGATTTCATTGCAAAGATAAGTCCAGTTGGACCTGTCATTGGTTGAACACCACAGATATCATACGCAATCAGATTAGGCATTGCTCTACGAACAAGCGAAATCAAGATTGGGTCGAATTTTGCTACGCCACCAGTGTCTGGCATTGTCGCCGCATCGTTAACCGGTGCCGCTTCGTGGAGCATTCCACGCTCTTCTTTCATTGCTTTTTCTTGGTTTTCCAAGATAACAGTTGTGACTGCCTTCTTATAACTATCGCCGATTTTTGGTAAATCAGGATGCTCAAGAACAGGACCCCACTTCTGTTGAAGGTTTTCTGTTAAAAACATTTGTTTATCTCCTCGTTATTTAACTATATACGTCTTATTATTTATATAAATTGCGACTTTCGCCACAAGTGCCTTATCACTTAATTGTTCTGGAGATTGCAGAAACATAGTCTTTCATCTCACCGGTTACATTGACTGCTTCAACTTCTTCAACAGCAATTTCGTCCTCTTCGATAGGTTTGGCAACCTTTGGAAAATAACTCTCTTTGAGTGTTTCCAATTCTTTTTCGAAAGTATCTACATCAGAGAATGTAACGCCTTCTGCAAGACCAACTAACTTCTCTTTTTGAGTATCAGTTAAATCTTTAGACATTTCTTCTAACTTAGATGCTTTCTTTGCTTCATTTACTGACTTCATGCTTTCAGCATTTTTAGCGATTTCTTCATTAAGTTTTTCTTCTAGTGAAGCAATCTTATCTTGCTGTTCTGCCATTACGTCATACTTTTCTTCTGGAACATCAATGTAATGCTCTTCGAATACTTTCTTCAATGAAACAATGAAATCTTCTGTGATTTCAGATTTTAGACCACGCTCAATAGCGAGTTCGTTATCTTTTGTCCACTGCTCAACAACATAAGAAAGATATGTATCTACTTTGTCTGTCAAGTCTTCTTGTACTTTCACAGTTTCTTCGTTAATTTGTGTTTGATAATGCTCTTCCAACTCAACAATCTTCTCGCCAAGTTTTGCTGTTACTGCCGCTTCAAATACGGTTTTTGCTTTTGCTTTGAATTCGTCTGACAAATCAGAACCTTCAGTTAACGCATCAATGTCAGATGACATATCAAGGTCTTCTTTAGTTGGATTCATTTTCTTTGCCATAGAAGAGACTAAGTTATAAGATGCTTTAAGACCTTTTTTATCCATATGCTTCATAGCATTAAGAATTTTGTCTTTCATTTCACCCATTTCTTTGTCGCCGTCTTCTTCATCGTCATCAGATGCTTCGTCTTCGTCTTCGTCATCTTCTTCTTCTTTAGCAACAGTTTTCTTTTCAGCAACTACTTCTAAATCTTCATCAGCAAGTACTTCATCAGCAATCGCTTCTAAATCTTCGTCTGCTTCATCATCTTCTTTTACTTTAGTAGCACCTGGTTTGATTTTCTGCTCACCTTTGTTCGCTTCACCACCCGGCACTGCCGCTTTTTTACTTTTCTTACCAGCGTCTGGACCAGATTTTGCCTCTGGTTTATCCACTGCAGGACCTAAATCTTCAACACCAGCAGGTGCTTTTTCTTCTAGATTATCTGCAGGAGCGTTGGCATTCTGAGATGCTTCTAGCAACTCTTTGATTTTATCTTCTACTGACATTTGACACTCCTATATGTTTTGTCTATTATTTATAAGGTTAAAGTTTACCCAAGAAATCATTAAATGCTTTTAGTTTTGCTTCTTCCAGAGAATTCATACTAGCATTTTTAATATCTCTTTTGTATCCTTCGATATTCACTTCTTTGATGAGACCGCTATCCCATACCCATTCTTTATTCTCCATGATGCCATTAACAAATGCATCAGGTGCAGATGGGTCTGCTACGATATCGGCGGCGGTTGCAAGATAGAAATCTCCTTGCACTTCTGAAGAACCGTCTTTTCCTTGTTTAAGGGAACCCATTCCTCTTGAAGATACGCCCAAGGTTGCGCCCTCGTCCATCAAATTCTTAACAATCTTACCATATGGAGTTTCCATAATTTTTGCTCTACCCATAACATTAGAACCATCCATAGATAGGTCTGTAATCATGTGCGATACTCTTTCAAGATTGATTGTTGGTCCATCAGGATGTCCCAACTCACCGAACGCTCTGTTCTTATCGATATTTTCAGTCGTGTAACGCTTGACTTCTGTCTCCATTACTGACTTCGGATATCTCCGTCCATTTCTGTTTTTGAGGTCTGCCTGCATGAAGACACCTTCAATAAAGTATTTCTTCTTGCCGTCTTTTTCCTCAACTAAAAAGTTTGTGTTACTAAGTTCTTCTCTAATAAGTTTCATGTTTAGATACCTGCATATCCTGTTAATTTTTTCAGTACTAAGATGCACGTTCCAGAACCAGTAGCAAGAGTAACTTTAACATTCTCATCGCTATCAGTTGTGTCTGTTACTGGTAGTATAAAGTGACCTGCTGTAACACCACCGGAATCAAATCTGATGGTTCCAGTAGTAGCGGATTCTATTGTAACATCTCCTGACCAGTAAATTTCTTTAATACCTACTGTCGGGTTACTTGCAGTTTGATTAGTCACCAGAAAACTTGCGTGGTCGATATCGATTGCCACGTTTCCGGCACCTCCAGTCACACGCACTACATTAGTGGTTTTGGTGACTTTTAGATTGGTTGCTCCTATTGCCATTTGTTTACCCTTTTATCTTACTATTATTTATAAGATTACATTCGTTCATTAAAGTTGTTTTACGAAACTTTTAAATGTAATGTTTTTTTGAACTCTCTCTGACATATCGTCTTTGAATCCTTTTATTAATTTTTGTATTGTTTTAATATTTACTTTACTTGCTGGTCTCATCTTTGCAATCTCATCTGCAATTTCTTTAGCACTCGCACCATCTGAAACCATCTGATGAATTCTAGACATCATACTTTCGTCAATCTCAACTGCTTCTCTAATATCAGCAATAGATACTGCCATGTCGCCTGCGGCCATAGTAACTTTTCCATCTCTATTATAGAGATACTTCTTCATACCAGTAGGATTGTCATCGTTCTTTAATGTAATCTTCTCTTGTTCAAAACGCTTACCTTTACCTACGATATTCTTTGCAGTCACAGTATAAGAGATAAAGTCTTTACCTCTTTCTAGTGTGGAATCATGCTTAATCTTAATCTTAGAACCTTTCTTTAGTTTATCAAATATCTTGATTAACTTAGGATCGTCCATCTTCATACCTTCATCAATTTCGACTTGTGCCTTGAGTACAGGATTGAAAGGTCTGTTGACTTCTTTATCTCCAACCTTTGGTGACATAGGTTCTTTCAACTTATGAAAAACACCATTGTTTCTTTTCGCCATATCTTTTGCATCAGATTGCTTAGATGAGAACCCAATGATTTTACCTTTGGTATCTACGGCAACAAATTTGTATTTAACTGCTTCTTTAAGTGGATCATTTTCTGAAGTTAAGTACATATTAAGTTCGTACTTATTACCCATGTTGTATACTTGCACAGACCACGACTTACCTTTTTTAGTTTTGAGGTTGAATGAGTTTTCTTTACCCTTAGAAGGTTTCTTAGGTCCTGTTGCAACTTTGCTATCAATCTCGTTCGGATCAATCTCTTGACCTTTCTTCTTTGCAAAATCAGTAGCGTGTTGCATTGCAGATGAGTAATCTTTGTGAAAAATTTCGTAACCTGTAGCAGACTTTGCTTCAGTAATGTCTTCGTCAAAGAATTCGTTTTCTTTAAGTTGTTTCACTGCTTTCGCAAAATCTTGTGGTGACTTCGATAATACTTTTTGTAATTGTAATTTTGATGCTGGTTTCAATCCTTGATATATTGATAGCATTTTCTGTGCATCGTTTGGATTAATTTTTGCTTTTTTGCCATTATCGAATGTGACAGGTTTCATACCTCTTAATGTAATTACTTTACGCAACTGAACCATAATGTTTTTGTCTGCCGCTTTTTGGTCATCGTCTGTTGCATCATTATCAACATCAGCGGAATCTTTACCTCTTCTCATGCCCATTGCTTTCATTGCATCACGTTTTGCACGATTTTCTTGCAACTCTTCACCCACAAGTTTTAAGTAATCTTTTGCAATTTTTTCAACGTCTGCTTGTTTCTTATATGATCCGGCGTACTTCTCTCCATCAAAGTAAGCAAAAAACTTACCTGCTTTTGATGTGATAGTGAATTCAATCTTTTTACTACGACCAATTTTATCAGTCTTCACAACTTTCTCACCTGAACCAATCTTAATTTTTTCAGATAAGTCTATCGTGTTTCTTACTTGGGTGAATGTGACAGACATTTGTTATTACTCCTGAGGTACTGTTTTCTCTAAATCTAACTCGCCTTTGTCATTAAAAATTGTTTTAGATAGTGTTTCTTTTGCTGTTGCAAGTTGACTTGCAATCTTATCGTTCATCACAGATTGAAACTTTGTTTCTGCATCTACTAGATTTTTATCTGTAATATCTTTAACCATTGCGTTTACTTTTTCTTTTGCCATTAAAATCCTCCATCATCGTCATCATTAGGCGTTTCTTCTTCGTCTGGAACTTCTGCTTGTATTTGATTATTTATCGCATCAATTTCAGCGTCATTTTGTTTCAGAATATTTTTTCTAATCCAAGTCACACTGTAATACTTGCCGATATATTCATCTGCATCACGAACCAGTGCTAATCTTTCTCTCAATATCTCTTGGTCTTTAAGTTCAGAGAATTGATTATCTTTTACATAATCATAATGAATGTCTTCTTTAATTGTTTCCCATTCGTCTTGAGTAATAATATTTTTAAGTATTAACTGTGTACGCAACAAGTCTTGAAATACTTCATTAAACTTTTTACGCAAACGACCGACAAATTTAGTAAACTTTAATTCATCACGATTAATCTCTGTTGCTCTACCTAACTGAAAACCACTTTCAGGTTGCATACGAGACTGCGGTACATTAAGTGCTAAGAACATCTTCTTCTTAAAATACTCAACATCTTCAATCTCACCGAGGTTCTGACCACCACCTAATGTGCTAATCTCTGTACCTCTTCCGCCTTCTCTTCGTGGCATCCAAAAGTCTTCAAGCATATTCATAAACTTTTTATCGTCTTTGACTTCGCCAGTATCACCATCATAAACTAACTTGTTCTTAAAGTTGTTCATAATATCTTTTAGATACTGTTCTGCTTTTAACTTAGGTAAGTTACCAACATCTACATAGAACACTCTTCTTTCAGGTGCCCTTGCGATACGATAGATAACAAGTGCATCTTCCATCATTCTTAATTGATTAACAGGTTTGATTGCTTTATGCAAGTAACCAAGAACAATATTATTGTTCATGTCTGTTAAACCAGAAGGTATATAAGCAACGCTATCTTTTGTAAGAGCAATAGCATTTTTTGATGCAGTCATAGTTGGACCCATGACGCTACCTTCTGAATATAAGAAGTATTCTTTGATACTCTTAATTGTAGAGACACCTTTTTCAAGTTCTCTCTTATCATCTTTTTGAACCTCACGAACAAACTTAATTGAACGTGGATCAATAATTCTTAATTTTTGAATGCCGGAAGTCTTATTAGCAGAGTCCACTACTTTGTGAAAGTATACTCTACCATCAACATACCAACGCTTGAATAATTCATGTGAACGCTTATTAAAATCAAGCATTCGTAGAATTAAATCAAATTCTTCTTTAATTTTTTTCTTGATTGAATTCGAAAGATTAACATCATCTAACATTATATCGACTTGTCTATCTTCATCTGATACGATTGCTTCGTTGATAATATCATCAATCGCCGCTTCGCACTCAGGATGCATAGAAATTTCCCGATACTTTTTGATTAGGTCTGCTTCGTTTCTAGATGCGTATCCTTGGTCTACATATGTACCAAAAGCACCACCAGAAACGGTTTGTACACCATCGTCAGGAGATGGAAGAATAATGTCTTGTTTGACACTACCCTCCCCTCCAGGTCTTGAAATTTCGAATCCAAATAGTTTTACTGCCATTTATATTTTCTCCACTAAATCATATTATATCTGAAAACTTTGTTAGGTATTAAGCAGTAGTATCAGCGGTTACATTACCACCGAAACGACCACCAACACTTTCAAAGAATTGATATGTAAATTCACAAGTAAACTCTGCAATCGCATCGTTTGTACCAAAGTCAAGTGCAATCTCACCAATGTTAGTTGGATATGCATCTTTAATTAAGTACGATTTTAGAACATCGTCATTTCTGTCAAGATGGTCAATGCGTAAATCAACAAGATATTCGGCAGGAAATTGTCTACCTCTATTTGTTACTACGTTGTTGATACCATTCTGCCAGATTTCTAATGCGTCACGAATTGCAAAAGATGTATCATTATAGATTGTGACAGTCCAAGGTGTGAAAGTTCTCTCTCCACCAAAGTTTACTACACGTCCCCTATAGTTGACAGGTGTGTTACCTATTGTTGAACCAGGTAGTGCGGCACCTCGGCACAAGAACTCACTGTCTCTGCCTGCTACACCTGCTACTGCTCCCGACACATATGCCGGAAAAGTTAGCGTTGCTCTAAACTGGTTTGCTCTAGCACCCCCACCAATCATACGGGATTTAAAGTCTGAAATTGTTGCCATTGTATTTGCTCCTATTTACCTTTATTTATCCCTTATACACCAGTCTCTTCGAAACTGATTCCTGTTCTTGTTGCAACAAAAGTCAGTGTAATAAAGTTGATAGACCTTGCAGGTTTAACAAAGATATCTGCTCTGAATTCATTACCATCAATAACGGCAGGTGTATTATTAGTTGTATCACACACAACTTTAAAGTCGATGATACCTCTACGACCTTGAATGTCTCGTAAGAAAGGTTCTACAAGATTTCTAAAGTTCGCTCTAGTGAATGTATCATTGAATTCAAACAACTGGAACTTCGCCGCTGTGGCAATCGCTTTTTCTAGAACAATGAAAAGTCTTCTTACATTAATTCTATCGAATGCACTTGGTGAAGTCAACATAGTTTTGTCTCCAAACAATGTTACGCCTTGTCCAGGGAATGCGACAACTGGATTGATTTGCTTTTTATAAAGCGTATCTCTCTCTGCTTTAGTCGGTGAGAATGCAACTTTAACTGCATTTTTAATCTGACCTCTATTAAATCCAGCAGGACTAAAGAAAGGATCAGCAACTAAGTCTGTTCTAACACAACAACCAGCAACGTCACCATTCAAAGGAATGTAACGATACACATCGTTGTATCTGTCATATTGATATTTCCAACCACTGTCCATGACTGCGAAAGATGAGTTAATATTAGCACCCACATTTCTGAAGTCTACAATCTGTGTAGCGGCGTCTGTTGCTTGAGCATCAGCAAGTTCTGGTGATAAGAATACCATACAGTCTTTTCTGATTTCTGCTACGTTATCGACAACGTACTTTGCTACTGTACCTGATACAGGACCTACTGGAATTAGTGAAACATCATACTTTTCATCATTTGCAAAGTGAATAAATGCAGTTTGAAGTTCACCATCAGTTGGTGCGTTATCATCAGTACCACCAGCAAGTGAAACATATTGAGGTTTTCTGCCAGTGTGTGAGAAAGTGTTATTCAGTAATCCAGCGGCGGCACCTACATCACTGTCGAAATCAGTGTGATGGTCACCCCACCAAATATATCTTGAATATGTATTGATGTGGTCTTTATAGAAATTTACAGTACCATCAGATTTTTTAGCGTCACTTGCAACTGAGAGATTTGAAAACTTCTCAAGAACTGTTCCTGCAGTTTCAGACCACAATCCATCTTCGTCAATTACGACTACATGAATTTCGTCATTCGCTCCACCTCTTGCTGTTGCTTGTGCAGATGTTCCTGGTGCGCCGTCAAAATCGTCAGCAAAAAACCATTTTACTGATACGTTGATTGCAGAACTTGATCCATCTACTGCTTGAGTAAGACCTGTTGTCTTACCTTTTTCTCTGATAGTGAGTGTGTTTGTTGAAATACCAGTAATTTCATATTCTGTCGTATGACCAGCGAAAGTAACGATATCTCCTGCAATCAAATTAGCGGCGGCAACTACTGCTATTGTAGTCGAACCCGATGCTGTGTTTGCAGTCGTTGTTGTTACGTTTGTCTGTGAATATGAGTTTGCATTCATACAAACTGATACTTTGATTGAATTACCCAAAGTTCCTGGATACTTCGCTCCCCAATCTCCGAGTCCACTAGCAACTGCTGAAGCGCCTAGTGTATCGTAGTGGGATTCATTCTTAATTAGGAAACCACTGCCGTCTTGTGCCGCATTGGTATTGCCTGTCGCCGCTCTAACCACTTGAAGATTAGACCCATATGACAGAAAGTTTGCCGCAGTAAAGAAGTAAGAAAATGTACTTGCATCAGGTTGACCGAATTTTTCTACTAATTCGTTCTCTGAACCTACATTAATTACCTCGTCTACAGGTCCCCACTGAAAAACACCTGCATAGGCGCCTGGTGAGGTTGCTACTGCTGGCACAACCTGTGTCAAGTCGATTTCTCGTACTAGAACGCCTGGTGAAAGTTGAAATGCCATTTTATTTACTCCCGTTTTATATCTTTAAAATAAAGTCGTAGTTCATTTACATTATTATTTATACGTTTACCAATTGCTACTTTGATTAACTACTGACCATCTATCTCCATCTTCTACAAAGGTTTCAGCATCATTGCTGTCGCCTCCGGTTACAAACCCAAATGGAGTTAGTTCATCTTCTATCGCCTGCATCTTCTCTTTATATAGTTTTTGTCGTATGTCTGTTTCTGCAAACTCTTTGAAATACGGTTGTCCACTTAACCATGCAAACATCACTAAACACATAACCAAATCATCGTGACTACCTTCTTGTGCTTCGTAAGAACCTTTTCTACTTACAAAAGTTGATAGTTCGTTAATCGTATCAAAATCTTGAATGATTAACTTATTTTCTTCTATGAGGTTTTTCAGATTACTACAACCTAGTCGTTTCATTTGACCTGTTGTACGAACACCTAGTGTGTTATTACCACCTCCGAATCCGCCTCCTAAAACTTGTCCTGCTCTACCTTTCCATTGGGTAGATAATAGATTTTCGTATTCTATCTCATTATTTAGAATATCGGCGACTTGCTGACCTATGTCATTGACCTCAACAAGCACATATGCTTGATTATAATGAGTTGCCATCTGATTGATGACTGTAGGGTACATCAAAGGAGATATTTCATTACTCTTGTACTTACATACAACTTTGAAAGGCATCTCTGTGATATCTATAACCGTAAACGCACTGTAGTCGATTCCTACGCCCCTTGCAACGTCAACTGTACAAACATATGAATGTCCTTCTTGCGCCTTCTCATAGACAGTTACATCGTTCTTATTGTACTCAGGTTGCACATATGCTAGATTTCTTAGTGCATTAGGATTAATTAGTGTATTACTTGAACCTAGGAACTGACACTCAAATTCTTGTTGCCATTGTTCTGGTGAAGTATTTTTGATTGTCTCTTCTTTAAATCTTGCGCCTCTACCTGGAATATCATCCCATTCAACTTCAATAGTCGCATAATTACTTCTCTTCTCTTCAGCATCTACCCACATCTTATAGAAGTGGTTCATACCATTCGGTGTAGATACAACCATAACTTTTGTGTTTTTACCAGAAGTGATAGTAGGATAAACTGAGCGAAAGAAATCTTCTGCAAGATTAAAAGGAACAAATGCAAACTCATCTAGAAATACTAAGTTATATGATCCACCACGAACCGCACTTGATGAAGTTGATGATGCAATAATCTTACTGTCGTTCTCTAATACAATAGAACCTTTGTTCCATTCTTTGATACCTTGTTGTAACCATTCAGGTAGTGCTTCATATGACATATGAATTTTTGCAAGTAAGTCTCTTGCTAGTGCGCCTTTGTTTGCAAGAATGGCACAGTTGACAGTAGGATTAAATAGTGCATACCACAGAATGTAAGAACAAACTGTAGTTGACTTACCAGACTGTCTAGGTATTTTACAAATAGAAAATCTATTCTTGTGAAAAGTTTTAACCATCTTCTTTTGAAATGAATACATCTCAAATGGAATAAAACCTTCATCAAGATTAACAATCTTAATATACTTTTCGATAAAGTATCCAGGGTCTTTAGAACACTTAACATACTCTTCGATTTGTTCTGCAGTAAATTCTTGCTGAACATTCGTTTTTTTAAGATTAGGATTTCCTAAATAATTATCACTCATTTATAATCTTCTGTAGTACTACTTCAAATTGGTCAATCTTCAAATTACGATTTGGCCAATATATATAATCTTTCTCTGGATTCTTTTTTAAATTAGATAACAGAGGAAGAACTGCGTTGTAGATTTTATCTACTTTATTTTCTAACTTGTTTACTTGCGAGGCATTACTTTCTGCATTTGCTGATGCTTTCTGAACAACTTCTAGTTCATCTTCATCTACCGCTGTAAAACCAAAATCAAAATCACTCATTGTCTACCACCTTTATTTCTTTCTCGCCCTTAATTAATTTTTGCAACTCTGCAGTTGATCCAACAAATAATGCGTTTGTTACATTCTTGGGTGCATTGTCTTCTACTTTATTTAAGTCTTTCATATTCTTTTGTAGTTTCATCAAATCTTGCGTAACATCACTAACTGTTTTAATTAATTGTCCTGCTACTTCATATGAACGTGGATTCTCTGCTTCTCTCGCTAGTTGTAATATACCTTCGATTGCAGTATTACCTTTCTCTATTAGTAAGTGAAAGTTGTTTCTTGCTAGTTCATAGTCAGCATCTTTGTCTTCTTTAGTCGCATCTACTACTGGTAAATGCGTTGAAGGTGTTATATCATTTCTTGGTAATTGTTCTGCTATGTCGAATACTCGATTTAGTTTATCATCAATTTTACTCATATCACACCTTATAATTGTGTGAAACCGGATTCTTTTTTCAAAGTAATCGTCACAGTTCCATCTTCAATAAAAATTCTTAAATCTTTTGCAGGTTCTGCAGAAAGTCCTACTTGTCCAGTATTAATAATCGAACCTGTACCTTCTCCACTAAAAGTAAACACTGTAGTTAAGTTAGGTTCAGTTACACGATAAACTTGTATGTCTCCTACATTATTATCATAATCTATCTGAAGTATAGAACAAGAAGGATCAGTTGCAGTTTCATCTCTACCAAGAGTATCTACATCTAAGTCGATATCTACTGAACCTGCAGTAAAATCTCCTGATACAGAAAATGTTGCTCTGGTGTCTGTTGTATTTAATACTGTTTTAGTTGCCACTGTGGGTCTCCTTTATTGGGGTCCAAGAACCCTATCTACATCATCAACAAATCTAATAATTCTATTATCACTATCGACTTCTACTTTAAGTTTCTTACACGCTAGTCGCATAGAACCTTTATATTCTTCTGCGCCTGGCGATTTTACATTTCGTTCAATCGTTCTTTTTGCTTTGAGACATTCGCTTAGTCCGTCTCTCAGTGTATATTCTTTAAGCGTTGCTGGTGCGCCAAAGAACATCAATAATACTATTCCTGTTTCAATCATTTCTAATGCCCATTTCCATTTCTTGCTTTTTCCTGCAATTGAGCATCTTTGAGTTTTTCTATCTGTTCTTCCATTGAATTAATTCTTTTTTCGTAGAACTCTAGCGTCAATTTCTGTTGTTGGTCAAATGGTGCTTGACCCGTTTCAATTTCTTCTTGCAACTTTTCTAGTTCACCTGCGAGGTGTTCTATCAACATAAACTGTTCACTATCGGCGGGTAAACTTCCCATATCACCCCTCGGCCATTTTATTCTGAACTCGGTGTTCATTTGAACGTCTGCGGTTTGCATAGTATAGTTAGTTTCTAATTTATTTAGTCTCTCTACCAATCCAAAATACGCCCACGTTGCTAGAGATGCACCAGCAATCATACTAATCATATTTCTGAGTGGTAACGATACCTCTGTTTCATCGCTTATCTTTGGCATTTATCATAATTTCCTTAACCGTTAGGTTCCGTCCAAGTCTCTGTAAATCCATAATCATCATCACTATCGGCAGATGTTGGATTCGGCGTAGTAGTCAATCTAGATGTTACAGTTGATGACGTACCTGCTATAGCGGCATTGTCTAAAAATGCATCTGCTACTACTGTTTTAATCACACCTTGCTCACTTATTGGTCCATAAAAATTAACTTTTGCTGTAAACGTCATAGTATATATGATACTTCTTCGTGACGCAAAATCTCCTTCATAATCATCTTCATAACTTAATCCATCAAGTATAAGAGGAAAGTCATCTTTGATGTTCATGTCAGGAACTGCATTAATAGTCAAAGTGTATGCTGGAGTAAAGAAAGGTAGTATTTGTTCTACTATTTGTAAAGCATCTTCTTGGTTCTTTGCCATAATGAATAGTGAAAAGTTAAAGTTATATGGCACTGATGTATACTGTCGCTTTACATTATTACCTGTACTTAAATTTCTTTTAACATTAAGTTTATTTACTTTTCTTTGTCCGTCATAAGTAAAACCAGTAATCTCAAACCCCATTCTAGGTAAAGTAATTTGATGTGTATTTGTTAAACTTGGGTTTTCATACAAACGTGCTAAGAACTTTTGTTTAGGTCCATATGCGAGAGGTATCTTCAAAGATTGTGCGACTGATCCATCTGCATTTTTTCTGTGAACTTGTATATCATTAAATACACTACCAAATGCAATAACACATCTACGAACTGTTTCGTGATAAAAATGATTTTGTCCTAACATTATCTCTGTACCTCACCAAATGGGTTGCTTGTGCTAAAGTCTATAATATCATCTGCACTTAGACCAAAGTCATCGTTTCTCGCTAAAGGTTCTATTGAAGCGGCAGTCGTTGCAGGAGTGGTTGTAGTTGATAAGTTATAATCTTCTTTGATTATTCTAAATCCATTCTCTAGTATCATCGCACCACTTACTTCATTTCTTACTCTATTACCACTTTCGGTTAATAGAGGATCGCCATTTTCTTGTATGATTAAGTTCTCTTCAATTAACTCGTATGTAAGAGCATCAGTAGAACGTGCATCTTCGATTGCATCAATAGCGGCAATACCGGTATCAATCTTCTCACTACTATATACAAATCTTTCTACGTCTATTCGATATGTGTATATGTTATTTGCTTGATAGAATATATTCTCATGTTCGACAAAAGATATTTCGAATAAACCTTTTGTGAGCGGAAAGTAAATCAAGTCGCCTTCGTTAGGTCGACCCTCAATGATAAGTGATGCATTATCATCTACTGCTTCAGTCCATCTAGATTTAACTACTACAAAACTTGCTCTATCTCGTATCTCAACACCAAACTTAGATAAGAAGTCACCTTCACCCTCAAATCCATCTACGCTTTGTAGATACATTTCTATAGAGTGAGCGGAAGTGAACTTAGATAGTTCGTCTTCTTCAAATATTTTGTCTACGTTTACAAGTGTTCGTGGAATATAAAATACATCAAATCCATAAATCTTAATTGCTTCTGTATAAAGATTTTGAATTAATGATTGTTCTGCACTAAAACCAGAACTGTCTAATCCACCACCTTGGTCGAAATGAGCGTTAAGTGCCATGTAATCATCCTACCATCATGTTTACTGGTAATTCATATCTGAGTGACATTTCTTCTTCTATTTTATTAATCTCTTCGGTTGCTTCTTGCATAATACGCACACCATCAAGAGTTACGCCACCTGGCATTTGAACTCCAGAAAATTTACTTAAATTGTTACCCCATTGTAACTTGATTAATGCTGTTAGATATTTTTTCAAGAACAAGTCGTTATATACATCAGAGTAAGTTGACGGGTCTAATATACGATATGCTTCGAATATAAGATACTCATCGACATTAATATCTGCATCCCAATCCATATCAACATAAATTCTGTCAGTATGTCTGTTAAATCGTAGAGGAGGGTTACTTGTTAAAGTCTCTTCTATGAGAGATAAGTGTCTTTGTACCATATTATAATAAAGAACACTAGCATTTGCTAGGTCAAAAATCTCATTTAGTCTCAACTGATATCTTGTATCAAACATATCTATGTTTGCTCTATCTGCAAATGGAAACACTCTAACAACACCCATAACGGCATCATTAGTTGTAACATAACCATTTTTAATATCTCCTGCTGAGATTGATGTTAATGTTTGTGTCGCTGAACTTACTGCGCCAGTTAGAGTTTCATTTGCTTGAAAGTCGCCGAGTTCATTTTTAACACGAATAGTTGTTGAAGTCGGTGCATCGTGTATAAATGCAGTAGCACCAGATGTGCCACCTGTAATTTTCTCTTTCAGAGTGAAAACTGAAGAGTCCGAAACTGTTAATGTCGTTGCCGTTACTTTGTGCTTGAGATATGTTCTCTCTACACCATCAAAGTGATAATCCTGAAAATACTGTATTGCTTCGTCAGTTCTATCATCTATCTGGTCAGTTGATACGTTGATATCAATGACGCCTTTACCGAGACGGCGTAAACAGTACTCTTGTAACGTACTTCTACTTGTAGGGTTTGCCATAAAAAATCTCCAAGGTATATCTAGTCTATTCTTACTAGTATTTATACCTTGGAGAAAATAGAGTTTTAAACTATAGTCTTTTTATTATTATCTAATTATGCTAGAACGCACTCAACTTGTCCATGTTGAAGTGAATTCACTGTTAATGACCTTGCTTTAATAGCACTAAAGTCGGCGCCGTTATTTGTTTCTAACATACCTTGATATGCTGAAAGAATTAAAATGTCACCTTTTGCGACTGCACCTCGTACATTAACAATACATCTACCCTTTAGGGCAACATATGGATTAACTGTTCTATCAAGAGAGTAAATAACTCCGATAACACGACCATCAGTATTTCCAGAAGATACTGCTATCTCAAAGTTACCAGATGATGCCATAGAGACAACCGTTCCTACTGATAACAAATTTGCTGGATCAACTGTGAACCTTTCGGAAAAGTCAGATACTTCTCTTTGTAGAATAAGTTTACCGTTTTTGATTGGCATGATATTTCTCCTTACTCTTTGGTTTCTTCATCTGAAGCAGTCTCTTGTGCGTTGACATCAACGCCCTTTGATTCCAATCGTGCTTCTTCTTTATCAACGTCTTCCAGAGTGATAGTTCTATTGATAACTTCCTCTGGATTGAATCCTCTTGCGTCAAGAACTTTTTCCATTCTTTCTTCAAGTGATAATTTTGTACTTAATGGTAGTGCATCTTCTGCTTCTAAGTGAGGATTAAAAGCAATCTTTTGCATTGTTGCTTCATCAACATCTCTTAGAATATCTTCAGGTGAATTAGGAAAAATCTTTAGATATTCTTCTGACTGTACCATCCAGTGTTTATTTTCTGGTTTAGGAAATCTTTTCTTTGTTGCAATTCTTCTTGCTTGTAATGCATTAACACCAACATCATTACCTTCAAGTATATATTCCCACAATGCTCTAATCATCTCATTTTCGCCAGGATAGTTTGCTCTACGCATATCTAGATATGCTTGTTGGTCTAGAATATCTTGTACATAAGGTCTTAACTTTTTTAGTTCTGCAAAGGTTGGTTTAGGTAATGGGTTATCTTCATCCCACTCTACTGCTTCTAAAGCACCTGGATGCAATCCACTATCTGCTACATTCCAATCTGCTCCTACTACTGTGTTTAATGACCAATCACAATTCGGGTATAGAATTGCTAACATATTCCCTAAATTATCTGCACGTTTATATTTTGCATGATATTCTACTAGAATATTTAATTCTTCATCTGTGGCGGCAATACCCATTGCGCCTTTCGCCATAACTGCTTCCATTTCTTCTCTAGTAGGAGGACCTTTTCTTCTTAGTTCCTCTACTGATTTTGGACCAACAGTTTTCTTTAATGTATTTGCGTCTACCATAGTTTTAAACTCCTAATTTCATAATTTGATAACATCATTATTTATATCTATTTATACACCATCATGTGTAATACTTCCAGAACCGCCTGCCACCCTATCTTCAGGTATTCCAATTTCTTTTGCAATCATAAACAAATCAGCAACAATAAAATCCATGTCGGTAGTACTTCTTGCTTGTACCTCTAATATAATTGCATTTGTTGCTCTAGGAATAAATGCATGAGTAAATCCTGCACTGTATGCACTATTAGTTACATGACCGTGTCTTCTTGTTGGTGCAGTTCTATCGTTACGACCACCTGTATGAGAGTGATTATTACCATATGGTTCATAACCACCAACATCAATCGAGAGATATTCTTCTTGTCCGTTTGCTAATAATCTTGATTCAAATGTGTGAGATGAGTTCTGTGATGATTGCGATCCTCGAATGGTGAACGAACAACTAAATTCAATAATAGAAGTTGGATATTGTGGGGTAAGAGTAATGTTTTTATTATTAACTGTCGCAAAAACATTTGAACCAGAAGCGTGTGACCATTCGCCTTCATTTTCTTCATATTTAAACTGTACTAATAGACAACCTTTTACTGACTGTTTCGTTATTTTGTGTAACGGCATTATAAATTCCTTTGATAGACAAAACTAAAAGTCAATCTAGTTCTGTGAACCAGAAGTTGCGAGACCAATAGAAATTTCTTTACTAATAAAGAAGAAGTCACGAATTCTAATATTTCTGGTAGCAGAGTTTTTACATCGAATATCTTGATCCTGAGCATTTGTTGATGCAGGAGTAAATGCATGAGTAAATCCAGCGGCCGCTGCCATATTTCTTACATGACCGTGTCTTCTTGTTGGTGCTGTTCTATCGTTACGACCACCTGAATGAGAGTGACCATTACCATATGGTTGAAACCCTATTAAATCAATCGCTTCAAATTCATTATTACCATTTACAAACAAAGCAGTTGTTATTGTATCTGTTACATTATCAGAACTATGTTGCATCTTAACAGTCATAGAAGCACTATCTTCTAAGATAGAATCCGCATACTGTGGCGTCATCACAATATTTTTACTGTTTATTTCAGTGAACGTACTTTGTGAAGAACTGATATCAAAATCACCAGTATTCTCTGTATACTTGAACTGGACTAATAGTGACCCATGTATGATATGTTTTGTTACTCTTGTTAATGCCATTTTATTATCCTTTTATGTCAAGTTATAGTGATTGCCGGCGATTTCACTAATAGTTAGATATCCTTCTTCGAATATAAAATTAGGACCAGCATTCTCACACGCTACTTCTGTTTTTACTACTTGAGCATTCGTTGAGGCAGGTGCATGAATATGGTTCATGTATATAGCACTACCACTACCAAAATGTCTCCAATTTTGTCTACCATTGTTTTCACCAAATTGTTGGTTCTGATGATTGTGACCACCTGACCTGCTTGGATTACCTCCAAGTAGTCCTCTTTGAATATATTCTACTGAACCATTCACAACAAACTGAGCGGCGCCATAGTGTTCGCCAGTTGTGTTACCAGTGGAATCATTTCGAACTGATCCAGTACATACTAGTTCAAGATGACTATCTGTATATTGTGGTGTCACTGAAGTATCTGTACCCCATTGTGCAAATGTTGCAGATACCGTAGATACGTCTCCAAAATCTCTTCCGTAGTGTGCAATCAGAACTGAACCGAACACAACGTGTTTTGTTACTTTAGTTAGTGCCATTTGTTTTTCCTCATATTCCTCATGTTAGATTGTATCCTTCTCCTGCAATTTCTGTCACTGTAGTAAATCCTTCTTGAAAAGTCAACTGGATACCACCAGACATACTTCCCCAAGTTTGCACTGTCTGTTCGTTTGTACTACCTGGTCTATGTATATGGTTCATATAAAGTGCCGTACTAGACCCAAAACTTCTCCAATTTTGTCTACCATTGTCTTCACCAAATTGTTGGTTCTGATGATTGTGACCACCTGCCCTTGAAGGGTTGGCGCCTGCAATACCTCTTAAAAAATATTCATCTTGTCCATTTACTGCATATTTAAGATTACCATAGTTTCCACCTGCTGGTGCGGTAGTGTCTACTGTTACACTACCAGTTGTTACTAGTTCTAAGTGACTATCACTAAATTGCATTTGTAAAACTATATCCTCTCCCCACTGTACAAAACTTGCACTTGATGTTGTCAAGTCTGATATATCTCTTCCATAGTGTGCCACAAGAACTGAACCAAATACTATAGACTTCTTTACTTTTTTCAGTGCCATTATACATACCTTATCACTATTTAGTTAACGAAAGCATTACCAGGTGTACCTGTTAGAATACCTCCTGCAACTTCTTTTGCCATTAAGAATCCCGACCTACACTGTAAGTTACCACCACCATGAGAAGAACCTCTAGATGTTTGCATAGTAATAGTTTGTTGGTTTGTAGTTCCAGGTAAATGTCTATGGAACATATTAACCGCTTTACCTTCTCTACGACCAGCAGATGTAGAATATGCCATATCACCAGATGCAGTTGAGGCGGCATTGTTTATAATATATTCAGTTTGACCATTAATATCCATAATTAGATTAATCTGATTGATATCGAAAGTTCCTGAATTGGGAGCAGAATTATCAGTAAGGTTTGACATAGTTCCACTAAATCTAACTTCTAATATACTATCTGAATATTGAGGAGTAATCGTCATATTATCCCATGCTGTTGCCGCAGTAGCGGTCGTATCTAGATTAGAAAGGTCCTTAAATCTACATTGAACGATAGTCGCTCCATAAACGATGTGTTTTGTTAATTTTGTCAGTGCCATTTTTCTACCTTTTTTATATGAACCTTACGACTTCTACCTTTGTTTCATTAACAGGTAGTGTAGTTAAGTATAATTTATTTCCTACTATTATATATTTAGTTGGGTCTTGCAACTCTCCCTCATAAAAAATTAGTATTTTTTGTTCATTGTATGTATCTTGAACGGTACCATATGCGTGTTTCTCAAAAACTAAATCTGATAAGTCAAATATTTGTTGCGACCCGTTACAAGTAAACTCTAGTTTTCTAGTTTCTAAGTCGGTTGCTGAAGAAGCACCAGTGTATGTTGTAATGTCAAAGATGCCTTGTACTTCAATAAATGCATCGTTAGCAGGTGCGACATTGAATGTTAATGTAGTTGATGCAAGAGCAAATTCTTCATCTCTAAGCATTTTACCATTGACTGATACAAGAATACCAAAATCTTTTGGAGTTGTAGTTGATGTAAACGGTAGTGTAAATTGTGTCGCACTACCAGTACCTCTTAATTGTACTTTTCTTCTATTAGCGGCGACAACTTCTGTGCCTTTTAGAACTTTAACATTGACGATTGCGCCGAATGCTGGATTATCTACTGTATCAAAGAAGCACAATTTGTTCTTATCGATGAAGTATGCATCATCGTTCTGGTAAACGCCATTAACGTCTACAATGACACAATCATCTGAAGATGGATGTATTTCTTTTAGTCCAGTTGCTCTGTCAAGTAGTCTAATAAACTGATGGTCACCAAGACCAGTTGTTGCGTTACCAGTCATTGTAACTTGCAAACAGTCTTGTGTATTATGTGAACCAGAAGGTATTAGTGTTTCAAAGTAAATCAATTCAACTCTGACTGATTGGTCAGATGAACCTGGTGAACCACCAACTGTTAAAGTAGTTGTAGAAATTGACCATGTATCTCTATCCTGAATAATACCATCGACAATAACTAAGAAGCATTCTTCGTTTGCGGCGTTTGCCGCTAAGTTTGTAAATGAACCATGTGTGGTTTCTGTACCTGATGAAGTATTAAATGCGGCGGCAGACCCGTTTGAGACCCATACTGCTCTTGATATTACTGTGTCTGCTAATAGAACTGCGTCTGCATTAGATACTAATTCTTTTAAATCTCTAATTTCAATTTTAGATGCAGTATCATCAACACCAACATATGAACCAATGTTTACAACTTGATTAGATGCTCCTGAACCTTCGTTGAAGTCTGCAGATACTACAGAGTATTGATTAAATGGTTGAATAATACCATCTACGGCAACGATTAAATCTGCTTCATCCGCTGAGTATGTATAAGTTGTTTCTTTTTGATATGTGTTATTTGCTGGATCCCAATGATGATTATTTACATCAAAGTACTTTTGACCGTTTCTGTCTGTTACTGCAGTGATTGTCACTGTAGCATTGTTCGTAGAACCTGCTTGAATAATTGTTAGAACTTCGTTTGCTTGATAACCATATGCAAAGTCGCCACCTGCTAGGGTAGTATTGATTGCTACGTTTGTTACTTGTCCACCAGAAGTTGTAATGTTAACTCTGAATCCTTGACCAGAACCACCTCTTGCTTCTAGATTATTTGCGTTTGAATATCCAGAAGTACCAGAGGAAGTAGGAGTTGCGTTGATAGTAGTAGGAACACCACTGATATGTTTTGCCATCTGCACTCTTCGTGACAGATTAGAATATGTTGTACCTTTTAGACCTCTAAATTCGATAGGAATATTTTCTGATAATCTGCTTTCGTGAACATACTTGTAGTCGTTTACGATAGCATATTCGTTGTGATTAGACATGACTGAAGCAGACGCTCCACCTCTAAAGACTAGTAGATTATTTTCTGCATCATTCTTTTGATGCATAGGCATAATGTTTTGAAATCCGTCTGTTATACCTCTTGTTCTTTTAATAGAGAGTGAGTTAGATGCTTGTGCGTTACCAGAAGGATCGATGATATCATAGATACCACGAATTTCAATCTCTTGACCAGTAGAAGGCATACTTGTTAGTACAACTTTACTACCTTGAACTACATAATCTTTATCTTGAAGAATGTCGCCATTCTTTGTAACAATAATTGAATACTCATCAGGTGGAGTAAATCCACATGAGAATATTCTTTGTGAACCACTCGCTACATAAGTTTTAGAACGAACTGATTGATATTCAGATGCTTTAAGTGCTTGAATAACAACTTCTGCACCGTTTGCAGGTGCATCAGATAGTAGTACTTTATTTGGGTGTTTGAAAACAAAGTCTTGGTCGTTAAGATAGACGCCATCAATATATATTGATAACTGATTATCACTAACAGGTATAAACTCTGTCTGATATATCTTACGAACACCATCGGCAATGAACCTCTGAGTTCGAATGTTGTTTGATTTAGTTCTTCCAATATATGGCATCTGTTATCTCTCTCGTTATACTGTGAATTCTATTAAATTGGCAACAATGTCAATAGAACTTGCTCTTGATGCTTGTACTTTCAAGGTTTCAGTTGATTGTAAATTAATAGGTCTTTCGATTATTGCGCCCAAGTTAGCAGGCACTGGTAACAGATATGCTACATAGTAATCTGTTGATCCATCGTTAATTAATAGGTTCACATACAAATCTTCAAGATTGTATCTGTTTGTGATGAAAATTGAGTGAAGTGTACTATACTTACCTGACGGTACTGCGTATAATGTCGCAACTGATGTTGCCGCTCCACTTACCTTTGCATTTTTAAAAATACCTGTTGCCATATTTGTTAATCCTTATCTATACTCATATTTATAATACTTACGACATCGCTATCGCAAAGAAACCTAAATCTTCTGATAACCCTGGAGGGGCAACCAAAGACCTTGCTACTCTCTTCAACGCACCACTATCTGATGCGTCAGAAATAATAAACTCATCTGCATTTTGAATACTCGTTGCTTGTGTTAATCCTTTAATCATATTAGTAGCGGCACCTGTTTGGTCTAGTGACGCCGCCGCAACTGCTCCAGATGCTAATGTTGTTGCTACACTAATAGTAGTGTTTTGTAAATCTGTCATCGTTGCGTTTGCAGTACCAGTTACGGCACCAGTTGTTGTCACTGTAATTACGGGATCATTCAAAGCAACTGTAATATCAAAGTGATTATTTGCATCGTCATGGTCAAGAGCAATGGTATTTCCTGTTCCAGGGAATGTCATTGTACCACCTGCAAACCCACCGATGGCATCATTTAGTGCTTCTGTTCCTGTCGCAGTTAAGTTATCAAAATCTCTGTTTACTTTTGTTGCTATGCTTGTATTGATTGTCGTTGCAAAGTTTGCATCATCGTTGATAGCGGCGGCAAGTTCGTTTAATGTATCAAGTGCCGCTGGTGAACTGTCTAGCATATTTGCGATTGCAGTTCTTACATACTTGGTAGTTGATACTCTATCTGTATTATCTGATTGAGGTGCAGTATATGAAGTTGCGTTGACGGTGTTTGCTATCTTTAAGTTTCTAACACGGTTCTGCGTGACTGTAACTGTTGCTCCAGCACTCTCTGTAGCAGGTAATGCGCCTCCATCTGCTACAACTGTAAGCACATCTCCTGCTTTTGCTGTAACTCTAAATTCTTTGTTATTTGATGCTTGTCCAGCACCTGATACTGTAATTACGTCATTTGCGTTTACTGCAGAGAATGATGAACCCCCACCTGTGATTGTACCACTGTTATTGAACGCAATGTTTGTCTGTGCATTAACTCTTACTACTATGCTACCACTTTCATCCATTTGTTGAAATGGTAAATGTGTAGTTCTTGTGCCGAGTCCTAGTGTGATACCAGAAGCACCTGCATCATCATCTTCAGTGATGAGCATTAGTTTATTATTTTCAATACCAACTTGTGCTTGTGTAGTATTCGCACTATCTACAAATGCAATCTCTGCATCAGCGGCAGTTGTCGCTGTGTTATTATCTTTAATTGTTAATATTGGTGTACCACCAGTTACGACAAGATTTTGTGTCTGTGAACCAGAGTTTGCTTCAAAGTCTCCAGAAACAATTAATTTAGTATTAAGTGTAAGTCCAACATCAGGAGTATGTGTAAGCGTTACGTCTTGGTCATTACCAAATTTAATTACTGCACTGTCTGCAAGATATAAGTCTGAGAAACCTTTTGATGTTGATCCTAAATCTGCACCATCATTTGCATCAGGTAGTAAAGCAGTACCAACATTAATCGTAGGAACACTTAAAGAAGTTGTTGCTGTAACATCATCGACAAATAGATTTAGAAATCTAGTGCCAGTTGCACCTAGACTTCTTGTACTATCTGCTTCAGGTAGTATGTTACCAGTAAAGGTTGTTGACGCATCAACAACTGTAATCTTTGTTCCTGTTGCATTATCGTCAATACCAGTTGATGCAAAGTTGGTAATTGTACCACCATTTAATCTATTGCCTGATACTCTCGGTTGTGCGCCTACATATTTCATGTTTAGATGTCCTCTAAGATACTTGCAATCGCATTCAATGATGCACTCGCACTTGATGTGACTGCTACTTTATCGCCATTCGATAGAACAATTTTTTGTCCAGATATGAATGATAATGTTGAGTTAGCAGGTATCGCAAGGTCGTTGCCCATTGTAACATATGCGGTTGCAGAAGCATCATAGACATCGACATCTACTGTAATCGCACTACCACTAATATTAGCAAGTTCTAGACCAATCAACATACTTCTTTTGCCAACGGCAGAAGGTGTAGTATATAAATCAGTTCGACCTGTTCCTATATTGTTTGATATAGCATTTTGAAAATCGTTTGCCATTTTTTTCCTCTACTTTATATTTCTATTTATTCAACCATACCATGTGCATCAAAATCACTATCAGTACCAAATACTGCTTGAGGATGCATATCATATGCTTGTGGTTCACCTTCGTTTAATCGAAATCTACTAATTGTAGCATTCAAATCATTCATTGCTTCAACTAAGTTTGTTGTTACTTCAGTGTTTAATGCCGCCTTGTTACCCAAGTCGGTATGAACTACATTGATTGCATTGACTAGATTACTACCTAAGTCAGCGTTAATCACTGCAGGATCGCCTGTATTAGACCCTAATTGATTTGTTCTATCAAACCACTGCTTGAAACTAATTAATCTACTAAAGTCTATAACCGCCATTATGCCATCGCAATCAGAGCAGGTCTTGGTATCGCTTGACCGCCAGTGGCGTTATCTAGAGTTGTTTTCATCTCATTGATTGCTACTACTAGATTACCTTTTGCAGTAGTGTTTAGCGAACTTAAAGTTCCTTGCTCATTATCTAATTCGTTAATACCAGCGACTACGTTATTTGCAGACGTTGTTAGTGCCGCAGGATCGCCTAGAGTAGTAGAAATTGTATTAGTTTTACTTCTCCAAACATCGATGCTATCTGTTGCGTTTACTGCTGTAACTGCCATATTATTTCTCCAATATCTGTCTTAACATACTTTTTATTTCACTCATTTCATCTTTAAGAGTATTTAGTTCATCACACATAGTCTGCATTTTAATCTTTTGAGATTGTTTACCTCTTTGAACTGACATATATGTGTGATACTCACTAGTAGAAGTATTAACAATACCACCACTATATCTTTCTCTTACTAGTGTTTGTGATCCTTCAATTTGTATATGTCTATTGCTCATTATAGTGCCAATGCAATTACCCTTAAATTCTTTATCTTCGGTACAAACGCTGTGTTAGTTGACTTCATAACTATCTTGATTGCTACTGCAGAAAATTCTGCTAAGTCAGATACTAAATGTGTTCTCTCTTTGAAAGTCGTTGGACTACCATCTGCACTGTCTGTTTGCTCAATAGGAATCAAAGTCCATGGTATTGTGTCGAATGTTTGCTCTGAACCATCTGTGATAACTTTACGATAAACTTCGATAGTACATGAAGTAGGTCTATTTGCTTCATACAATATTTTAATTGCAGTAGAAGGATTCTCTAAGGTAAATCTTCTTGTAAGATAATTTGCCCCATTCGTTGCTCCTTTTGGTGCAATATCGCCTAAGAACTTCTCATGCTGAGTTATGGTTGTTCCAGTTCCTGCATTCTCATTTGTTCCAGGTGCTGGTGTTACTGATATTGTTGCAGTAGTTCCATCATTTTTGTAATTTGTAATTTGATACTTTAGTCTATTGTTTGCATTTGCACTACCAGTTACAGTAATGAATTTACCAATATCAAGTGTATCGAATAATGCTCTTGCGGCAGAGTTTGTTGTAGTTATATTACTATTTGTAGCAGAGAAAGCAACATTACTATCATTATTCACTGCAACTCTATCATCGTGTGTAGATAGATTTACGTCAGTTTCTACTAAGTTGTTAATTCTATTTGAGATACAACATAGTGATACTCTTTGACCATCAATCATAGGTGATACAAAGTCGTTAGTTGTAGATAAGTTTGCTCTTAATTGTGCAGAATATCCAACAGTCGCACTTTGATTATCATTTGAGAATATAACTTTAGTACTGTCAAACTCTTTGTTTACATTTTCTGGTACTGGTTTAAATCCAGTGAAGGTTCCACCAGTTCTTGATACAATATTCATATCATATGTTAGAGTTGTTTCAGAAAAACGTATATTAGTAATTGAAGGTTGCACAATATCTGCAAGTATATTTCTTGTTGCTAGAATATTAGCACCTCCAACTGTGTCTGAAGATAATCCAGAAATACCACCTGTAACATTTGCACCTGTAATTTCGATTACATATGAATCCATTGTAACTGGTGCTACAACTGTATGTGTTCCATTTAACTCTGATGCTGGTATACCAGCAGTAGTTGAATTAGCACCGTAGAATCCATCGGCCACATTGGCAATATTAACTGTATCAGTTGCTACAAATCCATGATTTCTTTGTGTAACACGAACTTTATTTGTGTTTGGTGCGGTTTCAAATGGGTTAGTATTTAATGTTACAAATCCATTTCTACCATTGTTAAAGTTTACGGTCGCTACGTTACCAACAAACGATGCACGATAAAATGTTAACTTCATATCTCTAGTTTGTTGAGGTGTCCATGTGTCACCATTTTGAGATAAGAACATCGTACCAGTCAGTGGGTTTCTACTTACTGTTCTATTATCGCCTAGATTGCTACCCCCAAGTTCTGAGAAGAATACTTTACATCCAGGTTCGTCAACTTTAACTAGTAGTGCGTAAGTTGTATCTTGTTGTAAAAATGCAGGACTATCAAACACAACAGTTGTTGCAACTGAAGCATCTGTAGAAGTTTTAACATCTGCTACTGGAATAGTTGTCTGCGTAACAATCTTCTCTGAAGGAAATCCATCTTTAGTATTTACAATTTGTATGAGAATAGGTCTTGTACCTGCTAGGTCAAAGAACAAATCTACTTTTGAAATCATCACTCCATCTTTTGCTTCAGATATAGTGAATGTTTGAGCAAGAGGATCGTGTGCGCCGCAACCTGGTCCACCATTACCGCCATCACCGCCGAAGTTACCTCCTCCACCATCTGAAGATGGAGGCGGTTGAACTCTTGAAGTTCTCTGAAATCTTGTTGAACCGCTAATATTTCTTGTTATTTCTCGGTTGTTTTGTACACGGTCACGAACAAACTCTGCTTGTCTTAGAGATAAAATTGTTTCTTCTTTTGTCTCGTTCATACCAGTTGCACGGAATATTCTTTCTGCTTTTGTAGTATGAATACCAATATCAACTGAGTTTGTTAAATTATCAATTAAACGTAATACTCTATCTCCAGTTCTAAATTTAACTGCTTCTGTGTCTGGTACAACATATACACCAGTGAAGGTGCCTTCTGCATCTGTAAGCAGAGTATCACCAAACTGTTTTAAGTTTTTATATACATCAGTTGATGTTGCAGTACTTACTCCGTTGATAGAAGATATACTACATAAATTCTTGACGCCAAGTGCATTGTCTACTGCACCAGTTAATTGGTCAGATATTGCAAATCCATTCTTAATGTTTGCAATATGAATTGTAACTGGCATACCATCTGCATTTTCTGTGCTATCTGGTCCTTGATAAGTTACAACACCAGATGCTTGTAATCTAGTAACAGTACCACCTGAGGTATATGAAGTCAGTGTAGCGATTACAGTACCAGTTGCATCACTGTTTACGATTGTAAATGTGTTTGCTGAAGTGTTTACGCTTTCTACTCTATATTTACCAGTGTTAAGTTCTGTAGCACCACCGACATTTGCGAAAGTTACGAGATGACCAACTGCTATACCCGATACACTTGATGCAGTTATAGTAACTGTATTGCCAGATTTGGCGGCGCCTGATATACTAGTTGCAGTGTGAACATTATTTCGTACTACATCACCAATTCCAAATGCTTGTGCAGGATATGCAACAGCGGAATCTGGATCAGCAAATGTTCCAAAGAAACGACCTTCATCTGTATCTGCTTGTGATCCGGGGTCTGCTAATGGTGAAAAATTAAAATCTGTTCTATTTGTTGATGTGACTGTAAACTTATCGTCTGGTTTAACATAGACAGAAACATTCACATTATCAAAGAAAGGTTGCACTCTTGTAGAAGGTTTCATCAAATCTGCATGAACATGAATAGGTATTTCACGCATATATGGAATCATAGACATATCTACAATTCTATCACCCATTGCTTTATCAACTGTGCTATTTAAAAGTTTAGTTTCAACGCCAGTTTGTACTTGTCCAACTTGTTGTGTGCCAGTTTGTTGTAGAATGTTACCATTCCAACCACCTTGCTGAGAAGAACCGATTACTTGTTCTCCAGTAAATATTTGTTCTCCAAACCAGTTATCTTGCCATGCTTCCCAAACTGTACCTTCAACACCAATTTCATCTGCTAAGAATTGAATTGCATCAAAGTTATTATCATCTACAACAACCAAGTCTGGTCTACGAGTTGTACTTTTCCAATCATCAGAAGCAGGTGTAAGTATCATCTCACCAGTAAATGGATTGACTTTATATGCATTAACTTCCATACTATCTGTAGCATATGGATTTTTTATATATTCTATGTCGCTATAGTCAAGTGTAATAACGCCATCTTTATGCTTTCTATAAAAAGCAGATGTTCTTGCAGTGTCGTTATCTAAAGTTTCTGTCATAGTTGCAATTTCAGTATGCGCCATAGGTCTTGCAAGTCTACGTTTCATATCTACTGCGACACGATAATCAGGCGATCCTACATTACCAATACCATGACCTTTGAAATTATCTACGATGAATCCATTTTTTAAACGTGGATTACCATCTACATCAGGTATTAACAAGTCTGTTGTTGCTTTTTCTAGCAAATTAAGTGAACTAACTTCTTCAAGATTTGAAATTCTTGTTTCAAGACGACCAATGTCACGCATTGTATAGCGTCTGTTTTTAATTTTTTTAGATAAGACTTCTGAAGTATTGACAACATAAGGTTTCATTGTCACTTCAAAAAGTGTCATTGCTTTACCAAGGTCGAGTGGTGGTTTAGGATTAATATCAGGAACACCAGGAATTCTTATAAGACTTCCATCAAAGTTCATTGCAATCTTATCAATACGTCCTAAGAAGTATGAGAAGTCTGCATTGAAGTTTGTACCTACCATAGGTAGTTCAGTTGCAGATGCGCCTGAAGATGTAAAGTTTACACCAGCGTCATCAATTCTTGGTCTAAAGTCTAGACAATCTCTCAAATCGTAAGTATCACCATCGCCATCAGGTGAAGTATATGATGGAATACTTTCATAAGAAACAATACCATCGTAACTGTCTACTGAGAAATAATCACCACCAGCATGAGTGAAGTAATCGAATGTTACTAGAATACGACCAGTTGGTGCTGGACGACCAGGTTTCAGACTAATTCTTGCTAAGTCGTAAAATGCATCTCTTTGACCATTATCAAATTCGTATCTATCTGTAATATCTTGAGAAGTTGCAGTTGCATTTGTACTAAAGTCTGCCGCCATTTTAACAGACTTCAATGCGTAACCATCTGCTTTACCGAGAGTTATTTCTGTTTTTTGTACGGCGCCTTGAGTTGTTATCTGTACTGTTTGGTTAGACTGTAGTGCTTTTTGTTTCTCTGCTCCAGCGGCACCTGTGATTGTAACAGAAGCAACTAGAGTACAAGTAACACCATTAACAGGACTAGCACCACTAGGTAGTGTCTTACTATTGACATTACTGATTGTAAGTGTTCTATTAGAGTTTGTTAATGCTAAGTCTGAGGCGACAAGTGGTATGACTGCGCCTACGTTAGCAGTAGCAAGAGTACCTGTACCTGCAGAACTCGCTATTAATACAAAGTTTTGTAAGTTAGATACAGATGCAAAACTTTCGTTAGATGGAACTGTGAAAGTTAATTGTCCAGCAGTAATATTTTGAGTTGTAAGTTGTCTTCTTACTGTATAAGTTGAAGATAATACATTATCTGGATTCTGTGCATCACTACCACGAATTTTTCTTGTTCTAAAGTATCCAGTTGGAAACACTAGAATTTTCTGATGAGGTCTTAGAAGTTCTGCAGACATACGTTTTACCGTACCGCCAGCAATATTAGAAAGAGCATTTCCTCCTAATTCAATACTAAGATTGTTAAAGGTACCTGTTGCGGCGACTTCACCAACATCAACATCATTTACGAACAGTCTATCGCCTGCTCTAAGTTGAGATAAGAATAGAGTACCTACGCCAACTACAGTAGGGTCTGCGGTAGTTGTTACAGTACCAGAAAGCGTAATAAGTTTTGGATTGATATTACAAGAGAATGTCGCATTATCCGGATCAGTATTATCTCCGAATGCTCTTGCATCTCTAGCAAAATCTTTACCATCATTCATTTGAATATCAAAGATGCCTAATTTATATTTTACATCTGAGATAGTTCCAGTAAAGTCACCATCATGTAATTGAATACCACGAATGTTACAAGTACCGATTGGTGCGGCGGCACCTCCACCTCCATTACCAGCAATGAAGTTGTCGTAAATAAAAACTTCTGGAAAATCATTAATATCAGGAAGACCTTTAAGATTTTTTACAAGAACAAAGTTACCAACATCTGTTTGAATTGGAGTATCAACTACACTATTGAATGTTCGTGGTTTAGGGGTATTGATAAATTTTGTTATTTGGGATTCAACTTCATAACCTTGAACGTATGCTTTACCAGGTTCTACACCTAGAGCAAGTTTTGCCGCATCGCCTGTTTCGGCAGAAGACCAAACGCCTCTATTTGAACCAGATGCTAAGTGTTCACGAACATCTAATCTAAATGGTTTTACTTCATAGTCGCCACTTTCATCGTAAGTTCTTCTAGCAAACTCTTCTTGTAAAAAGTTATAAGTTGCTTTGTCGGTCATCTTAGAAATCTGACCGTCTTCTACTCTTGTTAGTTCGACAAAGTTTACATCATCACTTGCAGTCAATTCTTTCTTAACTAGTGTTAATGTAATCTTATATCTGTGTGCGCCTGGAGCGGCATAGTTAGATGAACCTTGAGCATTATCTTTTAATGTCGCATCTTCTTCAGGTGTTGTAGTTGATTGAGTAACTTGAAACCCGATACGATAAGAAGGATAAGGTGAATAATTATCAAGTAGTATACTTTGTGCGTCATTTTGTACAAAGAACCCATTAATAAAATAAACACCTGCTTGAATTTGAATTGCAGAACCTCTACCCACAGTATCGCTTGTGCCTGCGGCAAGTACGGCAGACCTATCGAATTTGTTTAGTAAAGCACCGGCGGCGCTGAGGTTGTTAGAAGAATTGACGGTACCAGTAGTAAATAAAGATGCCGTCAATTCTGTAGTTTGATTTGTAGATAATAGAGCGTTTTTAGCAGTTGTATTGTCAGCATTCAGAGATGTTACATTTTCACCTATTAAAAAAGCAATGGCCTCATTAGATGTGCCACTATCTTCATATTTTACATATAGTGTTAATGGAGTAGTCGAGGTGGCCGCAAGTGTTCCAATAACTCTCGCTTTAACACCACTTTCAGAACCTGTAACAATCTTATTTACAAAGTCTGCTCTGTAACTTTCTACGTTTTGTGCATTAAATGTTGACTGAACTTTAATAAAGTCGTATTGCATATCATATGCAAGGTCTCCTGGAATAACCATAGAACCTTCTTTGAAAACGTGTCGCCCATGCTTTTCAATCTGATTTTGTAAGATTGATTGTAATTGAGTTAACTCTCTCGCCTGAACTGGAAATCCAGGTCGAAAGAGAACACGATGAAAGTCCTTTGATTTTGCACCAGTAGTTCCCTCAAAATCATCATAGTAGGGGTCTACATTAAAGTCTATAACTGCCATTTATATTGCTCCGATATCTTCTCTAAAAAAATACTATATTTGTTAATAGTATTTAGTCTAGAATTCAATAACCAATTTAATGTCTTCAATCTGATCCGAAGCACGATTAATAGGTCTACGATGTTCTATGTACATAATATCACCACTGTCTACTGCGACTTCTGGATTATTCAATGCTGAAATAGTTCCAGATGCAGATGATGTACCACCACTCACGGTTTCAGAACCTGTGAATGCCACAAATCCAGTATTGATATCTTGATAATATCTTAGCACTCTTGTTGATGCATTCCAGTCAATTACTTTTGCAGAAGCACTAGAAGAACCACCTGTGAGTGTTTCGTCAGTTGCAAATGTTCCAGATAGACCACCAGATTGAAGTGTTAGTGATTTCGTTGCAGACAAAGTTGTTGCAGTTGATACTACTGTAGTTCCATGATTAAGTGGATCACGAACAAGACCAATTCTACGATAGTCGTTAGAAACAGGGAAGTCTCCAGAACCATCAGCATATTCTAGTCTTACATTATTCATAACATAGAAACCACCTAGTTCATCTACTGCAGAACTTGAGTGACCACCTGGAGGCGAGATAATTGCTTTCACTGCTCCAGAAGAACCTCCACCACCTGATACAGTGATACTCGCTTGAGTATAATTAGAACCAGTATTAGTAATAGTGATTGCAGTAATGTTACCACCTGAGACTGTTGCTGTTGCAGTTGCACTAGCACCATCACCAGTAATAGTGATTGTTGGTGCAGAACTGTATCCAGAACCAGCGTTAGTAATTTTAATCTGCTTGATTTGACCAGCAACAGCGGCAGCGGCAGTATCGAACTGTGCTTTGTACGGTTGTCCAGCGCCTGGATCAGAAGCAATGTATCTGATAGGCATAAAGTCAGTTGACAAGAACTTCAGTGCATCAGCGGCAGATACAGTATACATATATTTCCAAATGTATCCGTCTGCAGTCGTGATATAACCAGTTGAAGTGCCAGTCGGTTTAACTGTACTAGCAGTATTTCCATCATTGTGGATTACTTTGTATACGTTATAATCGTCAGTCAACACATAAAATGTTGCGGCGAATAAACTAGTTGCTCCTGAGTTTGCAGTATTTGTTGATGAATAGTCATGTGCGTATTCGTCATATGTAGTTCCTGAAACCCAATCTCTTCTTACTACTGCGTGTGTGATATCTGTAGATGCCACACGCTTCATTGCTACCATATCGTCATACGCATTAAACGCTGTGTCGTTATTGTCTGCAGGAGTAGGAGGAGAGGTATCATCGGTCCACGATTGTGGTCTACCGATGAAAAGATATATTTTTGTTCCAGCACTTTCACTGAATGCTTCGATGTATTGCTCGGCATTGTGAATACGGAACTTGTTGGTAATGATTGCGGCCATTTTATCCTCTCTTAATTAATAAGTACTTATTACATTATTTATAAGACTTTTTAACTACTTCGTAGAAAGATTTCACTATCAAATACTAAAGGTGTCTTTCTTCCTGGGTAGTTTACCAAGTCATCAGCGATTAAATATTCAGATAGGTGCGATATGTTTGTATTTGCAGGTCCATCCCAATATGTATTATTTGCAGAATTACTTCCACTATAGTTCGCTGTGAGTTTCGCACTGTTGTACGTTGCTCTATGTATACGACCACCACGGTCGATTTGTCTCGTTCCTGCCGAGTAAGGTGGGAACAAAAATTTAAATCTGTCTAATGAATATCCTGTGCTTCCTAATCGAGCAGAACCATAGGATTCGTGTAGATGTGCATCTTCTAATCCCAACTGAGAGATTATATGAAGTTTTGAACTTGCCTGTACTAATGCTTTATCGCTAGAAGTAATAGTTGGCAACAGTAAAACAACTGCTCTTTGAATTGCTACTGCAACTTGTGATAGTTGTTTATATATTTCTATTTGATGCTTAACTGAAGTATTTACAGTCAACTCTTGAACGAACTCTTCAAAAGCGGCAATAATAATCGTAACATCTGGTGTTGCAGAAGAACCTATTGAAGGTAGTTCTACATCTGCTTTCACTGAAACATTTTTTATTAACAGAATAATTTCTTTTAGTAATTGCATTGTAGCATCAATATTAGTCATAGGTGTTGGACTACGAGGGAATATCAAAGTAGGTAATAGACCACTACCTTTTTCTGTTCCATTAATACTATCTTCTCCAAGTAAGAATTGTGCGCCTTTATTAGACATAGTTTCATTACTATCTTCTAGAAGTATAGCACCATCACTTTCTTTCATAACTCTAGTTGGGAACATTGTAGTCTTTACTGCTTCAACAAAAATTTCTAATTCTATCTTTTGTTCTTTAGGTACTGATAATACTTGTCTTGAAATATTGATAAGTTGTAAAATTTGTTTAAATCTAGGATCATTAGCATTTAGTCTTACATCAGAACCCCCATACACTGAAGCACGAACAGAAGTTTGAACAGAAACTTCACCGAATAGTGCAAGACCTACTGGATGCAATATTCTCTTGACTGCATCTCTCCATATATTAATTGAGTTACCAACTTTAATAACGTAAGAAAAATCTTGAAAGTATTTACTATCTTGAATACTCTTAGAACTTTCTGAAATACGTCCATCTGCACCTGTAAGAACACCTTCACTTGTAGATAGTGTTCCAACAACTGGAGTAATAGTCGCAGGAGAACTTTGAAATATAGTTGCAGTAGCACCAGATGTGCCTCCTGTAACTCTTCCTCTTCTTGGTGATATATCAAATTTATCTAGTGCAGTGTCAGGTTTTACTTTATATAGAGACCTTGTTGTATCAATAGTAGTAATAATACCATTCTCTACAACTGCATTTTCGCTAATTAAAAAGTCTCCTGTTTCTAGTTTAATACCACCAGTATCTTCTTTTAATTGTCTGTAAGGTTGTGAAGTAAGTGCTTCGCCAGCAACAAATGTTCCAGTTATATCTTCTAATATCATATTTGTATCAGAAGTAACAAGAGGTGCTTGAGTATACCCACTACCTAAATTGGTTCTTGCTATTCCAGTTATTCTTCCTACATTTGAAGAGGTAGCAAATATAGTTGCACCTGTACCATTTGTAGATGTGATAGAAACTGTAGGTAACTGGTCGTAGTTATTACCTTCATTGACTATAAGTATTTCATGTACTTCACCAGAGAAGTCTGCAGTTTCAGGAATAACTTTACCACCATCTTCCATTAAGAGATTATCACCATCTTCTTTGACTAGTTCAACTAAGTTTCCAGCAAGAATACTATGACCGTTTTCTAATAATACACCATCTCCACTACTCTCTTGTATCAATCTACCTTCAACTCTTGCAACTTTAGATGAAGCACTAGAACCTTGACCAAAGTTTGTATATGTAAGTGCGTCTCCTACTACATAACCTTTACCTTTAGTTTCTATGAGATACTTGTCGATTTTACCTTTACCAACAGATGTAATATCAAAGGCGGCCGCAGTTCCTATCTCTTCGGTTATAAGAGTTTTACTATCTTCAGTTAAAATATTATCACCATCTTCTTTGAGAATAAATGGTGTGACGTTCTTTGTGACTAGTGCATCTCCAGCAGTGAAGTAAGCACCAGAGGTTGTTATATTGACATCAGTAATGATTTCATCAATAATTCCAGTGACAGTTCCATTTACTGTAGAAATTGTGACTTCTTGTCCAGCAACAAAAGTTCCGTTCACACTATTCTGAGTTAATGATAACTGATAAACTGTATCTACACCAACTTGAAGACCTAAGAAGTTTTCAACTCCGCCACTTGCAAGATTGATAGTACTTTGAGATGGGTTATTTGCTTGAATAACACTAGCACCTACAATGTCTGAAATAGGTCCTGTTACGTTTTTTAAATTAAGAATGATATCTGTAGAGAACTGCCCATCAGAAACCCGTAACATATCTCTCTTTGGATAGTAAATACTGACTTCTTCATTAAACAACATTCTAAAGAGTAGAATGACTGACTTATCAGTACCTTTTGCTTGATAAAAGTTCTTAATATTTTTAAGAAGTGTTCTCTTATCGTTTGTTACTGTATCAGGAATATCTACAAGATAATTCTTTTTGAAGTAACCAACAAATGCATCGACAGTTAAATCAATATCATTATATATTTTTGCGTTTCTTGTAACCTCAACTGCATTACCATGTTGTTCCAACCACTCATAATACGCATCTAAAAACGTGATAAACGTAGGATGGTCTGATTGAACAAACTCAGGTAATTGTTCAGATATAACTGAAGATATCTTACCTTTGATAAGGTCGTTGTCGAGGTTGAATGCCATTAATAACTGCTTCCACTGCTACCGCTTCCTGAAGAACTTGATGAACTAGACGAACCACTACCAACTGATATAGTAGAAGTTTGTCCTGCGGCACCTGTTCCTCCAGTCTTACTTAGTTCACTACTTGATGTAGTAATATATTCAACACCTGCAGAGGATTCTCCAGTTGCTACTTTATCAACGATTGTATTTACAACAACTGTCAATGGATTAATCATAAGAAGAATTTCACGAACACTCACAATATCATTAGAGTTAAGTGTTACAAATATCTCAACTTCACCACCATCAACAACTGTACTAGAGATATTTAGTTGGTCAATAATAATCTTTCCTGCGGCGTAATCAATAGCACCTTGCGTTGCATTAACAATAACTTTTGTTGATGAACCTTCTTCAAGATAATATGAACGAATATTACCAGCGCCATCATCATCTAGATAAAGTGTCTGTGTTCTGCCGGCGATAGTGAAACCAGTTGATGATAAGTTAGTAGGCGCACCAGCACCTTGAGTGAATAATGGATTATAGAAATTTAACGTGTACTTACTTTCTTGATTTAGAATGGCATCAAAGTGTCTCTCACATCTAATCGTTGTGACGTTAGAAACGATACCAGGATCAGCAAGGTCAATTCTATTCACGAACTGAGAATATCTGAAGACACTATCAAAATTCTTAATGTCGTTCTGAGCATATGTTTCAACTACATTACGAACTTTAGTTGCTATCTCTGTAGAAGATGCAGATGTAATGTTTGGATTCCAATATACATTAATTGTAGGTAGAATGCAGATATATCCAGCGTCTACAATTTCTGGTGTGATTGATACCATTGTTTTACCTGCAAGATAAGTTGACTTAATAGCATTCTTTGTAGATGTTGTCAATGTTTTTCCTGTTTTAGGTTTGATTGCCATAAAGACTTTACCATAAACAGGTGGATCATTATCTTCACCGCCCCACACTTGCATAGTATCTACGTTATTATATAACTTAGGTAGAATAACTTTGAAGTCTTCTGCGGTAACTGCACGATTTTGTGATGAGTAATACTTAGGAGCATTAAATTTAATACTTTCTAAAGTCTCTCTAGGACCGCCATTCTGTGCATTAATAACTGTAGTTATTGTAGCATTAGTAGAACCACCAATTGCAGATTGTAATGTGAAATCTGAAGCACCATTAGGATCCTCTTCATTACATACAACATACTCTAAGATTACGATATTACCATCTGCAAGTGCTTGACCTAGAACATCATCACCAAATGTTACTTCATAGTGACCACTCTCTACTGCGTCTAAGAAATACACTTTACTTAGTGCGCCAATATCTAAAATATTACTTGCTTCAGTAAATGTGTTTTGTGTTATATCAGTTACGCTAGTTTGAATTGTTACTTTTAATGTAGTGATATCAATATTTGGTTCGTCTAGTAAAAATCTTTGAGATGTAGTATTACTATCTTTAGTATATTGTAAGTTTAGAAGTGTTCCTTCTTTAACATCTAAGTTAGTGAATTGATAAACTCCTTCAGTAGGTGTAATAGTAGTTGCTGATAAGTTTACAAATTGATAGTTAGTTCCAGATACTCTTGCTCTAAAGACTGTACCCTTAGGCATAGTCAAAGTAGCAGGACTACCACTAGGTGAATTGACTGTTACGTTCAATCTAGCAGTAGATGAAACTGAAGAGCGAGGTGTATATCCTAAATGTTTGGCAAGTGAAACGACACTATCTCTCTTAACGGCACTATCAAGAAACATCTCGTTTGCTACCATATTACCATATATTGCATTATAGTGTGTATTGTAAGATAATACGTCTAGCAATGTATTCATCGCAGAACCTTCAAAGTTATAATCTCTGAAAGCATCTTGCGATTGCATATGAGTTTTCAAATTTGTTTTAATTTCATCAAAGTCGAGTTCTGTAACTCGTAGTCTTTTAGTTGTCTGTGCCATTAGCGTGTCCTTGTCAAGTAGGTTTCGAATACCTCTTGCTGTGTATGATTAACTACATAAAAATAAATTCTCACTCTATATTCATTGTTATCTGAACCATCTGTTACATCGACTTGCGTAATTTCTGCTCTAGGTTCGTGATTTTGTATAACTTCTTCGACTGACTTTCTAATACTTCTTTGTGTCATCGGAGTGTTATTTTCAAATAATAATCCTGCAACAGAGCAACCTAATTCTGGATGAAAAGGTCTATCGAAATAATTTGTTTGTATTAGTGCTTTCATTGACTGCTTTACTGCTTCTACGTCAGTCTTCTTCGCCACATCACTAGTACTACTCAATCTAGTAAAGTTGAAGTCTAAGTCGCTAAAATCAGCAGTTTTTCTTGTTACAGTCGTTGCCATACTAGTATTTATACCTCTTATCCGCCAGCGAATACATTAGATGAACCTGAAGCACTCTTATTAGCAACCCACGATCCATGACCACCAGTTGCATCACCTTTTCTATGCACACCTTTATTATTCACAAACACTGTAGAACTACAACCGGTTGCCGGATCACCGCAACTAGTCTTATCACCTTTTCTTGTAGTCTTCGCACTATTCGTAAACACATTAGGCGAACCATCTGAGTATGCAGTTTGATGAAATGGATTTGGAGTTGGACTTGCATGACCAACGTGTTTGTCTAATCCAACTCTAGTTACCTCTGGCATCTATCTACCTTGTCCTATATATTTTTTAAAACTTCTACGTTTACTTTTATTCATTGTAGATGTTATAGGGTGTCTACCAATAGAAGTTCCCTTTTT